ATTTATTCATGATTTTTTAACACATTTCTCTTTCTATGGTGTTATTATACCATCTTTTCTCATCTTGTCAAGAGAAGGAAAATAATGCCTTTTTTGACTTTTTTGCTTTGTAACTTATTGATCTTTCTATTGTTTTTTTGGGGATTTTGTGTTTTTAATGCTGGTAAGGGGGTAACCAAGGGTATAATATGCTTATTCTATGCTTAATCGCAGTTTATTAAACCAACTAACCTCCTGTCATAGTCGTTTGTATGAGTTAACATCCATGATTTTAAATATTTTATTATTTTTATTATATTAAACATGTCTAATTGTCCTACCATTAATGTTAATTGATTAAGTAATTTAGTATGTTCTAGTTTATGTTCTGTTATATATGTATCATTCCCTTTTATATCATCCATCAATCTTTCTTCAGTGAAAAAATGTTCTTTAGTCAATTTCATTAATTTTAGCAACTCGGTAATAATTAATTCTAAATTAGTATTACCAATTTTATAATAATATTCAATATTAGATATTATTTCACACATATTATTATGTTGTTCATCAATAATATCTATTCCAATATGAGCCATTTTTACATTTTCCACTTCATGTATTTTTCCATTTAATATATCATTAATGTTCGTAATATCAATAAAAATATAAAAATCACAGTTTGGTTCACAAAAAAACTTACTAATATTATATACTTTATTGTTTATATTAAATACATTATCAATATCTTTGAATATAATATCTTCAAATTCTGGAAGTATTAATTCTGATTTTTTAACAATTTTATTATTATGAACTATAATATACGGAAACTTATCAAATTGTTTAATAAGTTCTTCACAGGACAATAACAATATTTTAATATTCATTAAATAATTTTATTTAGAATTTTCTTTTTTAATGATTTGTTTTAATTTTGCACCAGGACCAATAATACCATGATGTTGTTTTTGTACATCATCCAATTTTGGTTTAAATCCATATAAATCACTTGGAGGGATTGATTTTTCCCCATATTTTGCTTTTAATTTATCAAATTCCTTTTGACCATATTTTTTTATAATTTCTTCATCTGAAGAACCAGAATTCCACATTGACATAATATGATGTTTATTCATTTTTTCTTCTGTTATTTTTTTTTTATCTTTAATAATAGATTTTATTTTTGATAATGTAGATTTTTTTGGTGTTTCTGTATTAGATTCTTTATCTTCTGGGTCTAAAAGATCATCAAACATATCATTTTGTTGTTTTTTTATTTCAGCAACTTCTTTTTGTTTTGATGGATCGTTTCTTATGGCATTTAATCTAATTGATAAATCTTTATATGTTTGTTCTGATATCATAAAAATCCTTTTATATGTATTAATTGTAATAAGAAATTAGCGAATGATAATAATACTAAAAGTGCTAAACATATTTTATTAAACATTATTTAAGATGATTTTCTTTAACTTCTTTTGTTTTATATTTATTATTAATATTGATTAAAGGAATAGATAAAAGTAGTATTCCCGATCCTAATAGTATGATTTGTTTATAAATTTCTAAAAATGTTTCCATATTAATTCTCTGTTATTTAATTCTGCTTCCAGCAAATAATCTATCTAATTTTGCACTAGCATTTTCAAATCCTTTTGTAGCATTATCTAACTTTCCTTCTGCATTTTTAAAGGTATCTGTTGTTTTTTTAAAAGTTTGTGCAATTGGCGATTTAATTGGTTCTGGTGTTTTAGGTTGAGTAATTGGTTTTGGTGTTTCTATTGTTTTAGGTTGAGTAATTGGTTTTGGTGTTTCTATTGTTTTAGGTTGAGTAATTGGTTTTGATGTAGGATTTTCTGGAGATTTATATTCAGGAAATTTTGGAAAAGTTTTATCTACTAAGTCCCCAAGGTCTTTTTTCATTTTTTTATAATCTATTGGTCCATCAGATTCTTGATCAGAAGGTTCATCAGTTTTATTTGTATTAGAATTTTGTTTTCTAATTTGTTGTTGATAACTTGGAGAATCTTCGTCATCAGTTGCAGGAAGTTTTTTCTTTACTTGATCTGCTGCAATTGGATTTGCTTTTTCCCAACGATCTTTCTGTTTTTGACCCATATATTTTGTTGGATCATCTGGAGTCTTTGCTTTATTTACTTTATCTTTACCAGTAACTTTCAAATAAACATTTGCAAGTCTCTTCCCCATTCTATCGGCCCAATTTCCAGGTTTATCTGTTCCAGTTAAATGACTATAATAATCATGCCAATTTTCCATTATAACAGGATCAGAAATATCAATTTCATTTCTATTAACTAATTCAATAAAAGCGTTTTGTTTTTGATCTTTAGTAGTTACTTCCTCATTTAAGATATAAAACAATTGTTCTGAAGTTAATTTATTAATATACATTTATATATCCTTATTAAAATTTCTTATATCCTTGTGCAGCAAGTTGTGAGTCACGTTTTGCTGAACCTTGTGGCGCTAATCCCTTTGGAGTTGGTGATAATGAAGCATCGGTTTTAGAACCTTTAATAATATTTCTATAATTACCAATTCCTGATTTAGTCATACTTGCAGTTGCAGTAGTTCTTGCTGCTTTAAATCCACCTGCGTTTGGATCGGTTTCCGGTTTTGCTACTGCTTTTGTTTGAGGCAATGCTTTTCGTTGAACAGGAACGATTGGTTTAACTGTAGGTTTAGATGTTGCTGCTGGTCTTGTTACTGGAGTTTTTACTGGAGTTGATGTAGGTTTAGCAGATTGATTTGTCTGTGGAGTTGATTCTGGTCCTCTTAATGCAGTTGAAATAGGATCAAAAGGTTTACCAGTTAATGTCATATTTCGAGTATTATCGGTAACAGATGGTTTTGCAATTTGTGTTGTTTCTGGTTTCTTTCCACTCCAACCTCTTGTTGCAATTGGTTTTGAAACTGGAGTTTGTTTAGTTACTGAAGTAGGATCAGTCACAGATTTCCCATCCCATCCTTTTATTCTTGAATCAGAATTCATTTTATGACCAGTAACTTTTCCAGCCAAATTACCTAATCCTCCCGCAATCATTGCAGCAGGATTTCCCATTCCTGCTAAAGCACCACGACCAATGCTTTTACTAAATCCACCTTTTTCATTATTTTTTCCTGATTGATAACCAATAGTTGCAGCGGCAACTGGACCTAACGCTTTTACTCCACTTTTAACAGTTGCGCCTAATGATGATCCTGTTGAAGTCGGAGAAGGAAGACTTTTTGCAGAAGTTTGTATTCCTGATCCAGAACCAACAACCTTTTCAGCAGAACGTTTTAATACTTGTCCTACTGTTGATGCTGATTTTGGTTGTATTGATGTTCCGGGAGAAGAAACATTTGGTAATGAATTATTTTTTATTGCCAACGCAGTTCCAGATTCAGTTAATTCATTAACTTCTTCTTCACTTAATTCTACTTCATCTCTTTCATATAGAGTTAATAAAGCATTAACTTTATCTTCTAAATCAAATTCTTCATCAATGATAATATATTCTAATACATCATTTTCCAAGTCTTCAAAATAAATTTCTTCAATTATATTATTTAATTCTTCTCTGAATTTAGTAAATTGTTTTGACATAAAAACATTCCTTTTTATTGTTATAATAATATATATTTATAAAATATTATTCTTGTAAAAACTCTAATAATTGAATTCCTGAATGAGTAAGTCGTATTACCGAATTATCAGGAAAAACAAAATCTTCTTCTGGAAGTGAAGAAATTGGTTTACCATTATTTTCAAGAATTATTCCAAGAGCTTCTCCATAAGAAAAAGGTGAATTTTTAAGAGTTTCATAAATTTTTTTATTGATCATATTCTTGTCCATTATCTTGTTGTAAATAAAATTTTTTGTTTTTTCTTGAAGGATCAAATTTATTTTGTGAATAATCCATCAATGCTCTTTTAATTTTCTTTGGCTTCTTTAGGTCAAAATCTTGAAGTTTCTTTGATTTTGGTTGCTTGTTACTCATGGTTGTTACTATTACCTCTATTAAAATAAGTCTGGAAAAGTTTCTTTTACTAAGTTTTTTGTTAAATGTGCAGTTTTTAAATCCTTTTGCATCATATTAATAAAAACCTTTGCTTCATCATATTCAAAGGATTCTAAAAGTTCAAGAAGAATCTTATGTCGTTTTTGTGGAGTCAATTTATCAGCAGTTGGATCACCTTTAATAAAAAGATATGCACGACGAATTTCGGATTCAATTCCTGCATAACGTAATCCCGGAAAAGTATCTGGTTTTTGATAATCTTCAGGAAATTCTTTTACATAAAATTCAATTGTTGGATCAAAAGTATATTTAAGAACTTTTAGAAAATGCGGTGTAGCATATTTCCTAAGAATATTTTGTCGTTCATCTTTATATCTTGCTTGAGAAAATTCATTTAATATTTCATATATATTTTTTTGCATATTTTACCAGTCCTGTACATTTGTTAAATCTATTTCTAGTATGGTATTTTCTTTTATTTCTTTTACATCAGATTTTAAACATATTGGAATCCTTAATTTCAAACTAGAACCAATACCACTACAATTTTCTTGAGTTAGTTCAATATTTTTTTTATAATCAAGAGTAACCAAATCTCTTGCATCATAAAATGTGTTACATAAAAGTTCAAAAGCATCAAAAGACAAAGAAATCTTATTCATTATTAAAAATCCTCTATACAATTTATAAAATTAATCATTTCATTTTCAACAAAATATTCATACATTTTTTGTTTTGGATTTGGTTTTACAGTATCAAATTTTGCAATAATTTTATTTGTTAATTCTTCAGGAATATTATCAAAATTAATAAGAAGATCGTTTCTTTTAAAATTAGCATATTGTTCTTCTGTTAAGATTTGATCTAAATCATTTGAAGAAGACAACCATGAATATAATTGTTTTTTAGTTAATGGTTTTTGTCGTTGTTTATCATTAAACACTGAATCAGAAGATAATATATTTGGAATACCATCTCTGGGATCACCCGTAAAGATTTTTTTAATTAAATCTTCTTTTGGGTGATCTGAAACCATAAATTCTTTTGTTTTTAAATTAACTTGTTGAATATTATTATATTTTTGTAATTGTAGGAAATCTTTATCTGAAGATAAGATTAAAATTGATTCATGAATATGATATTTTTTACATAGAACTGCAATAATATCATCGGCTTCAGCACCATAAACTTCTATTACTTTGTAGGGAAAATTTGTTTTTAAATCTTCTTTAAGTGCATTCGTTACTTTAAAAATTGCATTCCAATTGAAAGAAGATTTTTCTCTTTCATCTTTTCTTTGACATTTATAAAATGGAAAAACCTCTTTTCTCCAATAACCTCTTGAATCACAACAAAGAATTGCTTCTCCAAAATCATTTCTAAATCGTTTAACATAACTTCTTAATGTATTAAGAATGATATGTCGCATTAAAAGTTCATCTAATTGATCTTTTGGATTAATATTACTAATTAATCCGGTTAACATCATTTGATTTAAGTCAATAAGTTGCATAAAATTTTATTCTTCATATATTTATAATCAATTTGAATTGAATAACCTGTATTCAATTCCCGAATATATTCTGCTAATGGATAATCATTACCATTTAAAATTCCATCTGCATAAAATATAAAATAAGAATCAGGATAAAGAGTTTTTAAATCTTTTCCAACCAATGATTTATTTATACCTTTTTTTGCTATATCAATTGATATTGCACCCCCTCTAAAATAATCATAATTTGGATGAGTTTGTTTTAATAAAGAAATTAAATATTCGCGTTGTTTATTTTCTTTGTCAAATAAACTATATTCTTGTCGTTGTTTTTTATTTGCATTTCTACCAATAATACTAAAATTAATCATTCCTTTTCTTATTTCTATATGATTTCCTGTTTTAAAATTATACCGAGAATGTTCTATTATAGAATTTAGAGTTTCAATTAATTTATCATCGTTAATTTCATAATCAACGTCAAAAGTTTTTAATCCATCTACTCCAAGACAAGTATATACATCACAAAGATTTAAAATGTCGTTTGGAATTTGTTCTTCTAACATTGGTTTAGTTGATCCTGTCACCAGAGCAACTTTATTAATTGAACAAAATTCTAGGAATTTTGGATAAACATCCGATTCCATTTGACTACGACATGGTGTTATTGTACCATCAACATCAAAAATGTAAATAGGGGTCATTTAATCACTTTAAGTAAAACCGTATCAGAATTAATTCTTCCCAATAGAGGAGAATCCTTCGCTTTAATATTTACCATAATCTTTTTGAGATCGGTTTTCTTACTTTTAATTACTGTTGGAATAATATCCAATGGTTTTCGTAAGGTTTTTGTAATTGAAGTTATTTCATTAAAATTTTCTAATGTAGAACCTTTTACATTAAATCCAGATTCGTCATTTGAATAAAATACACCTAATTTTCTAGTTTTGGTATTAAATACCCACAATTGTTGTGCTGCAATAATATCAACTGGATTAATAGATACAATTTTATATTCAGTATCTTCTTTTTTAAAATTTAGTTTTGCTACTTTCTTATCTGCTGGAACAACTTTTTTCTTCCTTGTTTTCCGTACTGTTTTTGTATTTTTTCCAAATTTATCACAATCTGAAATTAAATTAGTAACAAACAAAAGATAATTTTTTAAATCATTTTGGGACCAATGCAAATATGCTTCTACTAATTGATCATCTTGTTTTTTATATGCTTGAGTTAATTCTAACAATAACGGAACATAATGTTTTATAATTTGATTAACATAAATTGGTTTAATTGAATTCGCAACCAACCAGTCATAACAATTAAATGTAAAGTTTCTATTTTTTATAACATCATCAATTTTTTCTTCTATTTCATTGATATAATAAGTTCCTTGATTAAATATTCTTTCTTGAATATCAGGTTTTGAGGTTTCCTCGGGAGAAGATTCTTCAATTTTTGTTGCAGTTATAAGTTCAGAAATTCTTGAAGAAATCCATTCTTCTTTATTTAAAGAAAATCCTCTTGAAATTAATCTGCATACAAATCCAAGATTTTTAAATAAGGATTCTGGTACATAAGATAATTTCTTTATTGTTTCTGATGGAAATTGATTTTGTTTTGCAAATTCAATTGTATAAGACTTTGAATCTTCTGAAGTTTTTTTATTCCCATACCAATATAATGCTCTATGTATTGTATGTGAATTTGCTTCTGGTTCTGGTCCAAAAATGACTGCATCGAGATCAAGTTTTTTCATAAAATGGTTTAAGTTGTTTTAAAAGAGTTTTAATAAATTTATGAGATTGTTTAGTTTTTTTGCTTACTACACCAAAAAAATCACAATTAATAAGATTTGTTATATATACACTCGGATCAATTAAAATCGCATCAAAATTATCAAGACTATAAATTTTTCCATTTTGGGTACATTGATATATTACAATATGATAAACATGACCTAATTCTTGTTTATCATATTTCGATTTCTTATCGTATAAAAATCCTTTTATATCTATTCCATTATTTTTTATAGGAATAAAATGAACTCCATCTACTCCATCATTGAACATTATTTTTAATTCTTCATTTAACTGCATATATTATATCATACTCATGTGTGCTTGTCAACTCCCAAATTTTTCCTAGAAATTTTTACTGAAACCCATTCATTATAATATTCATCTGGTTTTAATAATACATCATATTCCATTTGAAATTTTAATTCATAATAACTACATTCACTTTTATTTTTACATAATTTTAAAATTATTTTTTCAAAATTTTCTTCACCAAAATTTATAAAATCTTCATGTAATTTATCAGATGATCCATGATATTCTTGCCAATCAGATTCTACGAAATAGGACACTTTTTTACGTTTTACAGATTTTATTTTTTTAAAGGCAAATTGTTTCTTCCCTATATATTTTTTGTTCGTTAATTTATTTATTATAATATAAACAAACCCAAAATATTTTTCAGGATTTGTAAAAGGTTTATCTTGATAAACCCATGACAAATTTATTTAATCCCACATATCTTCTTGAATATATTCTATAAATGACTGTTCATCATCTTTATATTCTTCTATATCTTCTTCTACACTTTCTTCAATTAAAGTTCCACAAAAAGGACAATAAATTTCTTCATGTTCCTTTACTAAATCTTCATTAAATTTCAATTCAAATTGTGATGAACAATTATCACAAACAGTTTCTATTTTTTTTGACATATTCTCTCCATTTAATCATATCTTATGATATCATCTTCACCTAAATAATCTCCAACCTGAACTTCTACTACTTGTAGAATTTCATTTGTATTATTTATCAATTTATGTTTTGCTCCACAAGGAACATAAATTGACTCATTTCTATTAATAATAATTTCTTGAATAATTGTTTCAGTTTCTAATTTAACTTTCGCTTGACCTAAAACAACCACCCAATGTTCACTTCTTTGTTTATGACTTTGTAAACTAAGACTTTTATTACCATCTACTTCTATTAATTTTATTTTTTTATTACTATCTTGATATAATACTTTATATTTACCCCACGGTCTATCTGTCATTTCAAAATGCCAATCAATATACCGATTAAGTATCCAAGATGAGGAATTAGATTTCTTTCCTCCAATTCCCCATAATAATTTAATATTATTTTTTTCGCAATATTGTTGTTCTAATGGTGGTGTAGTATTTTTATTACGATCACCACCATTCGCAAAATAAAATTCAAATTGATAAAGACTTCCATTTCCATAATCTATATCAAAAACATTATTTTTAAAATAATAAACTGCTTTTTCTATACCCGGAATAGCTGATCCATATTCATCTTCTTGAAATGTAATAACTTTATCAACATATTTATTACTTTCTAAAATTGATCGTCTTTCTTCTACGTTTAAAAAATTAGTACCCTTCTTTTTAATTAACCATTCATCAGAATTAAGACACACAACAATATAATTACCATGATTCTTTGCTTCTTTAAACATTTCAATATGTCCAGAATGTAAAGGATCAAATCCACCACTTAATATAATTACTTTTTTTATCATATATAATTCTCTTAAAAACTTACAATTTCACATTGTCCACCAGAACAAGCAACTGCACCGAATTCACCAATTTCTTTAAATACTGGTTTAGACAAAATTTTAGAAAAATCTACTTCTCTAAACTGTCTATTTATGATGTCCCATTTATGAAATAAATGAACGTCTTTTAAACAATACACCATTTTATGAAGATCACCTTTAAAATAATTCTTTGCAAATTTCTTGGCACGTTTTAACCAATATTTCCGTAACATTACTTGTTCTCTAGTACCAATAATAGGATTTTTTTCTTCGATATCAAGTAAAAGATCACAGGCTAACCATAAATTATTATCAAAATAATGTAAACCATCAACAATTAATCCTGAAGCAAAAACTGTTGCAGTACCATAATTAGCAATTAATTCTTCTAATGTTAATACTGAAGTAAATGGTGCTTGATTAAAATCTTTATCACCATAATCAGAAAGAAACGAAACTGCGGTAAAAATATCTTTATTATCAAAAATATAATTTACCATTTCATCTTTATTTTCTATCAAAACTGTACAATTATGTGTTAATATATTATCATCTAATAAAAACGAATTAGTATTTGGTTCTTCAATACAATAGACATCTTCCATACATGAAGTTTTCTCAACAGAAGTAATTTTCCATTTTTTACTTTTTTGTTTTCTGTTTTTAATATATTCTTCCCATCTTTGTAACTTTTTAGGATGTTTAAAAAAAGTACGATCAAGAGATTCTTTAAAGAAACTAATATAATAAAATTTATCTTGTTTTGAATAAGTATTATCTTCTTTAAGATTTATTGTTGAAATAAAATTAGGAAATATCTTACCAACACAAGCATTATTTTTAATCCAACACACATTGTTATAATTAATATTAGATATTGATACAGTTTGTCCTCGTGAACTTATATATCCATCCGTATTAAACCATCCTGATATAAAACTTCTAATATAACTTGGATCAATAGAACTTGGTAATTGTTTCCAATGACTAGGTAATCCATAAATCCTTATATGATTTCCTCTATCAATACCCGAACATCCAAATTCTTCAAAATATGGCAATAAATTCATTTTATCACCAAACAAATAAATTTGACATTTATTATTGTTTTTATGTAATGTTCCATCTCCAAAAGTACATCCATGTAAAAATGCTTCTAAATTGAATTCTGGAAATTCATCAGGTATTACCAATGGAATTTTCATTCCTGGTTGTAATTCACTTGTATTTAATAATAATTCTTTACTTTTAAAATTTCTATCCCATTTATAATTAACATACCATTTGTGATTTTTTGTTGTATAAATTTCTTTTAATTGATTCTTTTTAGTAAGTGTTAATTTATATATTTCTTGCTTTCCACCATATATAATTTTAGATTTTGAGAATTCTCCTTGTTTATTAATAACTTCTACATAATCTCCATTTTTAAAATCATTAAATGATTTAATTCCAGTTTTAGTATAAAATTTAGTATCTTTTGTAAAACAAGATACATTATGCGTAATGTCTTCGTATATTCCCGCGTCATTATTTGTTCCTTCCCTTACCCAATTCTCTTGAACTAATTTAATTAATTCAAGATGCTTTATTCCTTTTACATCTTTCTTATATAATCCCTCTTTAGGGTTCTCAACAGGGACAAATACTACATAATCGTTATTTGTTGCAGACCAAACAGATTCTTCTAAAAGAAACTCCATATTTTCTTTCAACCATTTTGCGGTATCTGTTTGTTTGTTTAATTGCATTATACGAAAATATCGTTCTGAATGTTCTGGATGAATTCCAGAAGCAGTTCCTAAAATTATAGACGCTGTTCCTGATGGTTTAACAGTAGTAGTTCTTGCCGCAGAATTAATATTAATAATAGAAGCGACTTTTTTATTAGTTTCTTTAACTAAGTTAGCACCTTCTTTTAAAAGTTCTGGATTAAACAACTTTGGATTGTTCATCCAACCAGTAATAGAAACTCCTAATAATGCTTCCCGTTTAACAATTTTTTCGGTCGTTTCCCCTAAATATGGGAAAATTGTATATCCCGCTTGTAATGTTCCTATTACAGAAGCATCAATACAATATCTAAGAAATTTTTCTTTTGTTAAACATTTTTCTGCATTAATTTCTGTTAAATTGCAAAATGCTACACCAAAGTTATTTTCGTTTTCTTTAATAAATTCTGGAATTTTCTCATATTCAATAGTTCGTAAATCTTCTTCTGTTAAAATTGGTAATTTAGTAATTTCAAAACAGGGGTTTAGGTTTTCAAACCAACTATTTACAAAGGCAAATCCTATATCACTATCTCCATCATTAAGATGAACAATCCTTTCAAATTCTTCTTTGGTCACATGATTTCTTTTAAATAAAACAGAATTGTTTGATCGTGCACGTTGAGGATTTTCTGCTCTCCAATTTCCAGTTTTAGCATGAATCATTTCCTCATCATTAGGATCAACTAACATATTTAAAGCTGATCGTCTAACTGATCCTGAAAGAACTGAATCCGCAGAATGACAAAATATATCAAACGCTAAAATCGGTCTTATAGTATTACCTTCTTTCTCAATCCAAGTTTCTAATAGATTTTCAATTTTTTCTAACGAAAACTTTAATCCGTTTGGACCCGGAGCTTTGAATCCACCCGAAATTTTTGTTCCTTGTGATCTAATTTGAGAATAATCAAATTTAACCTCATAACCCGCATATTCAGGGAAAGGTTGATTATCAACAAAATATGAAGACATTAATACCCCTAAAGAATCAGACCAACCTTCAATAGAATCTGGAATAATATAAGTTTTTGTTCCTAATGTTCTTTTTTGAATTTTACTTAAATTATTCACATAAGGAAGTAGTAAACTTATCCCAACGCCACAACCATTTAACCCAAGAAAGAAAACTTCTTGAAAAACTCTATTTCTAACGCAATGTGTACTAGAACAATTATATAATCGACTATTAGATTTTTTAACTTGAGGATATCTAAATTGTAAATTTCTTTGTGATGCTAAAACAGATTTATTCTTCATACTTTCTAATGCAGAATCTAAATATGATTGTAATTCTGTTAATTTATCTGCATATTGTTGTTTATGACCATCAATTATTGACTCACACGCTTCTTCCCAAGTTTCATATCTGTCTTTATCATCTTGCCATTTAAGATAATCAGAGTGTAATTTTAGATCACTAAGAAATTTTTTCCCTTTGTTTTGCATATCTTATCCTCGGTTAAATTATTGATTGTTAATTTTAAATTCCATATATGGTTCAATACAATTTTCAAACATTTGTTTCATTATACCATAAATATATTTTCTTTCTTCCTGTGAAGTTCCTGAAGATATGATACCGTCAATTTTTTCTAATCCATAATCATGTCGGTATGTATAACACATATCCATAATAATTTGTTCTTTATTTTTCATATTTACATTCCAGGTTAAAAGAAATTCAATTATCCATAATTTCCTTTATTTTTGCATCAATCCATTCTTTATAAATGGTTTTGTCATCATATTCTCTGATGAGTTTATTATACATCCAAAAATTCCATAAGTTAATTGGTGGTAAAATATATTTATTGTCCATTTTTATTAATTTCTATTCTCGCTATAATATTCATCAAATTGTCCAGCAGGGTAACGTTGAATAAGTTTATTGATATTTTCTTTAACGACATCATTAGGATCAACTCCTAATGCACGACAACCGTTAACTAAATACCAAAAGATATCACCTAATTCTGATATCATTTTTTCTTTATTTTCTTCTGTTAAAGGTTTCTTTTGAAAAACAATCTTTTTCAAATATTCAAGAAATTCTCCTGCTTCGCTGGATAATCCAATTCCAGCAGTAAGTAATAAAGGTAAATTTACATTAGAATTTTGAAGTTCATGTAATCTATTCACAAAAAATTCAAAATCATTGGATTCATTACTTGTGATTGAAGCAACAAATTCCATATAACGGGTAAGATCAACTGTATGTTTAGTCATAATAAAAACTCCACTTAATGATAGGTAATATTTTCTACTCTTTCTAATTCACCACCTAATGATTGAATTATAGATTGTAATTCTTCAAACGAAACGGCATTTTTTAATAAATCAAGATATTCATCTTCAATTTCTTGTTCTGTTATTTTAATTTTTTTTAATGGGGGTTTAATATAGGTCATTTTTAATCCTCAATAGTTGCGCTTTTAAAATAATCTGAAACCGAATCAATTAAATAAATTATTAATATAACAAAAAATAATGTAAACACTATTATACTTAATAATATCATGAATAAAATTACCATAAAAAATACACTAATACCTATAACTATTAATAATAAAAATTCTAAAAAGTCATAAATCATTTAAATTTTTCTCCATTTATCAAATTCTAACTTTGCCATTAATCCAGAAAATGTATTATTTTTGATAATCGTTTGTAATTCATCAATAGAATATCCATTCATAATAATTTCATTAATATCTTTTCCAGGCAAAAATTCTGGTAAAAGACAAACGTTATAATCCTTTTTAATGTAATTTCCAATAATCTTAACAAGTTCACGATTTCTTGGTTGATTATCTGGTATTAAAATTACATTACAATCTTTTAAATAATTTAATCCATATTCTAAACAAGAATCTGCTGTTGCTACTGCATTTGGTAATAATAATGAATCAATCGGTCCTTCTACAATATATATTAATTTATTTTTAACTACTCGATCCAATCCAAAAAGTTTAATATCATTTTTATTTGGTTTTATTGTAATGTATCTAAGTTTAGAATTTACTAATGTTCTTCCTTGAAACATAGTTAATTTTCCTTGTTCATTACGAAATGGAATGATTAATCTTGGATCATTATCAATTAAATCATTACTATTATATTGAGGGAAAATACTAAAAACAAATTCTTTAAAATCTTCTGCATAATAAAGATCAGAATAAAACTTTTCTGGTATTTTTCTCGATATTACATAAGATTTTGCAATATTATCATTTGATAATTTATTAAGTTTTGGTAAATTAATATCATTTTTTATATTAAAAACCGGTTGTTCAAAAATAAAATCTGATTTAGAAGATACTTTATTATATTTTTCAGCAAAAGTTTCTAATTTATATTCTTTATATATACTTGGATCAAGATATTTTAAAAACTTACTAAATGTCGTAGATTGTCCGCAATTATGACAATAAAAAAAGAGGTTTTGTTTCTTACGATATAAATATCCTCTTTTTTTTCCTTTTGTTTTTTGAGAATCATGACAATATGGACATCTAAAATTAAATAAATCCGATGTTTTTTGAACAAATCCATCAAGACGACACGATAACATTTTTAAAAACTTCACGTCAATATAAAACATAATATCTCTTTAATTTCACTTCTCATTATAATTTTACACAAGAATGTGTAAAAAATCAAGTGTTTTTAGGTTGCCAATAAAAAATTCTCGTACAAGTTTCCGTGTAATTTTTAATTGTATCACATGATAATACTCTCGGATCAAAAGTTACTGATATAACATATCCAGGAACTTCAAAAAGTTTATTAATTTGAAATTTATAATTATTTTTAATATCATGTAATTTAATTATTCCTAAAATAATATCAATATCATCAATTATAACATCATAATTATTATCATTAATCACAATATTATTTGGACTAATTTTTAATGATATTTCCAGATTTACTCCAGCAGGAGATAACCAATTTCCTGTAACAAATCCTTTAAATGTATCTTTTGTAGAATTAATTAATGGTTGATGTTGTAATAAAGAATAATTATATGTTATTTGTAATGGTTTATATATATAAATATATGAAATTAATAATAATACTGTCACTACCATTCCTGACAATACTAAATTAAAAATTATATTTTTAATGTTTTGTGTATTCATTGCTTAATTTTTCTAATAGAACATCTATTTTATTATTATTAGTATTATGAGTTAGAGTAATATTAATTGCTGTAGTAACAACTGCAACTAATATTAATCCAACAACCCCACTTACAATTTTTTTTATCCAAGAAGATTCTGCCAATTCTAATTTTACACTAGATATTTGAGTTTCTAAATCTGTGACTTTTTTAGCAACTTCCGGCAAATGTCTAAGAGATTGAACTTCATATCTTAGATTATCTATTTTTTCATTTATATCACTAACGTTTTGAAAAAGTTTATCATAAACTTTTTCATTACTTATTAATTTCGTTTCAAGTACCAGTAATCGAGTCATTAATTGAGATTGTAATGTGATATGTTCTTCTTCCATTGAATTTCATCTTTTTATATTACCACATTTACATTTTTACGCATTTAATGATAATACTAATATTGCTCTTTGAAATCTTACTTTTCTTGAAGATAATCCATTTGTACCACCATTTATTGCACGAGTCATTCCTACGATATCCTTTTTATCACAATACTTATTAATATCACGAGTTGTCCAATACCAACATGCTGATAAAGTTGCAATTTCTTTATTTGTTCTTAATAAATCTGGATTAATAACTAATCTATTGTCTTTAAATAAAAATAAAGAACATTGTTCATAATTACCTTTTCCTGTACATTGTATTAATCCACCTCCACGAAAATTCCATCCATCATCCGTTTTTGGAGAATTTCCTAATCGGTTTCCATAAACTCTATTAGCAATTAATTTAGGTTTCTTTGCATATTGTTTTGCAATTGCAAGAGTTTTAAAATATTTTGGAAAAGTTTTTCTCAATCCTGCTGCTGAATAATATAAATTTTCTTCTAAGACTTTAAAATCAAAACTTTCATGAGAAGTTTGTGCTATAAATCCAGCAACTCTATTAATAGTATTAATATTATATTTTGGTAAATTTTCATATAGTACATCATACCATTCTTCTGCTAAACTATCAGAAAGAGGTATTAATTTTTTAAATTTTTCAAACGTAAATTCAAAAGTAAATGGATTACGTTTTGGTATTTCTAATTGAAGGGGTTCTTCTATTTCAGAAACTGAAGATTTGAATGAAGAAGTTATGCTTTTAATAATTGACATATTATCTTAATTCTCGTAATCTATACGCAGTTTGATTACATAATGTTACAATTTCATCAATTTGATTTTGAATTTCTGAATTCTCTGTTAATGATGCTCTATTTGCATCTATCCATTTTGTTAAATTTCCGACAATAATTAATGGATCAGTTGCTGATTCTTTAACATTGGGAAATCCTTCAAGTTTTCCATATCTTCCAATAAAACTTTCTGCAAGTGTATCTGCTAAAGAAAGTATAGTTTCATAAAATGTTTGTAATGCAATATGTTGAGCATAACTTGTAGTCATCCAATGTGCAAAATGTGCTGCATTTCTTGCAGCAAAAAGTCTTGATAAAAATTGACTCATATATATTTTTGGATCAACTTGTCCTTGTTGTGATAAATCTGCTTCTTCAAGATGTTCAAGTTCAGATTTAATTTCTTTAAATGTAATACCCATGTTATTTCCCCTTTGGAAGTCTTTTTCTTCTATTTATTTTACCCATCACTACCTTTTTTCCACCGGGTTCTCCTTGTGGTCCAACCCCCACTCCTGCAATATTACCACCACCAACACTATTTGTTGGACACGAACATCCTCCATCTTCTCTAATAAGAGTTTGAATTTTTTTAATTGATTCTATTAATTTATCGTTCATAATTGTCTTAATGCATTCGCTACTTTAAAATCTATATTTATATCAGAAGAATAAATAATATTCCCATTTATTGATTCTATAATATTTGGCATATAATTTAAAAATATTAAAAAGGTTTTTAATGCAGAATAATCATGTGAATTAATTTTTAAAAATAACATTTTAGTACAAGATTCCGCTTCAAATACATTATAAATTAAAATTATATGATTTAATATTAATCGTTCTTTCAAATCTCCTGAAATTCTATATTTTTGTAATAATCGTTTTATATATTTAATACGTTTTAAATCAGAAAAAAACTCTTGTTCAACATAATGCGGCGAAGTATAAGATTTCGCCGCAAATAACAAAAAATTTTCATGAGTTAAATTTACAAACATTAAATATCTATTTTTGTTTTACCTCGGCATGAACATCATAACTGCCATTAATTAATTCATAAGTAAATGTAAAAGTATGGTGTTCATTTCTTTCTTGAAATGGTCCGGTTATATTATGATGATTTTCACCAGAACTTTTAAATTGTCCAATATTAACTAAAATTTTACCTTTATTTTGATCTTTAAAATTAATTTGTGGTAATTCAATTCCATACATAGTTAAAATTTTTTTACAAGCATTTAATCCTTCACCAATATTTGCAAAATCTTTTGATAGTACAATTTGAAGATTTTTGTTAATCTCATTTACTGTTTCTGGTTCATCCAATTCTACTTGAGTTTTTTCAATAGAAACAACAGGAACATCATGCAGTTCCATAACAAATTCTTTAAATGATTTCAAAAGTTAGACTCCAGTAAAGTATGGTAATCCTGAATTAGCATTAGAAGTAATTGGTGTAGATATTACAACCAAAGTTTCAGCAGAAACTCTTCCCATTCTTCCGCCAGGAGTAACAGTGAAAATTAATGTTGCATTATTTGGATGATTAACATTTGCAGTTACAACAGGGGCCGTATTATATCCAGCTCCTTTACTGTTAAGTACAACAGAAACATTATTTGCTCCTGTACCAGTAACTAATAAATATCCATTTGCATTTGTTACAGAATCACCCGTTTGCGTAAATGACAAATAGGTATTTGCATATCTTAATGCAGTATTAATATTTGAAACTGCTAATGATTCTACCCATCCAGTTCCTTGATTAATATTTACCCATCCTTGATGGGAAACTCCTTTAGTATTACCAAATGAAGCATTTGCTAATCTTCCGGTATTAACTAAAAATACTTTAGAATTTCCAGGAGTATTAGTATTTAAATATTTTGGTTTATTATTTGCTAAATCTCTATTTCCCCATTGTGACATATTCGTATTCCTTTAAAAAATTAATAATGTTTATTATATTTATAATAATATAAATTTATAATGTCCCTGGATGTTTATCCATATATTTATTTGTCGTTTTGTTAGACGACAATTCAACACAATCAGGAGATTGCCCAGTTAAAGTTTTTTTCAAATTTAATCTTTGGTTGATTTGTCTATTTTTTTTAACTAATTTATCTACTTTATTCATCTAAATCTTCCTTTTGGTGAATCAAGTGTCTTATGAGTATAAATTGAACGATGTCCTCCTTTTGGATCAAATGACATTCTTCGTTTTAAAACTGCAATTTTATTTGATCCAATTGCTTTAAATGAACGAAGACGATGTGAATGGGTTTGACTCGTTGATTGATGAGGAATCTTATATAACATTTCTCCTTCCCCACTTTTTTCAATTCCACCATGATTTAAAACATCAAGTTTAAAATCTTTAATTCTTTTTAACGCTCTCTTACGTCTTATTGCACTTCTTGATGGCCAAGTAGGACTCATGGGTATTGAACTTTTTTCTTCTTGAACTTGACTGTGTTTTATAATAGATTTAATTTTATTCCTTTGTTTATAAAGTTTATACCGTTTTTTTTCTGCCCATTGATCAACTTGTTTTGATGTCATATCACGATAATCTAATCCAATTGACCAAAGAAACTTTCTTAATGGAGTCATTTTTTTACCAAGTTGTTTAAACTCATATAACATAATTAATTTGTGCTGAAATTTAGTCATATTTTTTCTTTTTAAATTTATTATTAGCAATTGTTTTTATTTTCGCAATTACTGATGGATTTCCTTTAGAAGTTTCTTCTGGAGGAATACTTCGTTCAGGAGCAGCAAATGCTGGTAAATCAGAAAAATCACTTGAAAATACAGATTCATTATACATAGGACCAACCGTAGAAGGAAATCCCATTCCTGAATTTCGTATTTTATAATCTTGTGTAGAAATATTATCAGACGAAATTTTATTTGATATACCTAATTTGTCTCCAATCTTATCTAATAATTTTTTTTGTAATGATCGGGATTTAGATTTAGACTTTTTATTCTCAAATAATTGATATATATTTTTATATAAAAAGAAATCCACAAATTCTTTTATTGGATTTAACAACATATTATCTTCTAATACTACACTGTTATCATACTCAATAAAATTATCAAAGAGAGTTTTAAATCTATTTAAATTTTGTTTTGATAATTTAAATTTAGATCGTAATTCTGATTCAGTAATATTATGTCGAGTTGCAAATCTTTTAAAACATTCTTCTTCAGAAACATTAACAAAAATCATAGATGTAATAAATCCAAGTTCTTCCAATACTAATTTAACCGATTTAATATCATCAAAATTATATGCATTTGTTGAAATGATAAACGATTCTTTTCTTAGAATAGAATATTTTTTATCATTTTCATTAATCTTAGTAGTTAATGCTAATTTAGTCTGTTCAAGAGTAAATTCATTTAAAGAATAGTTATTAAAAACTTCTTTTACAATGATATCCTTTCCTGATCTTGGTGGACCAACTAAAAATATGACTTTATTCATCTTTTTCAAATATTATGTTTTTAATTCTCGTTAAAATTGATTCTTTTTTCATTAAATGTCTATCTTTAATTTTTTTCATTAAAGATTGGGTATCTTCTATAGACATATCAGGATGTAATAATGATTTAAATTTTTTAACATGATTTAAATCATTATAATCTAATTCCCTTGCAGTTTTTCTCATTAATGATCCTGATGATTTTCCACGAGGATTATCTATGTAATTTACAGATGCATAATTCATCCGTAAATCACCACCACGTTTTGATCCATCTGGATTAATACTTTCTGGAAATTTGGTTTTATTATATTTATCTAATATAGATTTATAACTTTCTAATGAACCACCAGCAGATGATTTATTTTTTATTCCTTCATTACCAGAACCCGCAACAACTGATAAATGCATTTCTTTATTAGGTTTATTTAATGTATGCCATGTATGTATTAATGCCTTTTGTGGATTTTTAGTATGACGTTCCGTTCCTGCAATAAAAGATTCTGCATGATCTGGATATAATTTTTTTAATTGTTCGATTTTTTCATTAACAGTTAATGGGTCTTTGTCAGTAGTTTCTTCTTGTGTAAATGGACCCATAACATATACTCTGTGATGATGGGCAGGAATATTAAAAAGTCTTGATAATAACTTATGATGTTCAACTGTTGGTCCTGTAAATCTTCCCGCAGCAAATGCAACATGTATATTAGCGCTTTCTAATATAAATTCTTCAGACATATTATCTAATTTAAATTTATTAGCATTATTTGGTCCATAATATTCAGATTTTAAATTCTCAACATAATCCTTATGTTTTTCATGTTCATTTGGAAATTGTTTTGCTAATTCATTATAAGCATTTTCTTTTATTTTTTTATCAGTATCTTTATTTAAACTTGTTGCTTGTGCAGATTTATGCCATAATTTTTCAACAAAAGTTTTGAAAATTTTACTATGATGTTCTGATGGAATATGTTTTTTAATATGACCAATAATACCATTAAATGAATGAATATCAGATATATCATTTTCTGTCGGTTCACGTTTGAACATTGATCTATAGATTGTAGGTAAATCTTTTGAATATTCAGATTCAGATGGTTTTTTTTCTCTAAATATCGGTTTTCCATTTTTTGAACCTACATTTTGCCATTTTTCTCTAACCCCTTTATCTACAGAATAAGTAGAAGTTGGAAAATTACCTTCTTCATCAGACACAACAGTTGTTCTTGCTTTACCTCTTCCAGTTTCTTTCTGAAGATATCCCGGAACTGCATGTGCAGAAAATACACTTTGCATCAAAAGTTTATGATGAACACCTTTTAATCCTCTTTCAAGATCGGTAATATGACTATTATGAGCTAATTTTTCATGTGGCGTTGGTTCTTGAGTTTTTTGATCATATTCTACTGGTTCAAAATCTATTTGATGTTCTTTACCAGTATCTTCATGTCGCATAATAATATGTGTTTGTGTTCCATCTTTTTTTATATGTCTAATTGTAAACTTTCCATGTTTTTGTCCAACTTGCAAATATTTTCTTAATTTTTGATGATGTTCTTCTGGTATTTGAACATCATAATCACCCATTGTAGGTTTTGCCTTTGACATTCTTTTTGTTGAAACGGATGGGTCATTATATACTTCAGATGAACCAGATGAAAAATTATTATTTCTTAATGCATTTCCAAAAAGATTATGTCCATGTTGTTTTTTAAAACCATTATCAATAGAATTAAACATTTCAACAAAATGTGGTTTTTGTATATCTCTATGTTTAACTTCAATTGGATCAGCAACTTTTTTTGGTCCATCAGGTACATTAGGATCAACAGGATGCATCCAATTTCCACCTTCATATAAAAGTCTTATCATTTATTTTTCCTTAATTTTTCTTGATCTTTGAAATTTTTAAATGAATCACTTTGTATTTTGAATCGTTCTCCATTGTCTAAATGAAAAACATGACCTTCAGATTCATCTTTTACTTCCCAAGGTCTAGGAGAAAGATTACTTGTATGATGTTTTAATTTTGTTTCCAAAAAACTTTTAATTGTTGCTAATTTTTCCGTCTCATCTTCTTTTTTTGCAGAATCACTTAATTTTCTTGATTTTAAAATACTAGGATTTATTGATGAATACAAATTCTTTTCATGTTGAGTATCAACAGAAAATTTATTATTTTCTGATTTGTCATGATCAAAGGTTACATGTTTATCACTTAAATGATGAATATCATCTGGATTATGTGTAGAATTTTCTGGAAGTTTATGATGTAAAATAAACATTCCGGTTGAACCCATAGAATTTGGATTATAAGAAGTAGCAACAAACGTTAATCCTTTTTCAGTTGGTTTAGCAAGATGTCTCAAAAAAAACTCACCTTTTAATGTAGAAGGTTGTCCTGATTCATGCCGGGATCGTAAATATTGAGTTAACTTCTTATTATTTTGAAGATGATGATGCATTGCATCATAACTTGATGATATAGTTAAATCTGCATCTTCCCCGCGTTTTTTTCTTGTGTATGCACTATAATCGCCAGCATTTCGTACTTTATCAGAACGACCAGATTGGGTAAAAAATCCATTTTCATCCCAACCAACTGCACCAGCTGCACCATCTGTTTTTGGTGTAATAGTTCCTTGTAAAGTATCAGAAGATAATAATTTACCTATTTTTTCATAAGATAGGTTATTAAAATGATCTAATCCTTGACGAAGTTTTTCTTCATTTAGAAAAGATTTAAACGATAACAATTATAATACTCCATAAATTTGTTTATTTATCTAGTATTTATATTTAATTGTTATTAATGTTTATTAATTCGGTGTTAATAAAAATTTTTCCTCCTTTGTGTTTAACATCACGACAGAATTGTAATATATCAGATTCTTCGGAATTAGTTTCTTGATTAAATCCACTATATCTACAACCTTTTGCTATAGAAGATTTATATATAGATAATCCACCATGAGCGGAATCAACTTCAATTAAACCATACTCTTTTGGAAGATATATAAATCTTGAACCAATAAATATATTGACAGCATCATCATACGACATATATTCTGGCCTATTATTTAATTCATAATAACAATCATATTCTAACCATTTTTTACATCGTAAAGTCCATAAATCATAATATCTATTTTGATTTGCAGTCATTCCATCCCATTGTTCTAAATCATATTTAAAACAAGAAAGAACTCCATTCAAATCAATCTCTTGAGAATTTACATCATCAACACACATTTGAACATAAAATTCATGTGAATCTAAAATTCCTGATTTTTCACAATATTCAATTCCAACATTTCTTGCAGTTGCAATTCGTTTTGTTCTTGATGGAATATTAAATTCTAATTTTCCTAATGATATAACATGAATATTATTTTTATTGTTTGCATATGATTCTAAAACTTGTAAACTATTATCTGTGGAATCACTTTCTACAAATACACAAGAATAAGATTTAAATAAAGAACCAATCCGTTCTATATTATTAAATATCTTATCTAAAAATGGAGCACAATTTCTTACTGGACCAACAAAAACAATATTATATTGTTTGGTTATTTGCGTTAAATTTTCCATATTAATTCCTGTAAAATTTTTGACAATAAATCAAAATGTTGTTTATTTACAAATTGATTATTTCCAAGATATATACCATTATCATGTATAATATCAACATTTAATACTTTTTTATTTGAACAAACTGAATAATCATTTAAGAATGGATGTTTAAGTAAATTACCAGACACAATTGGTCTATATTCAATATTATGTTCGGATAATAATTTTTTTACTTCATCAATAACTTCCTTTCTATATGAAATTAATGGGAATGCAAAATTACTTTTTGTTTTTTCTATATACGACGCAATATCATAAAACCAACAAGTATAATTTTTTATAACATTATAATATTCTTTATAATTATCATTTCTAATTTTTATACTTTTATCTAATTGTTTTAATTGGGATAATCCTAATACAGCATTTAATTCAGTATTTCTAAAATTATATCCATCAGTAATAAATAAAAATTGTTTATCTATATTAGGATATAATTCAGACCAAAGTTCAAATTTTGAAGATTCTCTAGCCATTCCATGACTACGTTTCATTTTCATTAAATCATATAACTCAACATTATTAGTTGAAATAAACCCGCCTTCAATAGAATTCATATGATGTCCGAAATATGTACTAAAAGTTGCACCTAAACTATTATAACCAATTTTATTACCACTATCATATGTACATCCATGAGATTCACAAACATCATCTATAATTAATGCATTAGGAAACAACTCTTGTAAAATACCAGATGATCTTGCTTTTGAAGTAAATCCTAATAAATGTGTAACAAAAATTAATTTTATATCGGGATGTTGTTTAGAAATATATTCTAAATTAGAATGATCAAAACTAAAATCACTAAATTGAATATCACAAAAAATTGGGGTTAACCCCAATTGAATTATCGGTGAAACATTAGTCGTCCATGTACAAGCAGGAACAAGGACTTTATCACCAGATTTAAGGTTATATAATTCTTTTATGGATGCAATTAATAAAAAATTTGCAGTTGATCCAGATGAAACAAATAAAGAATACTCTGAACCCAACCATTTGTTCCATTCATTTTCTAATTGTTTAACTTTTTCTCCATTAGTAAATTTATCTGAACAAAGTATAAATTCAATTAATTTAATTTTATCCTGATATGTGATAGCATTTTCCATCAATTTCCAAGGTTTATTCATGTTTACCCCATAAACGGAACATCGTGTTCATTGACTATATTATTCATATTCATTAATTCAGAATTAATGAATATTTTACCACCTTTCTTTTTGATATCTGTACAAAAATTAACTAAATCACATTCTTCCGCAGTTTGATTTTCATTTACCCCTCTATGTCTACTACCTTTTACTAAAAGAGATTTACATAACGATAATCCTCCATAAGCAGCATCTACTTCAATTAAACCATAATCTTTAGGAATTTGTAAAAATTTTGATCTAACATGTATTTTATGTGCTTCTTCATAAGACATGAACGATGGTTTATTATGAATCTTGTACCAACAATCATCTTCAACCCAATCTTTACAACGTAAACACCAAATATCATAATAATTAGTTTGATTTGCAGTCATCATTCCCCAAGAATCAACATCGTACTTAAAACAACTTAGAAAATCTTCTTCATTAATTGGGTCTGAATTTGCATTATCCATATTAATAGAAATATAATATTCATGAGTATCAAATAATCCATTTTCTTCACAAAATATAACTCCAGCATTTCTAGCAGTAGCAATTCGCATTGTCCTAGAATGAATTCTCTCTGAAAGTTTACCCAATGAAATTATATTTACATTTCGTAATATTTCATTTGATTTAGATAAAATTTCCATACTATTATCAATAGAATCATTTTCCACAAACACACAAGAATAATCTCTAAATAACTCTCCTATTGTTTTAATATTATTAAAAACAGATAATAAATGATTAGCACAATCCCTTACAGGACCAACAAATACTACTTTATATTGTTTTGCTATTTCTCTGGGATTTTTCATTTGCATATATCTTTATTCTTTAAATACCAATCAATAGTAATTTTTAATCCTGTATCAAGATCATATTTTGGTTTCCAACCTAAATTTGATAATTTATCATAACTTAACTTTCTCAATGGAGTTCCATTTGGTTTAGATTCATCCCAAATAATATTACCTTCAAACCCAATTAAAGTTTTAATTTTTTCTGTTAATTCTTTTATAGTAATTTCATTATCAATTCCAACATTAATAATTTCAGGAGAATCGTAGTTATCCATTAAAAATAAACACATATCAGCAAGATCATCAGAAAACAAAAATTCTCTTGTTGGACTTCCATCTCCCCAACATACAATATGATCTTTATTGTTTATCTTAGCATCATAAAATTTATTAATTAATGCTGGAATAACATGACTTCTTTCAATATCAAATTTATCACATTGTCCAACCCAATTAAATTTTCCATTCCTTCCGGCATAAATAATATGATTTTTTTCCGTTGTAATACAATAAACATCTTCATTATCTACAAAATTATTTGTTATATGATGAGTTTTTATTGTTACATTTTTTCTAACTTTTCTAAAAAAAATTCTCCAAATTTTTTTTTCAAATTTGTATGAAGTTTTAAATCCTAAAGTAAATGCCAAATGCATAAAATCATTTTTTAACTGTTCAGAAGTTGTAGAATATTTACTTCCATTTTTATTTCCATCTCCTTTCATCATAGAATCAAAAACTTTTAATCTGTAATCATATGATAGATCAAAAATAAATTTTGGAAGTTTTTTGTTTTTACAACCAACCCCAATTTCATTTCTTATAAATGTTTTTATTGCTCTTGATGTAAAATAAAATGCATAATCATCTTTTCCATATGAAAGATTCATCCTTTTTAATAAATCATCAATTTCATTATAATTTTTAATATTATTTTTCTTATTCTGCGAAATCCTAATTTGACCACAATCTAAATCGTCATGTAGGGTTTTCATATTATCAACAATTGATCCTTCTGAAACATACCAACCTATGAATGAACATATATCTTCTAATTTATAATTTATAGGATAGAATTTATACCTACTATGTTTTCCATCTTTCATCATATCATCATTAATGATATGTGCATCATCTTTATATTCTAATAAACTAAAATTATAATCAGATAATCCTTTTTTATAAGGTAAATTTGATGCAAACGAAAATTGTCCATATTTTTTGCCTATATATTTTTTAAAATATGATGCTGGTTTTTTATAAAAATTTTTTCCCGTTGTATAATAAATCTTATGTTCAGGAGTAACTTTTAAATCACACCCTTTTGATTTAAAATTTATAAATTCATTAGTTTTTTCTTTATAAACATCTATTATATTTTCAATTTCAATTTCGTGTGTTTTTGGATTTAATGTATAAATTTTATCACTAATTTTTAAATCTTTAATATTTTTTATACCTTCTACTGTAATAACTTCTGTATCTTCAGAAAAACATGTACCATATAAATTAGTTGGCATTAAACTAATACAATTAAATCCATATTGTTGATGATATTTTTGACACATAACTAATCCTGCAATTTTTGCAATTGCATATGCATCATTTGTTGGTTCTAATTCCCCTGTTAATAAATATTCTTCTCTAATAGGTTGTGGAGTAATTTTGGGATATATGCAGGCTGAGCCAAGGTATAATAATTTTTTTACTTTATATTGATATGCGCTGGTAATTACATTAGTTTGTATTTGTAAATTTTCTGTAATAAAATCTGCTGGATAGGTTTTATTATAATATATACCTCCTGCTTTTGCCGCAGCAAGAAATACATAATCAGGTCTGAATATATCAAAAAATCTATCAACAGCAAATTGATTTCTTAGATCAAGTTCTTTACGAGATTTTGTAATAATATTAATATAACCTTGATCTTCTAATTGTCTAACTATTGCAGAACCGACTAATCCATTATGTCCAGCTACAAAAATTTTATCCGTTTTTTTCATAATTCACCTTATTCAAAAAAATATCGTGGGGTTTGATTATCTAAATACACACCTTCTAATGCCATATTTAAAACTCTAGCATAATTGATAATATTAGATGCTTTACATACAACAAAATCACATTCTGATAACATATGCGAATCTAACATTACTTCATCACCCTTTTTCTTATTTAATTCTTCTCCATAATTAATTAAAAATAAAGGAACGGGTTCAGAATTCGTTTTAATCGTATCGTTATAGATTACATTATCAAAATTAAATTGTTTTTTAAAATAATCTTTAATCCATTCTGCTACGCCAATTTCATCTGTGCAAATAAACACCTGTTCAAAATCTTTTTTTACAAATTCTTCGTTAATAGTTTTTAATAACGTTTCAATTTTAATCTTTGCATCACCATGATCTGATCCTCTATAATGAATCCCAAAACAATTTTTAATTTCTCTTGAACTTGTCTTTAAATATTCAGTTAATCTATCAGAATAAGGAATGAATTTGATATATCCACCAAGATTTAATTCTTCAAGAGAAGGATATTCAGAAATCTCACTTAATAAATCTGTTCTCCATCGTATATCATCTCTTTCCATCTCCCCCATATTTTTTATTTTAAACCAATAATTAGCATCACCATATTGTTGTAACATCAATGGAGAAATTTTTATTTTATCAGGATGAATATGTTCCCTTCCAACAAATCTTCTATATCCAGATAATATACATATATAACTAGATAAAAATCCTCTTGGTCCTCCATCATCTAAAAATATATTACTCATATATCACCTTATCATTATATTCTTGAATTAAATCCCAACGTAATTGCCATGATAATCCAGGAAAATGAATTAACCAATCCCCCGGTTGCCAAATTCCTTCATTACCATTAACATCTCTTGCTGCGACAGAATTACCATTTTTATCAGTACCATAATGTTTACCATCATAACTATTCATAAATCTTTGTGGTTGAAGTTGAATGATAGATTTATTTTCTTCATAAGTATCAATCATATATTGTTGTTCAAGAAATTTATTTGAACCATATGTCGGCAAAGAATCAATAATAGATTTTAACCAATTTCTTGCTTCTAAAGAATTTCTGATCAGCATTGAATCACAATTAATTATAAAATTAAAATCTCCGCTCATGATTATATGTTTATCATTAGGAACTTGTAAAATTTTATCTTCAACCCTAATTGTATGATTAGTAATTAATGTATCACCACCTGTCCACCATATCCATGAACATTGCGGAATATTATTTAATAATTCATAAATAAAAATTATTTTTTCAAAACCAACCGGAATGTTATATATTCTATTTCTTGAAATTGCAAGATAATTATGTTTATTTGCATAATTTACTTTATTTTGAAACCAAGAAACATCAGAAACTTTCTGAATGTATTCAACGTCTTTTGTTTCAATTGGCACATGCATAGATGTTAAAATAATCATTAAAATTTCTCCATAAATTTATCAACAATCTCTCCAATATAATCTATCTGCTCTTTTGTCAAAACCGGACTTACTCCATGAAAGAAAGTATTTAACATTGAATATGTTGCATTTTTGTAATCAGATTTAGCAATTTCTTTATATACTATATGAGAATATGCTGGTTGTAACATAATATTTCCGGCAAAATATGGTCTTGTTTGTATTTTATTTTCCTCTAAGTAATCAACAAATTGAGTTCTTGTAAAAGGAGAATTTTCCTTTATAGTCAATGGAAAAGCAAACCATGATGGATTACTCTTTTCCGTTGGTTTAGGTAGAATAAAAAAGTCTTCGTATTTTTCATATATTTTATATAATAAATGATAATTACATCTTCTTAATAAGAATATTTCATCTAATTTTTTTAATTGTGTTAATCCAACTGATGCTTGTATTTCAATGGGTTTCATATTATACCCAATTTCACTATAAACATACTTATGATCAAAAATTTCATCCGGAAATGATGGAATCCAATTTGAAAATCTATTCTTACATGTACCACACTTTAATGTATTTGCTTTTGGTCCAACGCAATAACATGACCGGCCCCATTCACGAAAACTTCTTACAACCATTTCCAATTCTTTAGTTTTAGTAGAAACAAACCCTCCCTCGCCCAAAGTAGTCAAATGATGAGCTGGATACATACTACAAGATGCCATTTCACCAAAACTACCTAAATATTTCCCATCATAAGTTGAACCTAATGCATCACAACAATCTTCCAATAAAACTAAATTATATTTTTTAACAAGATGCATTAATCGTTCCATATCAGGAGGATTACCTAATACATGTGCAAATGTAATAATCTTTATATCTTCAGTATAATTATATTTTAAAATTTCTTCAACTTTATCAAGATCAAGATTTAATGTGTCTAATTCAATATCAACAAAAACGGGTTGAAATCCCACTTGTAAAATTGGATTTACTGTAGTTGGAAATCCTGCAATTGGAACTAAAACTTTAGTTCCTTTTGGAAAATTAAATCCATTTTTAGATCGCATTGCTTCCATCATTAATAAATTAGCACTTGATCCACTATTAACTAATACTCCATGATCCTTGCCAAAATATTTTGGGAATTTTCTTTCAAATTTTACTGCATCATCACCAAGAACCAACCATCCTTTTAATAAAGTGTTAACAGCTGTTACATATTCTTCTGAATCAAAATAAGGACCAGCATATTTTACATAATCTTTTCCAGGAGTCCATGTTTCCTTAGATTGCTTTTCTTTTATATAAGAATCAACTAAATTTAAAATAGTTTGTAATTCAAACATTTTTCACCCCTAATTCATATTGGCACATTTCTTGCACAAGATCATCAAATGTTATTATTGGTTCCCATCCCAATTCACGTTTTGCTTTTGCAGGATTACCTAATAATGTTTCTACTTCAGTTGGTCTAAAATATTTAGGATCAACTCTAATCACAATAAGATTAGTATTTCTATCTACCCCAACTTCGCACATTCCTTCACCTTCCCATACAATATCCATACCAAAATAAGGAGCACATCGTTCAACAAATTGTTTTACTGAATATTGTTTACCACTAGCAAGAACAAAATCATCAGGTATTTTATGTTGTAACATCATCCACATACCATTTACCATATCTTTTGCATGACTCCAATCTCGTAAAGCATTAAGATTACCTAAATATAAACAATTTTGTTGTTTATTTTTTATTGCATTTAATCCAATCGTAATCTTTCTAGTTACAAAAGTTTCGCCTCTTCGGCTCGATTCGTGGTTGAATAAAATTCCGTTACAAGCAAACATATGATATGCTTCTCTATAATTTTTAACTATCCAATAACCAAAGATTTTTGCACATGCATATGGACTTCTGGGATAAAAAGGTGTTGTTTCTGTTTGAGGAATTTCTTGAACTAATCCATAAAGCTCACTTGTAGAGGCTTGATAAAATCTAGTATGTGTTTCTAATCCTAATAATCTAATAGATTCAAGGATTCTTAATGTTCCTAATGCATCTACATTAGCAGTATATTCAGGAATATCAAAAGAAACTTTAACGTGGCTTTGAGCCGCAAGATTATAAATTTCATCTGGTAATATTGAACTTATTAGATTCGTTACATTTAATGAATCTGTAACATCACCATACACCAAATTAAAGTTTCTATGTCCATAAATATGATCAATTCTTGATGTATTATAAGAAGAACTTCTTCTTTTTACGCCATAAACTTCATAACCTTTTTCTAAAAGGAGTTCAGATAAATACGAACCAGTTTGTCCTGTTACTCCAAAAATTAATGCTTTTTTCATATATCACCATATAAAAATATTTTTATTATATTCAATAATTTTTTTTAATTCTTCATCAAAATTTGCCATTGGTTGCCAACCCAAAGATTTTAATTTTGAATCATCAATTGCATACCGCACATCTTGTCCACTTCTATTATAAGAATAATCTATAAACGCATCAAAGTCAAGAGTTGTAGAATTATAATACATTGAAATTATTTTTTTAACTACACTAAGATTAGTATCTTCATAATTACCAGAAATATTATAAATTGAATTTAAAGATTCAGTATCAATTAATTTTATAATTGCTGATACTGTATCTGAAACATGTAACCATGTTCGTTTAGGAGTTCCTTGATTATGTAAAGGAATTTTTCGTCCTAATTGTAACCATTTACAAGTTTTTGGAATTAACTTTTCTGTATATTGTCCAATACCATAATTATTTGTCGGTCTTACAATAATATATGGTATAGAAAAGGTTCTTGCCCATGCAGAAATTAACATATCTGCCGCAGCTTTGGTAGAAGAATATGGGTTCGATGGTTTTAATAAATCAGTTTCTTTATGTAATCCTGTAATAATATCACCATATGTTTCATCGGTTGATAAATGTAAAAAAACTGGCATCTTAAACTTACGTTTTTGTCTTATCAATTCTAATAAATTATAAACACCATCAATATTACTTCGCAAAAATTCTTTAGCATTAACAATGGAATTATCTACATGACTTTCAGCCGCAGTGTTTATAATATAATCACAATCATATAACGAAGTCAAATCATTTATATCTGATTTAATATATTTAAAGTTTGAATATGATAAAAATTCTTCTAATATATTAATATTTGCAGCATAAGTTTCATTATCAACACCAATAACATACCAACCTAATTCTAAACATTTTCTGGTTAAATGATGTCCAATAAATCCTAAACATCCAGTAATATACACCACTTTCTTCATAAATATTTCTCCAATCCATATTCTAATCCCTTTAATGGTAAATTTAAAAGAGATAATCTATATCCATCACCTGTATAATTTAAACCATCTGGTTCAAGAATAATGTTTTTCTTCAAATGATGAATTTCTATAAATTTATTAACAATTTCACCTAATGTTAATTTTTGTTTATATACTAAATTAACATCCTTTTCACATGAAATTATATTATAATTATCAATATAAGTATAATTATCAATATAATATTCAACAACAGGTAATATATCTTCTAACCAAAAATAATCAAAATATCTATTTTGTATTCTTATAGTATCTAACGATAAAATTCTTTTAAATAATCTATAATCTGGTTCTGAAGAAGAAAACACCCCAAATAATCGTAACAAATAAAAATTTTCTATATTGTTACTCATTCGTGCTATTAAATTCTTACTTTTTCCATAATGATCTTTTGGAAACGAATCTTCTATTTGTATTTCTTGTTTATTATCAATATTAAATTTTCTATTAAATTCTGCTCCAGACCCGAACGTAATTAATTTTCCAAATAAATGTTTTGTTGCAACTAAATTTTCAAAAATACTTATATTTGTATTATATACGGTATAATCAAACTGATCTATACTAGAATTTAATTTTCCAGCACAATTAATAACCGTATTAAAATTGTGGGTTTTAAAAAACCTATAAACATCTTTTAAATTTGTTAAATCAACAACTGTTCTATTAACAGGATATACTTTATACTTATCCTGTAAAGCAGAAGATAAATATTTTCCTATAAACCCATCTGATCCTAAAATTGCAATTTCTTTCATACTGATATAATCATTTCTTCGTTTAATTCTTCTTCTGATAAGAATGGATACATATCATGTAATCCACACTGTTTTCCATTTTTTAATGCTTGAGCAGGAACAATTTCTTGCTCAGAATCACATACACATTCAATAATATGAGGACCAACAACATCCTCATTCAATAAATTGGACATATTATTTAATTCATTATAATTATTAATTGCATTATATTTTATTTCAAAGGTATTTGCAACATCCGATAATTTTGGAAACCACAAACCATTATTATATCCAGTACCAAAAACCCGATGTTCAAAGAATTTTGATTGTGTATTTCTTATACTTAAATATCCACCATTATTCAATACTATAAATTTAATATTTAAATTATGATATCTAACAGTAGCAAGTTCTTGAATATTACTCATAAAAGAACCATCACCAACAAACACGATAACTCGATTAAACCCATAAAGAGCAACACCAATAGATGCTGGTAAAACCCATCCCATATCAGCTTGAGCAGGACTGGAAATTAATTGTTGATTATCTTTTATTTTTAATGTGACTGGACATATATAACTCATTGATCCAGCATCACACATAAAAACATCATTATATTTTGAGCATTTATTTACTTCTTCAACAACAGAATATAAATTTAAATCCTTTTTTGAATCATTATATTCTTCATTATAAACAGGCCATTTATTTTTCCAATGTTGGCATTTTTCTATCCATTCGGTTTTATTCATAGTATACCACCAAAAAATTCTTGTAATGTACCATTAATAGATAAATCAATATTAATTATATTCTTTTTTAATTCATTTTTATCACAGTCTAAATAAATTTTTTTACTTTTTGGACTGAATTGTTTTGGATCATATCCAATATGACTACTATTTAAACTACAACCCAGAATTAATAATAGATCACAATTTGTTAATGCAAAATTTCCTGCTCTTGATCCTTTAATTCCAATTGCACCAATATTTAAAGGATGATCACTTGGCATCAAATCTCTCGCTCCATAAGTTGTGACAAATGGGATTTGATACTTTTCAATAAAGGTTGCAAATTGTCGTTTTGATTGGCTTTGAATAACTCCATTACCAGATAAAATTAATGGACGAGAAGATTTGTTTAATTCATGTTTTATTGTAATAACATCTTCTTTAGTAAAAATAGGAATATCATCTTCAGGATAAAATGTTTTCCAATTATCAAAACTCATTTCAGCAGTTTGAATATTACTTGGAATATCCAACCAAACTGGACCTTTTCTTCCCGAAGTTGCTATATGAATTGCTTTTTTTAATTCATAAGCAACTTCTTCTACATTTTCTATAAACTTTACATATTTAGTTATTGATTTATAATTTTCAATAATATTATGTTCTTGAATACCATATTTACGAATATTAATATTTTTTTGTGTATTAATAACACTTGAACAAGTATCTGATCTAACATTACCTGATAAAAATAACACTGGAACAGAATCTTGCCATGCATCTAATACAGAAGTTGCACAATTTGTACCTCCACACCCTGTAGTTGGATTAACTACTGAAAAATTTCCTGAATATTTTGCTTCTCCAATAGCAGCATGACCAGCACCTTGTTCATGATGAAAACAAATATATTTTATTTTACCATGTTTTATAAACCCATCATTTAATCCACTGGCACCACCACCCATTAAACCATACACATAATAAACACCTTTATTATATAAATGATCTGCAATCCAATCACATACTCTCATGATAATACTCCTTTTATGATATTTACCGCTTTTTCAATATTTTCAAGACTATTTGCATAACATAATCTTATATATCCTTCGCCATATTCACCAAAACAAGTTCCGGGTAAGGTGACTACTCCATTATTCATTAATAATTCTACTACTTCATAACTTGTCATTCCAGTTTTAGTAATATTAGGAAATACATAAAAAGCACCACCGGGCAATAAACATGAAATATTATTAATTTTATTTAATCCATCAACAAGAAAATCCCTTCTAGTTTTATATAGATTTTTCATATTTTCTGAATAATATGTATTTCTTAATGCTGCTATACCAGCCATTTGTATGAATGGACTAACACAACTAGAAGTTGACTGTAATAATAATTGCATTTTTTCAATAACTTCTGATGGACCAATCAGAGAACCTAATCTCCATCCAGTCATTGCAAATGCTTTAGAAAATCCATTGCTCAGTATAACATGAGATTTACATTTATCAAACATTGATGGACTACTAAAAAAGGTTTCTCCATAATTCATTCTTGAATAAATTTCATCTGAATATAAATAAACATCATATTTTTCTGCAATTTCATACACTTCTTTAATCTCTTCTGGAGTCATTACTGATCCAGTAGGATTACTTGGACTATTAATTATGATTAATCTGGTTTTATCTGTTATTAAATTTTCTATATCTTTTGGATTCATCCTAAATTCGTTTTCTTCCTTTAATGGAACCCTAATAGGAACTGCTCCACACATTTTTATAATTGTATAATAAGTTGGAAATCCCGGATCAGGAACAATAACTTCACAACCATTATCAACTAAACATGAAACTGCATAATATATACCAATATTCGCACCGGGAGTTACAAGAACTTGATCTAAATCTGGTTTAAAATGTCTACTAATTTCTGTTATTTCTTGAATACGTTTTCTAAATTCTAGTAATCCATAACTAGAACAATAATGTGTCATTCCACTATTAAGTGCTTCTATAGTTTCATCAACAATCATTTTTGGAGTATTAAAATCAGGATCACCTATTTCTAAATGAATCATAGGGTTTCCAGATAATTCTAAACTTTTTGCTTTATCTAAAACTTTGAACATAGGTTGTCCATCAATTTTATAAGCAAATTCACTGATTTTTTTCATAATATTACCAATATGCAAATGAAGATTCTAAATGACTATACTCTTTTTGAAATTTTGGTTTATCTACATCTAATGGAAAAATCCAATATGGATTTTTTGCCCTATTAATCCATTCATCATAATAAGAATTATATAACCATCTTGATCCTTTTATACCGAAAAATAATTGAATGGTTCCACCAGTTTGAATTCCTATCTTACTTTGATGTTTTGCATGAGACACATAAAATGGAGATTGTGTTGTAACACCAGATAATAATACATCATAATCATATTGATCAATTATTTGTTTAGTTATTTCAATCAATTCTTCCCAATTTTTACAATCATCATATTGTCTATCATCCCAAACTGGACTATATGGAGTTCTTATCGCATCTACTAATTCAAAAGGAACGATTAAATCTTTATCTTCTCCCCATATCTTATCTATCTTATCCCATTGATATTTAATGGTTTCTGAATGCGATGATATTACTAAAACTTTTTTATCTTTTAATACTGAAGTCCAAGGTAATTCTCCACTAATTCTATAATGTTTTAATAATGCAACTGGGTCTAATACTTCACAGGTATTTTTAAAAAATACCGGTCTATTGAAATATTGTTTGGCAAAAACAGAATTAGTTCTTAATACATCTGATATATCAACAAATCCTAATATATCAGCATCAAACATAATTTCCATTGTTTTTGGTTGAACTACAGTTAATCCATAATTTAAATCATGTGGATAAACTCCTCCTTCAACCAAAGTATATTCATTATAAAATTCATTAACTGGAACCGTTCCATTATACACACAATCCATAACATATCCAGCAGTATTATCAATTCGCATTAAACAAAATGATTCGTTTGTAGAAATTTTATCTGTTAATAATCTATTAACTTCACCGAATGTTTTAATCATAATTTAATTCTTTCTCTTAAAAAATTATATAAATTATCTAATGTTGGAATTACATTAAATAATGGTTCTTTTGCTATTTCAATGAAATCAAGTTTATTTTCACATTTCTTTATTATTTCAACTAAATCTTCAGTATTTTTAAAATTATTATAATTTATACAACATTTCTCGTTAAAATCTTGTTTTACTGATGCAGACCCATAATATATAGGAACACAACCAGCGATTTTTGCTTCTAATAATTTTTCTGTAATATATCCATCAGTAATAGAATTTTCGAAACAAATGTTCCAACGATAATTTTCTAATAATTTTAATTTATCTCCATCATAATACTTTCCAAAAACTTTACCATATCCATGAACTGAACCTATATAATTAAGTTTTTGTGCTATATCTAATCTATTAAAAACTGGATTACCTATTATAATTGCACAAAATTCAGGTCTGTTCCAAACTTCTTTAACATCCCATTGTTTAGTCAATTGTTCCGGTAAAATTCTAGCATGAGGAAAATTAGGTTCATTCCACCAATTTATATATAACATCCAATGAGGAAGCCTAAAATTTTTTCCATTATGAGAATTAAAATCAAATGATAGGGTATAATCCGCAAATAAAAATTCTGGTGGTTCATTTTCACCGGTATAAAATATCTTAATTGCTTTACTATCTTTATATTCTAAACGTTTTTGTCCAAATGAAGACGACATGATAATATCAGCATCTTCTGGTGAAGAATCAAAAATAAAATTATATTTTGGAAAACAGTCTTTAAATACTAAATTAAACCAATTACAATTTACATCAAATCCTGGCCAAAAATCTAAATAACAAATATTAACTTCACGCATTACAATTATCGTGCAGTAGTATCGTAGATTATAATTTCATCATTATTTACAATAGATGATGTAAATCCATACAATTTTGCTAATTCAATAGGTTTAACTTTTATACAATAAATTATTTGTTTTAAATTATCTGGACATTTACTATACATTTCTTGCATTTCTTCTTCAGCTTGATCTTTTTTATATCCAGTTGAAGGAGGATGATGTATTGTAAAATTATAATCTCTAATAACTTTTCTTTGTTTAATATGAGAAAATGCACAAATTAATAAATCCCATCCCCAACCTAATTCATTGGTACTCATCAAATTAAGATTTTCAATCATTTCTTGAATAAAATCTTTATGAATAAACCAACAAGTATTATCTGTTGTAGCAACAAGTTTTAGTCCATTTTCTATGTCAATAATATCAGTTCTTGATGGAATATAAAAAGTATCATCCACATTTGGAGCATAAACCCCCCATTGATATTTTTCAAAAGATTTCTTTGCGGAATCTATAATTTGTTTAAATTGATCACTTGATGCATCAGATTGAATATGCCAAAAACAATCATATTTTTCTGGATCAAATAAATTTAAAGCAATTCTAAATTGAGCAGAAAAATAATATTCATTACCTATATTTTTCCAATGTTCAAATTTATGCTCATCATCCGAATTAACAACAACAACATCAACATAATTTTTTAATTCCTTTTCTAATTTTAAAGTATTTTCGTATTGTCCTTTCCAATTAAATATAAAACATTGTATTTTCATTATTTTCTCCACGGAAAATTCCCATTAAATTGTTCTTCTACTTTTTTATTCCAATGTTTAAAAAAATCTCCAGTTAATGTATTATCTCCACCTAATCTATAATTAACCGTATATTTACCAGTACAATCAGTATTTTTAAAATTATTTAATAATACTTGAAGATATCTTCTATCATGTCCAAATCCACCAATAAAATAAGGAGAACATAATATAGCAATATCTCTTTTTAAACAATAACAACTGGTATCTACTAAATTATAATCCATAACAGGACGATATATTCCTAAACTTTCACAGTCATCATTACATATATATTCTTTATTTTCAGATACAATTTTTCTTAATGAATAAGTCCAATCAAGATTGTTTTTTTCAATTGTATTCACACAACATTCAATATGTGTTTCATCAATAAAATTATCCTGATCTAAATATGCAATATAATCAGTTGCGGCAAGAAAAGAGAATGCAGAATATATATTATGCCCATTTCGTCCATCCTTTCCAGTATTATCATGAAGGTAATACACACGAAGTTTTGGATTTTCTAATATATATTGATCTAGATATTGATTAATAATGGCATTAGTACGAGATTTATATTCATGACCATCAACTACTAAATATATTAAAATATTTTCATAAGTTTGATTTAGTACAGAATCAATTGCATCTTTTACAACACTTGATCCTGTAGTTGGTATTATAATTCCTACACTCTTATTCATAGTACAAAACACCAATTATGTAACCGTTTAATTACATCTTCAGATGTATAACCATCCCAAGGTTTTGCTTTTTCTAAAGTGGGAATTTTATCAAGCATATTCCAATATTGTTCTGGAATATGATAAGAAATATCACCAGAAGAAAGATTCATTCCAGCAATGAACCAACCATCATATGATGTTCCATCCTCATGATTCCGGGATTTCCAAGAAATACCCGGATAAGTTTTCATTAATGTAATAAATAATAAAATTCTATGAGCATAAATCTCATCCGTCGTATGATACCCATCATAAATTTTATTAAAATCACCAGTTAATTTTATTGTTGTTGTATTTGCATTATCAACTTTAAGTTCAAATTTTTTAATATTACCTTTAATTTCAATGTTAGTCATAATATAAATTTACTCTTTTTAATACGTTAAAACTTGCATTGTTCCCACTGTACTTTGTGAATTTGTTAATGGAGTATAGGCTAAAATAATTTCATTTACTGATCCATCAATATTTGTTGTTAACCAACTAAAAGAATTTCTGATTCATGCATTTTATCTTTTCATTTAATGATATACTCTATTATTTATATAATCATACAAATGATATAACTTCATATTTTCTATTATCAGATTCGTCAAGAGTATATATAACCCCTTTCAATTCAAAGGTTTTAATTGCTTTCATACAAGCATCACATGGTTTAGCAACACCTTGTATCAATTTTATTTTATGTGTAGAATCAAATTTCATTCTACATACATAAATAACACATTTTCGCATTGTGTACAAATCAATACACTTGAAAGCATTTTTTATTGCTGATACTTCTGCATGGGGAAACACAATTTCAGGATTTCTACTAAATTTGTTTTGAAATGCATCAGTTTTATTAAAGTCATTTATACCAATAGAAATAATTTTATTATTTTTTACAATTGCAGCGGATACAGAAATTCGTTGTTTTGCACTTGTATCTCGTGCAATCATTCGCAAGGTTTCAAAAATTGACTCTTTAGGCTTCATGATATAATCATACACTAAATTTCTAGTTATGTCAATTTAAATTTTAAAATCTCCAAAATTTCTTTTTGTAGGAACGTCTTTTGTTGGTTCTTGTCCTGAATTTACAATATCCTCTTGTGCAGAGTATTCAACATCATATAATTGCATTTTTGCTGTATTTACACCAATAATAAATTTATTATCTTTATTTAAATCTCTATACCTATTTTTAATTTGTTTTATCAATATTTGATTTAAATTTCTTAGTTCTTCTGTATTTATCACTCCAAACATACTATCACAAGTAGCATTTAATGCAAAACTTTCGCTTACTGAAGTCATATCTAAATCACTAGAATTTGTCCCTGATCTAACAGTTTGTGTTGCTGTAAGTATTGGTAAATTATATTCTTGTGCAATTCCTCTAATCTCTTCTGAGATACTTTTAATTAAAGTATAACTATTAACAGACCCACTAGATTTAATTCTACTTGATGCACAAATATTAAGATAATCAATAATAATAATATCAGGAATAAAATTTAACTTTAAATTTAATTCATTTAATAATGATCTAAAATGATTTGTTGATCCTACTCCTGTTGGATATTCTTTTATAATTAATTTACCTAAATTAACCCTTTCCTTTAAATTTCTTATTTTTGATTCATAAGTAGAAAATCCAATTTTTAATAAATCATCTATTGACAAATTTAAGATATTTGCATCTATACGTTTTGCAATTTCTTCTTCTGACATTTCTAATGTTATATATAAAACATTCTTTCCTTGACTTAAATATGAAGAAGATAAATGACACATGATTAAAGATTTACCTCCGTGTGGAGGCGATAAAAAGACATTAAGAGTCTTTTTTGGAAATCCTCCATTTGTAACTTTATTTAAGTATTCTAAATCACAAGGTATTCGTTCTTCTTTTCTATGATAAAAATTATATCGGTCTTCAAAATCATTAATAAAATCATGTCCACAATTCAAATTAAATCCTACAGCTAATGCATCAGACAAAATTTTAGGAATCGCTCCAGTATCTTTATTTTTATCTTTGCCATCAGCAATAGAAATTGCTTCTACAAGACCATTATAAATTGCTTTATTTTTACAAAACTTTTCTGATTCATCAATTAACCACTCTAATCTACATAAATCATCTTTAGTTTCATGAATTTGATTTAATATCTCAAATACAGTTTTATATTCGTTTTCATGAAGATTACTTGCATTTAATGTTATACATAAAGTTTCGTATGTTGGGTTTGTATTATACTTTGAAATGAATTCTTTAATTGTTTTAAAAAGAATTTTTTCATTTAAATCTGTAAAATATTCATCTTTTAAGAATGGTAATACTTTTCTTGTATACTGTTCATCATAAATTAATGATTTTAATATTGAAGTTTCTATTCTCATAGAATATTTTATTCCTCTATAATGTCACTTTCATCAACATCATCCAAAATTTGTTTAGAAGTAAATTGTTCAGATTTTTCTATCTGATCTAGTAAAATACTTGAAATCAAATCTCCTAAAAAATTCTTAAAGTCTTCATTTTCCTCAAGATTTTTCATTCCAGCAGCATCAATAATATCATATTCAAATGATAATGTTGCTGTTCCATCTTCTTCTTCATTTGCTGAAATTTTACCATATCTAAAAATAACATCTTTAAATTGATCATTTAAAATTTCAATGTTTGCTAAAGTTCCTGTTTCAACAGGAACAATTACTCTATAATCTATATTTTCTTGTAATTTAATCATTTGCGTTCTCACTTTCCGTTGAAAATTCTTTTTCAATTTCTTCGTCACTAATAATAGCATGAGAAGAAATAGAATATCTGTTATATATATCATTTTTAAATTCCTCTGAATTTAAAATAGAATCCCAAAACTCTTTAGTATTAGTATCCTTTGCTCTATATTTTTTATCTTCAATCTCACCAGTAGTTTTATTAACTTTAGAATACCAACCCTGAACCGGTTTAATAACCCATCCTAATTCTAAAGCAATATCTAATAATCCTGAATATTTTAATGCACCATGTTCAAAACTAATTGAAATAGGAATCTTGGACTTTTCTTTTACAAACCTTGATTTTTCTACATTAATGATAAAATTATAACCACTTAATTCTTTTTCGTCTTTTTCTTGTTGCCTACCAAGAATATATATATTATCTGAAGAATAAACACTACCAGTTCCTCCACCAATTATATCCTTTGGATATAATCCAATTTCTTTATAAACATGATTTATTACAATCAATGGAATATCTTTAATAACTAAATGTGGAGTTATCATTCTAAATAAACTTTTTATTTGTTTTGCTCTTGACATATCAGCAACGGATTTCCCATCCATTGCATCATCAATTTCTTTTCGAGATGCTAAATTCCCAATAGAATCAATAATAATTATTACTTTATCATCTCGTTCAAATCCATCAAGTTGTTGCATTAAATCAAATTTTAATTGTTCAATATCAGTTAATGGAATATGAAAAATTCTATTTAGGTCTAAACTAAAATTATTAAAATAATTAATTGGAGAACCAAATTCTGAATCATAAAATATTAAATATGAATCTGGATATTTATCCATATAGGATTTTGCCATTAATAAGGAAAATCCAGTTTTAAACATTTTACTTACTCCAGCCCATGTAGTAATTCCAGACGAAAATCCTCCATCAATACGACCAGAGAAGGCAATGTTTAATACCGGAATTGATGTTGGAATTATATCTCGATTATTAAATACTTTAGATTTTTCTAATAAAGCAGAATCCTTAATCGTACAATTTTTTTTAATCTTATCTAATAAACTCATTATATTATTACCTCAAATATAGGTTTCAAAAAAAACTATCTATTGTATTTCGTTTCTCAAGTTCCCACCCAATTTTAGTTGTGATTGCTTGTAATGGTTCAAGAAATGATTTTTCTAACATTGTATTATAATCTATAAATGGATGTAATGCAAATTCTTTTGGTAATTTATTAGAAAAAGAAATTACATTCTCTTTTAGTGGATTCGGAACTTTAAGATAACAATATTTAATTTTATCCCCTTCTTTAATAGATTCATAAACAGTATCTAATGATTTATCTTGTAATAATTTATTAAATAATAAAGATGCTCTTACATGCACTGGTGTTCCTTTAGAATACAATGTGGTATCGTCAAAATATTTATTTAATCCATTAACACCTCTTGGAAAAGCAATTTCTTCTGGTTGAAATGTTAAAAATTCTTTTTTAAAATTTCTAACAAATTCTTGCAATTCATCTTGAGTTTTATTCAAAATAATACTAACACAAGTTTTTAATGCAGTTTTAACTTTTGCTGGAGTTGAAGATTTAACAATTTCTAATCCAGTTACTTTAATTTTTGGTTCTGCATAAACAACTCCTTCATTAGAATATACATTTAATGCGTACCGTTTTTTTGCAACAAATACACCAGAAGAACAAATTTTTTCTAATTTATAAGAAATTGAATGATCAGCAACATTACAGTATGTTAATAATTTATTACAAACATTATCTACTTCAGGTTGAATCTTTTTATCAACGATTTTATTTACTAATTTAATAATTTTTTCATTAGGAATATCTTTTGGAATAAATTTTTCAATAATATCTTGTAATGTTATGATCAAAGAATCAGTATCAGCTGCTAAAACATAATCTTTATCTAAATTTAATAAAACATTTAAATATTCATTAATATATTTTATAATCCATCTATTTGTTAATTGTCCAGATAATGTAATTGCTTCTGCTAATCTAACATCATACCATCTAAAGTATTGGTTCCCAATTGAGCCGTAAAGAGAATTAGCAACAAGTTTAAGTGCAACTTGAAAAGCATTATATTTTACTACTAATTTATTTAACTCTTCTTTTTTTGTTACATCGAGTTCTTTTTCATATTGTGATTGATAAGAAAGCATTTTTTTCTTGTATAACTTTCTTTCATCAAATAATTTTGCTACGATTGTTGGAATAAATCCTTTTTTATCCGTTCTAAAGAATTGTCCATTAGGAGTGAGACAAACGTTATCCTCTTTTAATGAGGATAAATCAATAGATTCTGCCAAAATAGATTCTACAGATACGTCATTTTTTAAAATTGTTTGCATATTTTCTGTATAATCTATTGGTTCTATTAAAGTTTCAGGCGAAATATTCCATGTTCGCATTGCTGATGGATACAAACTTGCAGCGTCAATAGTAGCAATCCACTTATATAATCCTGTTATTGGCGGTTTAACATATGCTCCTTTATAATCAACAAATTCATTTTTATTAATACATGGAATTTGAATATTTTGTTCGCGCAAAGAATTAAAACATAATGCATCACCTAACCGAGTTTGATGATAAATATCTTCATAATTAGTTTTTGTATAATATGCTAAAGTAAGTGCTAATTCAAATAATTTACAATGTTTATCTAAATTTTCAACAAGACGAACATCTTGTAAATTATATTCATAAAATTTTTGTTTATCCGTAACATAAAGATTATGAAGACTTCCTTCGTATTCGGTTTTATTTTCACCAATTTCTGTTTCAGCAATAAAATCTAATCTATAAGATTCTTTAGAGTTTCCTCCTGGTTGATATTTTTTATATAGATCAATATAATCCAAAGATGCAATCCCTAAAATAGAATATGAAATATCTTCTTCATATCTTTTAAATTTTGGATTAAATCTTTTAGTTTTCTTATCTTGTATAATTCCCCAAGGAGAAAGTTTTTTCGTTTCTGATTCTCCAATGATTTTATTACATCTATTAATCAAATAAATAATATCAAAATTATCAGTTAACCATCCAGATACAATATCAGGATATTTAATAGACCATATTTGAATAAACTTTTTTAATAAAGTCCATTCATCTTTACATTTAATATAAATTGTGTCTTCAGGTGCATCAAAATCATCATATCCAAATAAATAAAATTTATCCTCGTTTATAAATTTTAATGCAATAGAAATTATCGGTTGAAAGGGATTATCTGTAGAAGCAAATCCTCCTGTTTCGGGATTTGAATTAACTTCAATATCAAAAATTGCGATTCTAATATTATTTAAATCCCACTTAACTTCTTTATATAAATCAGATATTAAACAATATTCAAACTTAGTATTACCATAAATCTTAAAATTTTCAATTTTTTCATGTTTTCTTAAAAATTCTTTTGCAGAATTGATATCATTAAAATTTAGTTTTTTTAAAGATTCTCCATATAATGTTTTATACTTTGAATCTTCGTTTGTTGGAACAAATAAAGAAGGTTTGTATTTTATTTTCTTTTGTATGGGAACTCCATTATGAATTCCTCGAAATAATATATTATTACCATATTGTTTCACATTTGTATACATAATTTATTACATTAACAAAGAAGTTTTTGGTGTTACGATTCCGCTAGTTGAGGTATAATAATGAGATACAAAATCATCTGCTGGTTCATATTCATAAATAATATGATCTAATGAAATTTTAAGAGGTTCATTCTTATCTTTAATCATTAAAGGAAAAGGAATAACTCCAAATTGAGTATCATTTGATGATCTACCCGGAACAATGATAATCTGAAGAGGATTTCTTACTGAATATGTTTTATCAGTTTCATTAAATGAAATATCAGCAATAACTTCTTCTCCGGTAATTAATTTAATACATCTAATATTATTCATCTTTTTTTCCTTTTTGTACTCTGATATCATGTAAATGTTTACTAACAGGAATTAAAAGTAATTGATCACCAAAAACATCTAATTTTTCTTTAATCAAATTATGATATTCTTCTTTTTGTGAATCAGACATTCCTTCTTCTTTAACATAAACTAAAACTTTATCTTCTGGTTCAACTCTTAATATTTCAAGATCAACTCCAGTATAAGTTATAAACACTCTATGTCCTCTTTCAGTGACATATTTCAAAAAATCATCATCTGAGATTTCTTTTAATTTTTTTACCGAATCTTCTTCTGATAATCCAGATGTATTTACTTTAATAATAAGATCATCCCCCGGTTTTAAATTTAATCGAGAAAAACCAATTTCATTTTCTGTTGTCATTTTATTCTCCAATTTTGTAAACATTAATTCCACAATCGTTTAAGAATTTAATTCCTTCATTAGACTTATATTCATTTTCATAATAAAAAGAAGTTATCTTTGCTCCATATAATAATTTTGCACAATTCATACAACATGCATGAGTACAAAATACAACTCCATTATACGAACTAATGTCAGAAGAAGCAACTTTCATCAGCATTGCTTCTTCTGCATGAGTTACACAGGATTTTGTTTTTAAAATTTCAATCCTATTTTCATATATTATATCTTCACAATTATTATCCCACCCTCGTGGAGTTCCATTCCATGAATGCGATATTATCATATCATTCTTTACTAATATTGCTCCAACCTTTAGTCTTTTTGCATAAGACATTTGAGCGGTTCTTCTAGCAATATCCATATAATATTTAATAAATCTTTCATTCATTTGATATAAATGTCATATTCTCTTTTAGCATATATCTAATATTTTTATCAGATGGAATTCTTTTGACACCCATAAATTTTTTCCCCTCAATAATTTTTTCGGGAAAATCCTTAGAAGTATAATAAATATCTTCTGTGTTAATTTTACTTCTGACTTTGATTAAAGGACTATGAAGTTTATAAGTTTTTTTAGACATAAAAACTCTCTTATATTAATATTATTGAAAAATCTAAGGGGAGATTAATTTCTCCCCTTAGTTAAATTTATTAAGAAATATTGATTTTCTTTGGAAGTTTATGTTCAGGAATATGATTTTTTAACATTATTGTTAAAATACCATCTTTCATATTTGCTTCCTGAACTTCAACTGTATCAGCAAGTTTATATTCTCGTTTAAAATCTCTATTAGAGATACCTTTATGTAAATATTCCATAGTATCTTCAGACGATTTAGTTCCTGTAACAACAAGAAGAGAATCTTCTAAATTAATATCAATTTCATTTTTATCAAATCCCGCAACGGCGATTTCGATAACATAATTTAGATCATCAACTTTTCTGATATTATAAGGCGGATAATTTATATTTTTCATCATAGGAACCTTTGATAATTCATCAAAAATACGATCAAATCCAACAAAAAAAGGTTCATAGATGTTTGGCACCAATTGATTTGTATATTCTGTTAGCATATTTTTATCGCCAATTCCAGTTACAGAACCAACAGAATAATTTGGTGAAAGTGATTTTTGTAATGCAGTTCTAGTCATAGTTATTCTCCTAATTAAAGCAAGAAATTAAAAAGACATCTTTCCCGAAGGCAAAGATTTAATTTGGAAAGTTTAATCTGATTTCCAGCAGATTATTTATTAAAATTTCCTTTCTTTTTTCCAACATTATATTTATGCGAAATTTCCCAATCTGGTTTTTCTTTATATGTTAAAATTTTGATCTGATTCAAATCTACTACATTATTCTTTATAGAACTATCATCAGTAATCTTTAATAAATCCCAATCCTGAAGTAATAACGCAATGGTATTCCTTCTTGCAATATCATTTTCAGATATATTAGTAGGTTTCTTATCTAATGCAAATAATTCTTTAAAATGTAAAATCCGATAAAATCCTCTTTTATGTAATAAATATACCGATGGAAATAATATCTTTTGAGTTGGTTCCAAAGTATTTTCATTAAATTTAACTGATGCAACTCCAATCCTAGATAATGTTTCCTTAATCTTTAAAAAACTATCTTCATCTAAAAGTTCTACCGAAATACCATATCCATTAAAAATGTCATCCATATTCATTCTCCAGACAATAATATAAATATTTATATTATTTAGATTTTCCACCTTTATCTAATCTGGATTTTAATTCAGTAATTTGTTCTTCAGATAATATTAATAAAACCTCCTTTGCTTTATTCAAAGATATGTTATAATATTCTTTAATGATATTAATATTTTCAACTTCTTTAGATTTTAACCATTTTGAATATTTTCTTTTATATTTTCTAATAGAATGAAAGAAAAAATCATATTGCATTTTTTTATCAAGATGACTTGATAGATTCATCATATTAGACAAATAAACTGTATCAATATATCCCGATAAAACTTTATTTACAACAAACGGATTATAATTTTTTTCATCGTCTTCAGAAATTAATTGATAATCATTATTTTGTAATAATGAAGGTATTATTTCTTTAAATAAATCCTTTTCCATTATTTAAACTGACAATCTGTCATAACTTCAATCATAAATGCTAATAAATTTATTTCTTGATCACAAGAAAATCCTGATTGATATTGATATTTAGCAATAATTAACACTAATTGAGGAATTGAATTTGGAGTTAAAAATTCATACATTCCATCATATAATTTTCTATAAATTGTATTAGGATCATTTGTATGATTCTCCACAACCCATTCTCTAACTTTTCCAAAATTTTTCTCTTTTAAATAACTTAATAAATCTTTTAATTGAATATCACCAATCTGGGTTAATAATCCAATATCAATGCTACCACTAGAAGAATATCTTTGCAATTCATTTAAAATCCTTCTATTGTCAGGATACCATCTCATAATAAAATTTGCAACTACTTCTTTGTTATATTCAATTTTTTCTGATTCAAGAATATAACAAACTCGTTTAAAAAACTGAAGAAGTAATTGCTTTTTCTCTGATTTAGATACGTTAAATTTAATTACTGCGCATCTTGAATGTATAGGTTGAATTATTTTATTTTCAAAATTTGCCGTTAAAATAAAAGTTGCATTTTTTGAATATGCTTCTAAAGAAGCACGAAATGCCGTTTGAAAATTGCTTGTGGTTGCTTCAAATTCATCCAAAATAATTACTTTTCTTCCTCCTGATAAAGAAACAGAAGAAGCATAGTTAGCAATTTTATTCCTTAAAACATCAATACCATTTTCTTCGGAGGCATTAATAAATAAATAATCACACCCAACATCATTACACACTGCTTTAGCAATTGATGTTTTACCAGTTCCCGGACCTCCAATTAATAATAAATTTGGAATTTCTTTTTTCTCTACATATATTTTAAATACATCTTTTATTGAGGTTGGAAGAATACAATCAGTTACAGTCTGTGGTCTATATTTTTCAACCCACAAAAATTCTTCATTATTCATAGATTATATTATTTGTATACTTCATTAATGCAATTATACATTCTTATTTCTTCTGAAGTCAAAACATCAAACTTTTTTTCAAAATCACTTTTTGAACAAATATGTTGTTGTCCAAACTTATCTTCAATTAAATAATCACCTATATCAAGTTCAGTTGCTTTTACAATCAACGGTCTTTGTCTAACAATAAAAGTTCTTTTATCCATTATTATTCTCCGTTTCCAACCATACCTTCAAATAATAATGAAAATTCTTCCTGTTCAGCAATCACTTCGCCATAATTTCTCTTAAATTGAGTTTTTGCCATCATTCTAATTAATTTCTTTGGAATTTTTAATTCTTCATGAAGATTATCTAAAATATCCTTTGCAACTGCTCTTTGTGATGCTTGCATTTCCATAACATCAACTAATTCATTTACACCTTTCTTTAAAGTTTCTAACTCTTGATCGGTAAATGTACCAAATGTAGAAACAACGGTTTTAGTCATAATAAATCTCCTTAATTAAAAGTTGAAGAAGTTTCAATCGTAATAAAATATACTAAATTTTTATTTAAATCAATAAATTTTGCAATACCAGCAGATGAAATTTCCACATCATAATCTCCCGGAATAATCTTTAAGTTCTCTGTCTTAAAAATTAAATTAAATACTTTATTTTCTAAATTTTCATTATCCAGTTCTAAACTCTGAACATTCGATGAATTATCATTTGCATCAAATGCCATTAATACTGTTTTATTCCCTTCGCTTGTAATAGCAATATGCGGACAACCTAAAACATTTGCACATTTTAATAACCAATTAAAATCTTCTGTAGTTAATTTAAACGTAACATCAACTGAAGGTAATACTGGTCTTTTCTCAGGAGGGGCAACCACCATATTTTCTGCTGTAAATCGATATTTAATTTTTGATCTTCCTCCCATTCCTTTAATTATAACATGCTTGTCATCAAATTCCAAATCAGCAGAATCTTTAAATAAAGAAATTACTGATAAAAAATTGTTTAAATCATAAATTGCAAAAGTTCTGGGAAATTCTTCTGCAATTTTTGCATCAACTAATATATTTTTTTGTGGAGACATCGTTGAAATAGTATTACCACTTTTAAATAAAATCCCCGGATTAATAGTGGCAAAATTCTTTAATATAGTTAATGTTTCATTACTTAACTTCATTTAGTTCTCCTTTTATTAATTTCAACAAATTCTGATACCGTGTTATATTCATCCTCAATCTCATCTTCAATTTTATTTTCAATTTCATCTTCTTGTTTCATATCTAACCATCTCTCAAGAGAAACAATTGCTTCCTTTACATCCTTCTTGAAATCTTTATGTCCACGACCACCAGCAACTAATAACTTCTTAATAGCATGTCCAATTGCTTGATCAGTAACATTAAATAATTCTAATATCCTATATACATCAATATATTCAAGTTTCTTAACGTTCTTATAATAATGAGGGAAATCTTCTTTGTTCATAATAATTTCATCCAAAAAGAAAATTTTACAGGACTTTTCCAAAAAAGTCAATAATTAGTAAAAAAGACCAATTAAGGTCTTTTTTATTTACATTTCTCCAAGATATTGTGCTACTGCTGGTAACGAACCTTGGAAAATATTTGATCCAATATGACTAAGAGTAAACCAAGGACATAACCAAATTTTCATCCCCAATTTTCTAACTTGATGACAGAAACAATAATCTTCTGATAAAGTCCTTTTACTATCAGGATCAATAAAAACATTAAAAAACGAACATATTTCTCTATCTCCACCAAAATGTGCTTGTCCAACATGATCAGGTTTATACATATATTCAGGATGAGATTCTTGAAATTTCTCAAAAACTTCCCGTTTAATCAACATAAATCCAGTCCCAACTTCAGAAACTTCTAAAGGTTCTGTTACATTAAAATGCTTAGTCCCTCCAACCGGATTAAATACAATTGACCCAGTTAACTTTTCATATTCACTTGCTGGCAAATCAGGATGTTTCTTAATTGCTCTATGTAATTGCCCCCAATCAATCGACTTTTTCGGATAAGGACCGCCTGCAATATCTTTGTCTAATGCTAACATTGCAATAACATCTTGTGGATTAAATGCAATATCCGAATCAATAAACATTAAATGTGTACAATCAGATCGATTTAAAAATTCATCTGCTATATAATTCATTTTATATTCAATAAGTTACGCAACAACTTATCCGTTTATTAAACTGCTCTATATCTCTATAGAGATTCGACCATATCATATTCCATTAAGGAATGATTGTATTTCGGAATTCATTAGCTTAATTCCTACGAGATCAATTCTCTGGTCTGTGAACCCTTACCATATTTAATAACTTAGGTACTCGGCTGCTGATCATCCGCTCCTTAATATTTTTTAAACCTTCACACTTATCGTTTCCAATTATGTTGTGGTAATTAAGATTCATTCGGAGTTTCCAGCAATTAACAATCTTTTCAATATAAATTACTTTATATTGGCGCAATTATATTTTACGCGCACGTTGAATTAGTGATTCGTTAAATAAAAAACTAAATTTAGTGTCTATACCATATTGTCCTAAAACTGCTTGTAAATCAAGTAATGATTTGGCAGTCATGCCACACATCATACCTCCGTAACAGGGCATACCAATGAATAACTTTTTCTTTGCCAATTCTTCTCTTGTTGTTTTAATTTGCATTATTTACTCCATTATTTTGTAATAAAAATCTCAATTTTCCACAATCATATATTCGTGGAATTCCTATTTTATTCATATTTTCAATTTCTGTCAAGGTGTCATCGTATATATCTGGGAATTTTTTTTGAATATATTTTTTTCTAAAATTGAATTTATGGATTCTCGTTTTATTTAAGATATATTGATAATCTGGATATAAAAATTTATCAACACAAAATCCATTTTTTAGATATACATCACCATTATGCCAACGTAAATCAGCAAAAGTAATTATTTCAGTCCAAGTATATTTTTTTTTGAAATAAGTTAATATTTTAGAAAACCCACCAATAACATTACATGATGTTGCATATCTATTTATTTCATAAATATTATCTTTTAATTTTCTAAAACTCATACATGCAACTAATTCTGAATCAAATTCTAATCCAATATTTATTGATCCACTTCCATATCCTTGTATATGAAACTTATCAAGAAAATTTTTACTATCATTTACATATAAAATATTACATTTTCTCGCAAAAATTTTTTTCTCATCATTAATATTTAAAATATGTAATAATTTTTTTTCAACAATAGAAGTATTATTTAACCATTCATCTTCAAAAATTGTAATTAATCTTATTCCTTTATTTTTACATTCAATATATTTATTATAATGATAACCATTTGCTCTTTTATCTGATGAATGCCAATATAACCCACAATATTCTATTGCAAGATTTTTTTCAGGAATAAATATATCTAATTCTTTTGGTGGAATGATATTATTTACATTGAATTTAAGTTCTTTAATATATTTTGATAAAAAATTATATATAATTTTTTGTTCAGATGAACAACTGTAATACATCTTAAATTCAATATCATGTTTATCTAAATACTTTTTAACCGTAGTATAATCTACATTCAATTCCTGAGACATCTCACTCAAAGTTCGTTTATTGAAATGATGTTGTTCAATTAACCAATCTTTATTTGATAATTTTTCAACCGTATCCTGAGAAAAATATTTTTGACTTGACCATTTTCTATTATATTTTAGTATATTAGTATATTCACTTTTAATTTTAAATTCTTCAGTTTTTGAATATGAATCAACGCCATACCTATCAATACATGTTTGTTTTATCTTTTCTTTTGTTTGATCAGATTTAGATTGGTGGTCAACCCCATACCTATCAATACAAGTTTGTTTTATTTTTTCTCTTATTTCTATAGATTTAAATGGGTGATCAACACCATATTTATCAATACACGTTTGTTTTATTTTTTCTTTTACTTGATCGGATTTTAAAGAATTATCAACGCCATACTTATCAATACAAGTTTGTTTTATTTTTTCTTTCACTTGATCGGATTTTAATGGATGATCAACGCCATACCTATCAATACAAGTTTGTTGTACCTTTTTTCGTAGTTCTTTAGATTTTAAAGCGTTATCAACGCCATACCTATCAATACATGTTTGTTTTATCTTTTCTCTTATTTCTATAGATTTAAATGGATGATCAGTACCGTACTTATTAATACAAGTTTGTTTTGTCGCTGCAATTTTGTTTGGATTGTTACTTGAACATTTTATTGAACAACAAGTTGTATACCCCTTTGTAAAATTTATAAATTTTACAAAATTTTTATTACAAATTGGACAACTTAATGAATTAGTAGATATATCATTTATTATATTAAAAATAATACTTGAAAAACTAGAAGCATTTGGATATAATGAAATTAAAATATCATATATGTGTTTATTATTAGTTTTAATAAACCATTTTTCTTTTAATTTATTTGGGTCCGGTAAGCCTTTCCTATTTAAAATATTCTTTTCACAAAATACTTTTAATTCTTCTTTGTTCATAAAAAATTAAATTTTTGGAAAGATTTTGTTGGCATAATTTAAATATTCTTGATAATTTTTAATTATGGTTTTAGTATATCGTTCTATCTGAACTATATCAAGATTGTATTTGTTTTCTGATGGAGACTTTGTAATATCAGATTCATAAAGACTTTCTTTTATGACATCAATTAATTCTTTCATGATATTCACCTTAACGTTTAAATGTTTTTATAAATTCTTCTGTTGAATATTTTGATTCCCATAATTTCCCTTTTATTCCACAGGTTACAAACCAATATCCTTTTCTTGTTTCAGAACATAACTCCCCACTAAGTTCTGTCGTTAATGAAATATTATCTGCGGTAATATTGTTTTTAATTACTTTTGGATGTACACAACGTAATACTTTACCGATACCTCCTGATAAAATAGAATATTTACAATCTTTACAATATTTTATATCACACATTTTTTTCACATAATACTATTGTTTCTTTAATTAATTCTTGACAAAAATCAAGTAATTTTTCTTTTTTTATTTGGTAAGTATCGTTTGTTCCCCATACAAGAATTGATAAAAGTTGTTTTTCTTCTAATAATTTTTCAACAAGCAAGTCAAAATCGGTATTCATAACGATATTTATCTACTAGAAACAGGATAGAATTTTGGAAAAAGTAATCTATAATGATCATTTTCTTTATATCTTATATAATATCTTACGATTAAAAATTTGTCAACAAAATTCTTCTTTTTATTAATAAAATTATCTTTTTCTTCTTCTGTCAACTCTGAATCAAAAACAATTTTTATTGATTTTCCATTATTATCTAAAGCATATCCAATTAATGAGATTAATTTATTATTTTCTTCAATAAATTCAATATCATATAACTCTATGATTTTATTTAAATCTATTGACATCCAATTAGAATTTTTTGAACAATTATATTCTGAATTTGCATTTTTAATTATCATTCCATTATATCCAGTATCTATACATTCGTTTAAAAATCTATTAAATTCAGTTTTTCCGCTTTCTTCATCATAATTAAGTAAAACATATGGAATAATGGTAATATAATTAAATTTACGCATTAATGGTAATAATTGTAAATTGACTAATCTAACTCTTTGAGATATTTGGCATTGTCCTTTTTCAAAATCCCCAAGAGGTAATGTATCAAATAAAACTAATTTCTGGGAATCAAAAGTAATTATTCCGTCAAACATCATTGGTACATTAATATCTTCAGCAAGACTTATTAATTCATTTTTAATTTCATTATACTGAGTAAGTTCAGTTCCATGTTTATTAAATAATTGAACCAGTTTATTTGGATATATTGTAATAAATATTCTTTCACCATTAACTTTTGGTTGTAAAATTATTTCTCCAGATAAATTAATCTTTTTAGAATATGGTATTGTTGATTGATAAGAAAATTTTGGAATTAAGTATCCTGGAGTATCTAATTCTTTCGCACAAGAATTTATTAAATCTATAGTAACACCACATTTCATATTTTTAGTAAGAATTCGTCTATAGAAATTATTCCACATATGAGTTGATGATCTTTCCATCATTGAATTAATTAATTCTTTAGCAGTATCATTAGAGAGTTCTCTTGTTGCTAATTTTTTTAAATTTTCAAAAAACTCGGGGAAAAATAATTCATGGGAATTTTCAATTACTTTTTTTTCTGGTATTTTTTTAACACCAAAAGTAATATGTGGATTTAAAGCACAATAAAATCCAGTAAATAAATATAAATTACTTTCTTGTATTTCTTCTTTTAATAATATTGCTTTATCTTTAATGTTAAGATTTTCTAATTCACAAATGGCATCTGGTGGATTTCGCATAATTATCCTCTTTTAATTTTATTTCCGACTAATTGTCTTGCAAGTTGTTTCATATGTTTTTCTCGTTTTTTTAATCCATTTTTTAATGCAATTGGTTTTGTCATTTTTTGAAATGTTATTCCAAGTAAATGTTGACTTTCGTGTTGAAAAGTTCTTGCAGAAATACCAGAAAAAATTCTAGTTATTTCTTTACCAGTTTCATCTTGATAGGTTGCTTTGATACTTTCTGGACGAGAAATATTTAACTCAAGGAAAGGAAAAGAAAGACAAAATTCAGTCATATGAACAATGTCAGAATTTATAAGTTCATAAGTAGGGTTAATACAAGGAAAAAATTCCTTTTCTGCTCCCATTATAAATAAATTATATTCTAAACCAACTTGCGGAGCAGCTAACCCCAATGCTCTATGTAAAATTGCCGTTTCTTTCATTCGATTAATAACAGGAACAATATCAATATCAGAATTAAAATTAAACATTGGCATAACTTTATATAAGATTGGATTAGTCTCAGAGACTAATTCATATGGTTCATAATGTTCTTTGATATCTGTTCCAAATTTATTTGTATCAATTATAAGATTTTCCATTAAATTACCTTCATTTTTGTAAAATTTTTATTCATATCAAATTTAATCAATCTATCAAATTTTTCTTGTATTTCTTCTGTTCTATGTGAAATAATAAACACATTAGTCTTATCACCAATAGTATTTAATAATTCAAAAAAATCTTGAATACCATCTGAATCTAATGAACTATCTAAAATTTCATCCATAATTAATAAATTACAATTAATACTATTTTTTTTCTTTGCAATTTCCCTAAATGCTAATAATAAACTTATATCAATTTTTAGTTTTTGTCCTTCACTAAAATTGTAATATGAAAATTCATCCCTTCCTCGACTCTTAATTATTTCTCCAAATTGTTCATTAATATTAAAATTAATTGATAAATTTAAACTAGAAAGATACTTATTGATTAACTGATTTAATACAGGTAAATATTTTTTAATTAATTTTACCTTTATTCCATTGTCTTTTAATAAAGATAATGCAACTTCTAAATATCGTTTTTGTTGTAATAAAGATTCTTTTGTTAAAAGTTGATCATTGTATTTATTTGTTAATAATAATAATTCTTGTGATTCTAGTTCAAAAGTATTCGTTTCAAGATTTTTAATCTCATTAACTTTATTATTTAAATTTTCAATAAAATCAGTATATCTATTTATCGTAGTTTGCAATTCAGTTATCTTTTTTTCTTTAATTAACATCTCCTTAGAAATGTTAGTAATATTTTCCATTACTAACAGATTGTCTTTTAAATCTTTTTTTACTTTTTTTAATCCATTCTCAATAATAGATTTTCGTTTTAGGTGATGATCTATTTTTTCATTCTTAAATTTTAAATCAATAGATTGCTTACAGGTAGGACATTCATCATAATTTTCATAAAAATTAATGTGTTTATTTATTTTATTTAAAAATCCTTCACCTTTTGTCTCCATTGTTAATAATCTTTGTTTTTGATTTTCAATCTCAATTTTATTAATAATTGATTGAGTATGATTAATTATCTCCAATTCAAGACTTGAAATTTCTTGTTTTATGAATGTTATCTTATCATTGAAATCATTAATATCGTTTTCTAATGATATTAATTGAGTATTAGAATTATCTTTAATAGTAGTTAAAAACTGTTTTTTATTATCTATTGTAGATTGTGTTATTGTTATATCAAATTTAAGTTTATCTATTTCAGACTTTAGGATTGATAATCTATCTTTTGCAATGATATTCATTGTTGAAAAAACTTGAATATCTAATAAATCTTCAACGATGAATCGTCGTTCAGATGCTGTCAATTGCATGAATGGTATGTAATTAGCACTACCTAAAATAACAATTTGAATAAATGACTTATAATTTGTTTTTAGTATTGTTTCTTCTAATAATATTTGATACTCTTTTACTGTTGCATTTTGTTTAATTAATTCCCCGTTCTTGTATATTTCAAATATTGTTGGTTTAAGTCCTCTTATTATTTTATAGTAATTTTCTCCAATCACAAATTCTATTTCAGTAACACAATTACTTTTGTTTATTGAGTTAACAACAGTAGGTTTATTAATATTTCTGAATGGTTTTCCAAACAAAGAAAAAACTAATGCATCTAAAATCGTACTTTTCCCTTTACCATTTTTACCAAAGATTAATGTTCTTTTAGATGTATTTAAATCAATTTCTACAAAATTTTTGCCAATTGATAAAAAATTTTTATATCGTAATTTAGTAAAAAGTATTTTCATTCTAAAGCACTTGAATAAATGTTCAACATTAATTTTTTTAAGATTTCTGGTTCTACATCAGGGATCGTTATTCCATCTATATATTCATTCATATAAGTTAAGGTATCTTTCATTTCATCAATATTACTATCATTATCAAAAGATTCTTGTTCTTCAATAACAATAATTTCAAATGGATTTACTAAAGTAAGTTTATCTAAAAATAATTCAAATGATTCATCACATTTTTTTGTCTGAATTTTTATTACAGTATCTTTATACTGTTCTAAAGATAAATCATGTATATTTTCATTAAAATATATTTTATGAAACATGCAAAATGGATTTTCAATAAAATCTAATTTCCTAGATTCAAAATCAAATACATGAAATCCCTTCTGATCATTATAATCATTCCATGTGTGTTCAGCCGGAGTTCCTAGATAATAAATATTATCTCTATAACTTCTTGTATGAAAGTGTCCACTGAATACAAATTCAAATTTAGAGAAAATTGATACATTTAATCCATCATAATTCTCGACTCCTTTATACATTGAGAAATTTTTTATTTCAAAATGGCCAAAACAAAAATTAGTATCATTGTTTTGTATAAAATTCATACATTCGGATTCATTTTCACTACAAATCCAGGGAATCATTAAAACTTTATTATCATTCAATAAAACTTTTTGAGGTTTATCAATGATAGTAATATGTTTATAATTATTTAATATTACACTTGGAGAATTAATTTGTATTGTATTCCTGTAATATGAATCATGATTACCTATTAAAGTAATCATATGAATATCATTTTCTTCTAATTTATCAAAAAAATATTTTTTACAATGATATAGATCATTATAATTCATAGATTTTCTATTATCAAATAAATCTCCTAATTGAACTATTGTTTTTATATTATGTTCTTGAAGATAAGGAAAAAAAATATTTGAATAAAATTTCTCAAAAAAAGTATTGAAACATCTTGAATTTTGTTTTATTCCAAAATGACAATCACCAAGAATTGCAATTTTATTCATCTTTATCGTCTTTTTCTGTTTCCGAACTAAACCCATTTGGATAATAATCTCTGCAAATGAATAAAGAAACAATAAAAATTAAAAATGCTGCAATCACTTGTCCAAGAGCATTAGATTTTGTTAATATAGTTATATTTAATCCTATTCCCATAGAAAATACTATATTAAGTAAAATAAAAAAAAGAAATTTAAAGAAATGTTTCATTATATTAGTTCCTCTGAGTCATCAAGTAAAAAATTTTCAATTCCTTTTTTCTTTGATGTTAATTCTTTCTTCTCGCGTAAAGAATCTTCATATTTTTCAATAAATTCATATAGGTTATCATAGATTTGAATTTGTGCAATTGATCCATCTTCTAATTCTAATAATTCTTCATCGTTATATGTTCCAAACGTTTCGGTTGCTTTATATTTAATATATTGTTGTTTTTTTTCTTTAGCAAGTCGTCTAACAAACGCATACCAACTAATCTTTGTAAAATATCCAAATGGATTTTTAGAAGCTAATTCAGGATCAAAATTATCAAGATAAGTACACAGATTTTCAATAGCATCAGCAATCATCTCATCTTTATATGAATTTCCGGTAATATAAATTTTACCATTTCTTCTTGCCATAAAAGTCCCAAATTCCGTAGAAGGACACCAAACAACACCCGAATAATCCACAACAGAAATATTTAAATCACCAACTAAACAAGATAAAGCAGAAGATTTTGATTTGGTAGTATTTACTACTATCACATCATTATCTTCCAAATCTTCAACTTTAACCAATCCTCTATTAAGAGTCAACCACTTATGACCTGGAGTTACTAATGCATCAATTTCTCCTTTTATATTATAACATTTACCAGAATAAGTTTCATTTCTGTAAACATCCAAGACGTTAGACCATTTCAAATTAAAATCTTGATCGTTTGGATCAACACTTAAAATGGTATCTGTTAAATTAATTTCATTATATTTTAACCATCCTCTTTGCGTCAAAGCTTCTGTTTGGTCATCAACACAATAAAGATAGAAGTTGGGTCGTTTCGCTAAATTAGTTGCAATTTTTATAAAACATTCTCCAATATAATTTGGAATCTTTGGTTTTGGTAAATTATTTAATTTGGCATGTTCAACATTTTTCTTATGATCAATTAGACTCTCAAGAAATTTTTCGTTGTCAATATAATAATTATAGGGTAATTTTTCTTCCATTGTTTTCTCCATTAAATATCTCACAATGAAGTATAACAAAATCAATAACAAAAGTAAAGTGATTAATGAATTTTATTTTCTACTTTTGCTAAAATACATTCAAGGAGAACATTTGAATCAAAATTTTCATCTTCTTTTGGCATTGAACTTTTGCAAATTTCTTTTGAAGATTCAGTTGATCGTGAGATAAATTGTAAGTAAAATTCAACAATTTCAGATTTTGGTTCAAAAACTGATAATATATCTGAATAATTAAATGTTACACTTTCATCACTAACTAAATAAACCGGCAACCAAGGTTTCATTTTAAGAAAAGGTATGTTATTTTTACGATCAACATCTATACTTATTGACATTGGATTATCAATAACTATTACATCAGACTGAAAATCTACTTCACCAATAATGTCATCACCATAATTTAATCTAACTATTTTTACATTCATAATATCTTCCGAATTACTTATTTTTTTAATATTTATGTGAAAAAAACTTGACAAATCAAATTTAATCTGGTATAAATAATCAATGAGTTTAAATAATCCTATAGTTGTGTATCAACTGTAATCAGTCAGGTTATTATGACTGCTCTGCGGGGATAAGGTTTATTAGTTTTGTTAGAAGAAAACTAATCTGTTTGTTGGTTTATATAGAAACCTTCTAAAAGTAGAGACTTGCTCTGTCCTAACTGATAACAAGTGTTGTTCTTTTGCTATTTTGTGGGTAAAGGAACATGCCGAAGAGGTAGTCATGAAGTGTTACGATTGACTAGGCAATTACAGTGTAAAAGGTGAATCAACTCTTCCCATCTTACCCTAATGGGTTACTGCACAAAATGTCTGAAATTTATTTCTTTCAAGAATTGTCCTTCTTTACCGAAGGCAATTGCTTGTCTGAAATTTGTCACTTGAAGTATTTTAAGAATTCCTAAAATCAAAAATTGATCAAAAAAACCGAAACTGCTTGAACGAGCAAAGCGAGTTCAAGCATTTTTGCGAAGCAAAAATTCAAAGTAAAATTAAGCTAGCTTAAGCTGGCTAAGCCAAAAAATTTTTAAAAAAATTATTAATTTTAATATAAAAAAAAATAATTGCTAATTTACACTAAAGATGATATTATGTATTAAAGTAGTTTTTGCTCCGCAAAAACAATTTAACTCACTTCGTTCGTTAAATTTAACCATAATATTATGACTACATTATCATTTGAATTACCATTATTACAACTTAATGATACTTTATCTAAATTAGAATCATTAAACACTAAAATTAAAAATCTTAATTTTCCAATTGTAAAAATAACTAGATCAAATTCTTATTATAAAAAATATAATATTAATAATCAATTTGATGCTTATTTGGAAACAATAAGATTAACTTTATCACATAAAACTATTATAATTGACAATTATCAATTTTGTGGTTCTATACATCATGGAACAACAAATTTAATTAAAATAACTCCAGAAATGACTATTCCTGATGTATATTATACAAAAAATTCATTTTGTGATCATTGTTTAATAAATAGATATAGAACTGATACATTTATATTTAAAAATGATAAAAACGAATTTAAACAAATAGGAAGAAATTGTTTATCAAAGTTTTTTGGTGTTGATCCAACAGAACGTATTAAGGCATATGAAGATGTATATAATGTACAAAATACATTAAGTAATTATTATAACTATAAAAATAATGATCTTTATATGGATATAGTTACCGTTTTAGCCGTTGCTAAACAAATAATTAAAGTATTTGGTTTTGTAAAGAAAACTCAAGAAACTAAAGAAGTTCCTTCAACGACAAAACGTGTTCAAGAATTATTATTCAGTAATAAAATTTATGTAGATGATTTTTTGATCCAAGTAGATTTTAATGATGCAATAAAGTTATTTAATTGGGGATTAAAAAAATTTAAATTTTCAACAAATGACTTCCAACAAAAATTATATGAAATATTAAATAATGAATATGTATCATATAATAATATTGGTTTTGTTGTTGCATTTCAAGGAATGATATCAAAAAATAATAAAAGGTAATTAAATGTTAAAAATATTAATAGTATATTTTATGATCATAAGTAATTCTTTTGCTCATGATTATTATAATTATGCTCCACCACCAATTTATAGACCATATATAGGACCACCTATGATATATAGACCATTTAATCCGTATTATGGTTATAATCTACCTCCGCCACCAATAAATAGACCATATTATCCTTATCAATTTTATGATAGACATTTCCATAATAAATATGAAATGTATCATCACAAAAGAATCCCTTATTGGAATTATCCGGATACACATTGAAAACGAAACTTATTATTAAAATCTCAAAATTCTATAGAATATACTATTGGTTATGTAGTATACCATTAAATCTATTTTTTTTGATTATCAAGCAAACTATATAAATTATAAATATTAGAAGTAACCGTTATTTTAGAGATATTATATGTTAAATTTTAAATCATTTATTCGGGAATATTTAACACCAACAGAACAAAAAATTGTTAATAAAAAACGATTAACACCGGATAATGATTTTCATTCTCATGTAATTCCAAAAGAAACGGGTTGGTCAGAGATTCCAATTAAAAATATTTTACAAGATAGAATTGATAATCATTTAAAGAAGAATCCATCTATACATGGTCATTGGAAACAAGTTGATCATAAAACAATACAATCACCAGATTATACTGATCCAAATGGGATATCAAGACCTGGATTTAAAAAACCTTTAATTTCTGTTATTAAAAGTGATCCTAAATTATTAAAGGATTATAATGATGCACAAAATCAAGCAAATGATTCTGTTGATGATTACGATCCAGAAACTTATAGAAGAAATGCATCAGACAAACAAACTCGTTGGGTCGGAAAACCATTAAAACCGGATTCTGATAGAAAGATTATTGTTAGTAATCATCCTTATGCTATACAAGGAAAAAGTTCACATCTAAAACCTTGGCGAAGTTGTGCTAAATTTGGTGCTTGTGATCATGCTGCATCAAATCTTGATGCTGATGTAGAAAATGGTGGTGCTGTAGCATATAATGTACACAAAGATGAAACTGATCCAAATAATCCTAAAACAGCAACAGCAAGAATTGCTTTACAACCTTTTATTTCAACAACTTCTGGTCATCGGGTATTACGTCCTGCGCCAAAGCATTACGGTGAAGATGATGTGCATAGAACTTTTCATAATTCTGTTTCAAAATGGGCAGAAGAAAATTTTCCTTTAAAAAAAGGCGAAGAATATAAACTTGATCCATCCGTATATCAAGATGATCATTCAGAAAAAGATAAGCGAATTTCTGCACCATTAACTGATGAAGAAAAACAGATTCATAAGCAGAAATATGAAAATAAAATTAAGAATGGAGCATTATCTTCAGATGATTTTAGAAGAGCTAGATTAAATGGTTATCATGATGAAAGTCATGATAAAGCAATAATTAATAATCCTAAAACACCATTATATATAATTAAAGATTTGTTATATAATAATCCTGATTTACATCATAGAATATTAGATAATCCAAAAGAATATGATACAAACCCAAGCATATTACACAGGATTGCGGAAATAAACCCATCAACACATGAAAAGATATTATCACATCATAAAGATAAAGTGACAGAACCCCTTTTGGATGAGATTAGTGAAAAGTCGCCAGAATTAGATAGAACATTACTGACTAAATTTGGTGATAAATTATCACATAAAGCAATTGCAAATATTGCAAGGGATAGAGGACCAGCAGATCATAATAAACTTCTTACAGATTTTGGTGATAGATTAAATGATGCAGCTTTAACTTCAATAGCAAGACAATCATCGCATTTTCATAAAAAATTACTAGATAATCATGGTCATAATTTACCAATTACTGCGATGACCAGTATAACTAGACAATCGCCGGGTTTACATGCACGAATATTAAAGGATCATAGTGATAAAGTTGAAAGTGTTTCTGCTGCTAATATAGCATTAAAATCTCCACGTTTACATAAAAAACTTTTAGATTTAAATAAAAAATCTGATAATATGAGGGGAGATTTATTTTGGGTTAATCATATTGCTAAACATTCTCCACATTTACATAAAGAGATAATCAAACAATTTGGTGAAAATTTGCCACAACATATAAAAGATACAATTAATGCAAATAAAAAAGAGATTCCAGAAAAACCTGAAACAAATTCAAAATTAAATTTATTTAAAGGTATTAATGTTCCGATACATTCAGATAAATAATAAAATTATTCTTGACAAATTGTTATTTGTTTGGTATTCTAATAATGTGATGATTAAATGATGAAAAAAATTAGAAATTAATTTTTCATTTTTTATAAATATTTTTTGCCCTAAATACATGGGCAAGGAATATCTTTGCAAACTTTCTAACTATAGGAGAAATATATGCGTTTATTACTTTCACTTTTTTTATTAGTAACGAGTTTTTGTGCTAATGCTGTGATCCAATCGGTTCCAGCTAATGCACAATTAATCCCGTTCTGGTATCATTTGTCACCAATTGTTTCAGGAGAAAAATCAACTAAAACTGATACAGTTGCAAAAATTACGGTTGCTAAGTCAATCGGTATTGATCTAGTTATTAGTCATTTAAATTCTGAACCAATTGTAGAATTTGAATCTACTGGTAATGCTGATTTAAGTCCTGTTATTAACAATGATACATTTTTACTTCCGGGAGGAAATAACAACCAACCATTAGTCGGAGTAGGTGATGCAATTGATGCAAATTTATATAGTAACTCTTTTATTCATTGGTGGTTTTTAGATACTAAGAGCAAACATATTGTTAATGGCAGAATCCCAGTCTCACAAGACGATGCTGTTGTAATTGATGCTGCGAATATGGGAACTTCTGGTGCTGTTTCTGGAATTAGTTCAATTCCAAGTAATGTTCCGGGATATTTAGTATTAACCAATGAATCTGCCAGAAATGGTGGTGCTCCTGTATTTAGTTTTACTGCTGATTCATGGGTAACAAATCTAGGATCGGGTATTCCAAGTTCAGTAAATATTCCGGTTTTTGGTATGGTTGATGGTGTAGATGAAACAACTTATCCTACTCCAATTAATCAAGTTATTCAAAATCAGAAATATACTACTTCACCATTCTATCCGGTTGCATCTCCATTAACTACTGGTGTAAGAACTGGTGTCGCTGGGCCTGCTGTTGATAATATTGCATTATTAAAGGTTGTTGAAATTCCTTTAGCAGATCGTAATCAGTTTGATAATTTTGTGTTTGTTTGGAATGATAAAAATCTTGAAGATAATGGTGTAATTCCTGTTGAAGAAATTGATCAGGATGAAAATGCTTGTTCTTCAAATCTTCTTATCCCACAACAATTAAATGTTGCATGGTTCCCATCAAATAATGTTTCTAATGTTAATCGTAGAACAAATATTCCATCATTTATGGATAGTTATTCTGGTCTTGGTGCTAAGAAAGGTTCTGCTTTTGATGATAATCAATTAGATGGAAAGAATAATGGTAATTTGGGTTGTCAAACCTCAAGTCGTGATGGATACTTAAAACTGTACATTCCTTTAGCAAAGAAACCTAATGGGTTTATACAGGGTGCATATTCTTCAATGGTAATGTTTACAATTCCTCAATTAACATTCCCATCAGAAGGTTCACTTCAGTTATCAACTGAAAGACCAACTTCTTTGGGTGTTGATCGTGGGTTCTTTACTGGAAGATAATTTTATGTTAAAGGGGAGATTAAATCTCCCCTTTTTTTTTAAACTGAGAAAATAATATGAAATACGAAATTCCAATCCCGATGATGATTTTTATTATGGTATTAATTGCAATCGATTCATTCTATCTAGGAAGTGTTTATTTTCCAAAACAAAATACTCAACATACACTAAAATTTATAATTAATAAATAATATTATTTAAGGGATTTTCTAATGTTAATAAATGATATTAAACGATTTTACGCACAACAATATGTTATTATTGAGGAATTACATCCACATTTAAAAAACATTTTAGACACTCCCGGTGAAACTGATGATGAATATTCAAGTAGGATTTCAAAAAATCCTTATTCTAGTGTTGATCCTGTATCAGCAAAACACACTAAATTTACTCAAAAAGTTCGTGAATTAATTAAAGGTGGACATGATACTGGATTACAATCTGATAAACCCAAAAAAGGTTCATCCAGAGCAGTACATTTTCTTAATGAAGGTAAAGACGTTACTATTGACGGGGTAAAAACAAAAGTTCCTTCTGTATTAAAAATTGCTTTTAATGGGCAATTAGATAAATATAAAACAAATGGTGAAAGATTGCTTGGGGAACATCAAAATGAAGTAGAATCCGATGGATATATTCAGGATCAGCATTCAATTTTGCGTCAAAACTCAGATGAGAGTTATTCAACCAACGAACATGGTGTAGTTGCACCGGTATTATCACATCATCCCGATCATCATTATTTAGAAATGGGTCAAGTTAGACCAATGAAATCGGGAGAATTTCAAGAATTAACTAAAACTTCAACACATCCAAAAGGATTAAGTTTTGCTAAAATGAAGCAAGTTTTAGAAAAAGAACATGCTGATGCATATGGTTTAAATCACTATCCAACACATAAAATAAGTGATGAAGAACATGATCATATTCTACAACATCCATTTACGCAAGGTGTACAGGATTTAATCTATAACGTAGGATTTCATCCGGGAGATTTGTCTCCGAGAAATGTAGGAGTATTTACTCATCCTGTTACCGGTAAACTATATCCTACAATTGCTGATTATGGATATACCAATACAGTAGGCGAAGAATATCAAAAAAGACGAAAAAGACAATTTGCTGGTTATAGTTTTTAATTTAAAATAAATTTATGTATGAGTGAAAAAGTTAATAGATGTTTATTTTGTGATGTTGATCATAAAAGAGTAATGTTTGAGAATAAGTATGCTTATGTAATTCGTGATGGTTTTCCTGTGACAAAAGGACATTCACTTATTATCCCCAAACGTCATATTGAAGATTATTTTGAATTATCTGAAAAAGAATTACTTGCCTGTGATTTATTATTGCGAACTGCAAGAACTGAAATACTAAAAAATGATAGTTCAGTACAAGGTTTTAATATAGGTATGAATTCTGGATTAGTTGCTGGACAAACAATATTTCACTGTCATATTCATTTAATACCAAGACGCGAAGGTGATGTTATGAATCCAAGAGGCGGAGTTAGACATATAATACCCGGAAAAGGTTATTATTAATTAATTTAAATTTGTATAAAATTCAGCAATCTGTTTAAGTTCCTTGGTAGTTGCATTATTTTTTAATTTATTTGCTCTCCAAGATATAATAATTAAATTATCTATAGTATACCCTTTTGAAGAATCAATTCGATCAAAAGAATAAGTATTATCTTCTAAACTTCCTTTATATTTTAATTTTACGCCCGTAATAGGACAAGTTAGAGGAAATGTAAAATTATTTAATTGATCAAGGGTTAGATTAAACTGGATATTTCTTTTTTTTGCTGATGATTTTAAATGATTATATATTTTTTTAGATTCAGGTATGAACATAAATTATGGAAGTTTAGATAGTTGAAAATGCATTCCGTCTGGTTTTTTCCAATATCCACCCCAATCAAACCCCGCATCAGTAAAACATTTAACAAATTCTGGTGATAATGTTGGTGTTTTTCCAAATCCATTCCATGCTGCATTTAGATCAATCGCTATTCCCCAGCTATGCAGTGAAGTAGATTTTGATCCTCTTTTTCTTCTTATATTAAAACATCCATCCCAAGTTTTTAGTTCTTTGTCATATCCAGTCTCTTTTAAATTCTTAAATACTTGACTTAATGGTTGTATTAAATCTTTATTACAATAAATTTTTCTGGGAACATGATCAACTTTTAATTCATCAGGAATAGTCCATACAATCATATTACGTTCTTTTGATGGATTTCCATATTTAGTATAACATTGTTTTGAAGTTACCATAATTTAATAAAAATGTATAATTGATGATTTATTTGATAAGAATAACCCCGTCTCGTACATATGCGTCTCGCCGACTGACGAGAGGCCAGCGGACAGTCTGCGAGCTAGGGGGGCGAAGGCGTCGGGAACAAGCATATTTCGGTAAACGTCCATCAATATATCTTCGCTATGCGGTTGAGATAGGTTTCGGTCTGTGCGATCTGGGCATCCGAGGTCTGAGCGCCGCGCACGATGAGGCCGTAGAGGCGACCGTTGAAACAGATGCTGGTGGCGCCGCGGGCGCCGATGTAGAGAGGGGCTGCGGCGAAATTCCCTAGGCCCAAAATGCCGAATGAGTTTGTAAAGTCAAGTGACTGCGCGACCGCATTTACACGACCTTTTACTTTGTCCGAATACGCCGCGCCGAAGCTATCATACATGCCAGTCACGACGTTCGTGATGGGCGCTGCAAATGGTGCTGCTCTACCAGTGCAAAACTCAATCCCGGCAACTCCGGGGTTGTCAGAAATTATTCCAGGCGCATAGTTAGCCAGCGCTCCATTCGGGGCAAAGAGCATAAACGATGTAGACACGGCATTCCCTAGCTCCACAACTAGTCCACCGACTGCATCGCTCAGCTTCCGCACCCCGGCAAATACCGTCGCCTTGCTGGTGTTGGTGAAACTAATGCTCCCAGTCACTAGCGCATCGTCCACCCCATCAAATAGGAGATACGCCGGAAACCCCGTTGTGTCGTAGTCGGTCGCCGTGGTGCCGACGCGCTGGTAGGGGGGGAGTCCTACGCCGTCATTCGCTGGGCGAATGTCTGCGCCCCAGATGTAACATGATTGGCCGTTAGCAGCAACAGTTAAACTCCCATCGCCTGGGACAAGTGATGCGACAAATGAGTATATCGTAGTGATAGGATTTGTTGCTGTTAGCTCGCACCTATACCAACCATCCCCTTCTGCTGATATCTTGTAATCTACCACAACCCCGCTTCCGGTAACTTGCGATGTTCCTTTAGCGCCGTTTTGTATATCAAACCAGGCTCTAGCACGATGCGATGTTCCTGGATCAGACAGCTGTAAAAAAATCCACTGGTTGTTTGTGTACTTTACGCTTACACTCAACTTATATTGAGCAGATGCTGCGGCCCCGGTCGTAGAAGTATAAACATTATTCAGCGTTCCATTGCTGGTCAGAGTGCCTGCCGTAAGGGTGCCTCTTGGAGATAAAGCAGTATTAGGCGTTATAAGTGCGCTATTGTTCCAGTTTGCGTTAAAGACCTCAGTATATGTCAGCAGGTTATACCGCGCCGACAGAACCGGGCGCTTGGCAGCGGTGGATTGGGAGGCGTGGTTGCCCCGCCCACTCTTATCCAGCACCAGCCCCACCGGCTGCTCGACGGCGGTAACGGGGGTGGTGCCGGCTGAGTCTTGGAACAGGGTGCTGAGGTCAGACGGGTCGTACCACACGCCTTGTTCGCCAGCAGAAAATAAATGCTTTGGTGTAAAAGAACTTGTAGGATTTGCTAAAACACTTTGATTTAAAAATTGTAACATTAAATTAGACCCTTGATTTTATATATATATATATATATATTTATATTAATCAAAATTTAACATTGATTAATTTATAATCAAATTGTTCTTGATTATAAAGTTTTATTCGTTCCATAAAATGTTTTACGGAAAAGTTTGTGTGTTTTTTATATGATAAATCATCACATATATCATACAAAACAGCATGGTGTTTAGATTCATGCAATCTTAATGATCTTCCTATTGATTGTAATGTTCTAATTTTACTTTTCCCAGATGAAGCAAAAATAATATTATGTAAAGATTTAATATTAATACCGGTACTCATTATTTGATTAGAACCAATAATAATAGAATTTTCTTCTGTCTCAATTAATTTCCGAATTTCTTCTCTACGTTCTGCTTCAATTGCACCATATACTAAATATACTTTTCTATCTCCCAAATGTTTTGATTGAGTAATTAACTCATAAAGCATTTTCATATGTTCTATATAATTACATAAAATAATAGTATTATTTTTCATTGATATTGCAAGATTTTTAATAAAAACATTCCGTTGTTTATTAGATACAAGAAACTTAACTTCGTTTTGATATGTAAACTTTTTAATTGAATATGACGTTTTTTCATCATATCTTAAAACTAAACATTTAATTTTTATATCACTGATTTGTCCTTTATTGATCAATTCTTTTGTTGTGTTTAATTTACTAACAGGACCGATTAGACCAATGAGTTGATTAACATCAGCAAGACAATTATTTAAGGTTCCAGTTGTACCAATTCTATATTCAGCATTAATGCAAGATTCAAATATTTTAGTAAGTTCAGTCCCACTAACTAAATGTGCTTCATCAGCAAATATACAATCAAAATTAGATAAAAACTCTAAATATTCATCAGGATTATTCCTTAATAGTGCTGATATATTTTGCCAAGTTGAAATTGTTAATGGTTTATCTGTATATCTTTCTTGTCCACTATAAATTAAATGAATATTTTCATCACAATCAAAATTGTTTTCTGAACTATAATCTTTAAAATCACAAATTATTTGAAACATTAAACTAACATTAGGAACAAGTAATAAACATTTTTTGTTATTATCAAGTAAATATCTAATGATACTGTATAATATTACAGATTTACCAGATGAAGTAACACTTAATAATAAATGTCTTTTATTTTGTATCCCATCAATAATACCTTTTATTTGATAATCTCGTAATGTTAATAAAGTTCCTTGTGTAGTTAAGTTAAGAGAATCAATATAATCATTAATTAGTTTAGTGTCTATTTTATTTTTTTCTCTTGTATATTCAACAGAATAATTTCTATTCCTACAAAATTCTAAGATATTATCTTGTAATCCACAGTAAATTTCTGCTCTGGTTTTACTTTTTCTTTTTAATAAACGAATCTTTCCGTCCCAGATTTTCTGTTTATACAATTTATGAAATCTATAACCATTAGCAAAGAATGTGTACACTTCATCCAATTCTTGAAGTATATATTCTTCGCCTCTTAGTGTTAAGAATGTTTCATTTTTCTTTTCTAAATATAAATCTGCCATATTATAAATAATTTATATAACTTGTACATTTATACTTATAGAAGAAAAATATGCTATCATTTAAACGATTTATTACTTTATTAGAATCTCTTACCGATGAAGAAAAATTATCATTAAACTCATGGAAAAGAACTCCTGAAGCTACTAAGGCAACAGATCATTTCTTTGGTCAAGGTAATGATGAAATCAAAGAACCAATAGATAATACCGGCGATAAATCGGAAATCCATCAACATGTAGAAAGGCATCTCGGTACTGAAATTAAACCGGAAGAGTATAAACAAGGAGTAATCAAGACACCAAAGGGGTTATTACGATTAGGAAGTGCTATTTCTGATCCTGAATTAAAATCTAAATTTAAAAATGATAATACCCGTAAGAATAAGAAACATAATAACTTATCAGTTCTTGTTACTAGATCAAAAGAAGGTATAGCGGGTCAAACTTCACATAATCAATCATGGGAAAATCATTCGTGCAAAAACTTTAATACAGGAAGTAACCGACATTATCTTCATGATGAATATAAGCATGGTTCTGTTGTATCTTACTTACATGATCACGAAGGTAAAGAATTAGCAAGAGCCACATTTCATCCTCATATTAACAGTGATGGGGTATATGCATACAAACAAGACAGTTATTACGGATTGCATCATCCTGAATTCAAGAAGAAGAATCGTGAATTAGAAAAACGATTAAGTCACGAACATAGTGGTGATTTTATATATAAGAAGCATCCTAAAGTTTATGATAACACTGGTAGTAATGTAGCTTTAAACCCTAACTCCACAGAAGATCATATAGATAAAGCATTAGAAGATAATGATATTGATATTAGACGAGCAGCAATAGAACATCCTAATGCAACAAAAGAACACCTTGATAAAGCATTACGTGATAAACATGCAGATGTTAGAAGGTTTGCAATAAAACATCCTAATGTTACAAAGGAACATATAGATAAAGCATTAAAGGATAAGGATACATTTGTTAAATTAGAAGCAATAAAACATCCTAATGTTACAAGAGAACATTTGGATAAAGCATTAAAGGATAAGGATACATTTGTTAGGAGAGCCGCAGTTCATCGTCTAAATTCTATTACAAATGAACATTTGGAAACCGCTTTGAATGATAAAGATAGTATGGTCAGGGCAGCAGCAATAAAACATCCTAATGTTACAAAAGAACACATTAATAAATCTTTGGATGATGAAGATAGTGATGTTAGAAATCTAGCAATACAACATCCCAATGCTACAAAGGAACATATTGATAAAGCTTTGATGGATAGGTCTTCTGTAGTTAGAGAATCGGCAATAAAACATCCCAATGCTACAAAGGAACATATTGATAAAGCTTTGAATGATGAAAATGTACTTGTTAGAAATGCTGCATACGAACGAAAAAAAATCTTAGATAACAAATAAAGGAGAATTTCAGTGGTCAGACCAATAGAACTAAAATTAGATTTAGAATTATGTTTTGCAGAAAGTGAAGAATTACAAGAAGGTATTATTAAGAAATATCTTAGTAAATTATCTGGAGAAAAGAAAGAATCACTTGAAAAAATAATTGATCAGTTAAAAGACCCTAATCTTTCAACAAAAGTGGTGACTAAACTTTCAATGCATTCTGATCCTGGAATAAGATCGATTGCTGTTAGTCACCCCAATATTGATAAAGAAACATTAAAGAAAATTGCAAGTGATGATTCTAAATCAGAATGGAAAAGTGTTGTAAAAAATGCTAAAGCAAATTTAAAAAGATTAGACCCTACATTAGCAATTGCTTAACTTTTATAAAGCGGTTATCCACCATGTTCAAATTTAACTAAGTCAATAGCCGCTTTAATTTGAAAAGTTCTGGATTTTAATTCTGATAATACTGATTCACATATAGATATAGTTTGTTCATAATAATATTTCTTTTGTTCTAATTTATTGAGTATTTCATCAGAATTTAAAAATTTTTCTGCACCAGTTTTAGAAACGTGTAATTCAAATTGTTCCCATCCATATTCATTTAATGTCTTATCATCTAAATTACCAAGATAATAATTATAACGAAGATTTTCCATCTTATTATATTCAAATTTAATCTTATACATTGCTAATTTATATTCATTAAGAAATCTAAGATATTTAGCATGTAATACTGGTATGTTCAATACTTCTCGTTTTAAATTGGTTTCATCTATCTTACTGTCGTTTTCCCATTCTTCAATTAATTCATTAATTTTTAACATAATTTATCCTTTTTATAAATAATTTATATCTAATTATACTAAATTTTTATGGAAAAATCAATCATGTTATCATTTAAACGATTTATTACTTTATTAGAATCTCTTACCGATGAAGAGAAATTATCATTAAACTCATGGAAAAGAACTCCTGAAGCTACTAAGGCAACAGATCATTTCTTTGGTCAAGGTAATGATGAAATCAAAGAACCAATAGATAATACTGGTGATAAATCGGAAATTCATCAACACGTAGAAAGACATCTCGGTACTGAAATTAAACCTGAAGAGTATAAACAAGGAGTAGTAAAAACTCCAAAGGGGTTATTACGGTTAGGAAGTGCTATTTCTGATCCTGAATTAAAATCGAAATTCAAAAACGATAATACCCGTAAGAATAAGAAACATAATAACTTATCAGTTCTTGTTACTAGATCAAAAGAAGGTATAGCAGGACAAACTTCGCATAATCAATCATGGGAAAATCATTCGTGCAAAAACTTTAATACAGGAAGCAACCGACATTATCTTCACGATGAATATAAACATGGTTCTGTTGTATCTTATCTTCATGATCACGAAGGCAAAGAGTTAGCGAGAGCCACATTTCATCCTCATATTAACAGTGATGGAGTATATGCATACAAACAAGACAGTTATTATGGATTACATCATCCTGAATTCAAGAAGAAGAATCGTGAATTAGAAAAACGATTAAGTCATGAACATAGTGGTGATTTTATATATAAGAAGCATCCTAAAGTTTATGATAACACTGGTAGTAATGTAGCTTTAAATCCTAATTCCACAGAAGATCATATAGATAAAGCATTAGAAGATAAAGATATTGATATTAGACGAGCAGCAATAGAACATCCTAATGTAACAAAAGAACACCTTGATAAAGCATTAAATGATAAAAATAGTGACATTAGATATCATACAATAAAACATCCTAATGTTACAAAGGAACATTTAAATAAAGCATTAAAGGATAACGATGTTGATGTTAGAAAACAAGCAATACAACATCCAAACGTTACAAAAGAACATTTAGATAAAGCTTTGAATGATGGAGAGTCAGATGTTAGATATCATGCAATACGACACTCTAACGTTACAAAAGAACATTTGGATAAAGCATTAACTGATGAAGATATTGATGTTAGAAAACAAGCAATACGACACTCAAACGTTACAAAAGAACATTTGGATAAAGCATTAACTGATGAAGATTGGAATGTTAGAAAACAAGCAATAAAACATCCTAACATTACAAAGGAACATTTAGATAAAGCATTAGATGATAAAGATATTGATGTTAGAAAACAAGCAATACAACATCCAAACGTTACAAAAGAACATTTAGATAAAGCTTTGAATGATAAAGATAAGGTTGTTAGAAAACAAGCAATACAACATCCAAACGTTACAAAAGAACATTTGGATAAAGCATTAACTGATGAAGATTGGACTGTTAGAAAACAAGCAATACAACATCCTAACATTACAAAGGAACATTTAGATAAAGCATTAACTGATGAAGATTGGAATATTAGATATCAAGCAATACAACATCCTAATGTTACAAAAGAACATTTAGATAAAGCATTAGATGATAAAGATATTGATGTTAGAAAACAAGCAATACGACACTCAAACGTTACAAAAGAGCATTTGGATAAAGCATTAAAGGATAAAAATAGTGACGTTAGAAAACAAGCAATACAACATCCAAATATTACAAAAGAACATTTAGATAAAGCATTAGATGATAAAAATGCTGATCTTAGATATCAAGCAATACAACGATATAAAGATTTAAATAACAAATAATAAAGGAGAATTTCAGTGGTTAGACCAATAGAATTAAAATTAGATCATGTAAATTTGGTATATTGAGAATTTCTCGTTCACTCATTAACTCTTTAATTTTTAACATAATTTATCCTTTTTATAAATAATTTATATCTAATTATACTAAATTTTTATGGAAAAATCAAGCATGTTATCATTTAAACGATTTATTACTTTATTAGAATCTCTTACCGATGAAGAAAAATTATCATTAAACAGTTGGAAAAGAACTCCCGAAGCTACTAATGCAACAGATCATTTCTTTGGTCAAGGTAATGATGAAATTAAAGAACCTCTTGATAATACCGGCGATAAATCGGAAATCCATCAACATGTAGAAAGACATCTTGGAACCGAAATTAAACCTGAAGAGTATAAACAAGGAGTAGTAAAAACTCCAAAGGGGTTATTACGATTAGGAAGTGCTATTTCTGATCCTAATTTGAAATCCCAATTTAAAAACGATAATACCCGTAAGAATAAGAAACATAATAACTTATCAGTTCTTGTTACTAGATCAAAAGAAGGTATAGCAGGTCAAACTTCGCACAATCAATCGTGGGAAAATCATTCCTGTAAGAATTTTAATACAGGAAGTAATCGTCATTATCTTCATGATGAATATAAGCATGGTTCTGTTGTATCTTACTTACATGATCACGAAGGTAAAGAATTAGCAAGAGCAACATTTCACCCTCATATCAACAGTGATGGGGTATATGCATACAAACAAGATAGTTATTACGGATTGCATCATCCTGAATTCAAGAAAAAGAATCGTGAATTAGAAAAACGGTTAAGTCATGAACATAGTGGTGATTTTATATATAAGAAGCATCCTAAAGTTTATGATAACACTGGTTACGAAATAATTGCAAATCCCAATGCTACAAAAGATCATATAGATAAAGCATTAGATGATAACGATTTTAATACCAAAGTTGCGGTACTACAACACCCCAATATTACAAAAGAACATCTTGATAAAGCTTTGAATGATAAAGACTATTATATTAGAAAATTGGCAATACAACATCCCAATGCAACAAAAGAACATTTAGATAAAGCATTAGAAGATAAAAATAGTGATGTTAGACGAGCAGCAATACAACATCCTAATGTTACAAAAGAACATTTAGATAAAGCATTAAATGATGAAGATTGGACTGTTAGACTTCATGCAATACAACGTCCTAATGTTACAAAAGAACATTTGGATAAAGCATTAAATGATGAAGATTCTTTTGTTAGACGAGCAGCAATACAACATCCTAATGCAACAAAAGAACATCTGGATAAAGCTTTGGATGATGAAAATGATGATGTTAGATATGAAGCAATACAACATTCTAACGTTACAAAAGAACATTTAGATAAAGCTTTGGATGATAAAGATATGTTGGTTAGACGAACAGTGGTACAACATCCTAATGCAACAAAGGAACATCTGGATAAAGCTTTGAATGATAAAGACGATTATATTAGAAAAATGGCAATACAACACCCAAATATTACAAAAGAACATTTGGATAAAGCATTAAATGATAAAAGTTATTTCGTTAGACAAACAGCGATATTACATCCTAAATCAACAAAAGAACATTTGGATAAAGCATTAAATGATGAAGATTCTTTTGTTAGACGAGCAGCATTAGAACATCCAAACGTTACAAAAGAACATTTAGATAAAGCTTTGAAGGATATCGATTCGAGTGTTGTATATGCTGCACAACAAAGATATAAAAAATTATAAAATGATTAGTATTTACCTTTCAATATTAAATAATTGATACCTAAAATCTGCTTGTGCGGTCATTGTTTCTTCTGCGGATGATTTTGTACTAAATTTAACATCTGATAAAAATACAGGAAATGCATCAATAAATTTTACCTTTAATTTTGCATTATTTAATCCAGATAAAATTAATAACTGTGCATCTGCATATTGTGGACTTTCTTTATGTAATGAATAAAATGATTTTCTATCCATATTTTTGTATTCTTCAAATGAACAAGGAAATGAATATCCTCTAATCCAACTTTGAATAATTTCCCAATTCCACATTTCTTCATCTAAAATAAAATTAATACTCAATACTCCATACTCTAATTTATCAGTCGGTTTATATAAATCTACAAATGGTGTTGGAGTCCTTACCGGAGAAGCAGATAAACTTGGAAGATTGACATCCTGACAAAAATATGGTACAGTAGTTATTCTTGGAAATACAATCTGGTATTTAGTAGGTTGTAAATATGCTGTATTAGATGGATTTCTTGGTATTGCAACCATAATTTTTCCTAAATAGTTAATTAATATATCTATTATTTATTATATTTTATGAAAACAAAAAAGTCAATTAAGAAATTATTCAAGGCAATTCTTGAACATGATGCAACCAAAGAAAAGAAACTTTATCAAAAAGTTCTAAAGAAAAGTCTTGATCATAAAAAAACTTATATGGTAAGATAACTTGACAAACGAATAAAATTCAGATAAACTATACAGAAAATTTATGATTGTGGAAAAATTAGATTTATTATGAATAATATATGAAAACTGAATTTTTTGATTTTATATTCAATTCATCTGGAAAAATTTCTTCAAGAAGAATTAATAAACAATATTTTATTAATCAAAATAAAGAATATTTGTGGGATTGGTTTGCACAACAACAACAAATTTTTGTTGGTTATTCTAATAGAGAAATTATTACTTTACTAAAAAATGATTATACAAATCCACCAAAATGTATCGTTTGTGGAAAAAATAGTATTGTACAAATGTATTCTTCAATACCAATATTTAAATATTGCTCAAAAGAATGTTCTTATAATTCTATTGAACGTAAAGAAAAGATTTCAAAAACTAAAAATTTATATACATTAGAAAAGAAACAATCTATTGAAGATAAAAGAAAAAACACAAATCTAAAGAAATATGGCGTAAAGTTTCAATCACAACGACCAGAAGTAAAATCTATTGTCGGTGAAAAATTAACTAAACGATATTTATCTCAAGATATAATAAATAAATTAAATGATAAAAACTGGTTATATCAAGAATATATAATAAAAAATCGTTGTGCTAGTGATATCGCAAATGAACTTAATGTCTATTATGGTACTGTTATAGAATATTGTAAAAAATATGAATTTAAAATACAACAAAATTATCAAGAATCATTACCACAAAAACAAATATATGAATTTATTAAAGGGTTTTATAAAAGACAAATACTCTATAATGATAGAGAAATTTTAAATGGAAAAGAATTAGATATTTATATACCGGAGTTAAAATTTGCAATAGAATATAATGGATTGTTTTACCATAGTTTTATCGATAAATCCATAGAAAATAAAAATAAACATTTAAATAAAACTAATTTATGTCATGAGAATGGAATTCGTTTACTACATGTTCGTGAAGATCAATGGAAATATAAACAACCTATAATAAAATCTATGATTAAAAATATTATGGGATATACAGAAAATAGAATTTATGCTAGACAATGTATTATTAAAATCCCATCTTTAGTTGAAACCCAAAAATTTTTAAATAATAATCATATTCAAGGATTTGTTGGAAGTTCTATTAAATATGGTCTTTATTATAATAATGAATTACTGTCTTTAATAAGTTTTGGAATTCCGCGAAATAAAAATATTAAAAAGAAGTATTCTTGGGAATTATTAAGATTTTGTAATAAATTAAATGTTGTAGTGATTGGCGGATTTTCAAAATTACTAAAGTTCTTTCAAACTAATTATTCTGGAAATATAATTTCTTATTGTGATAGATCAATCAGTAATGGTAATGTTTACTTAAAACATAATTTTATACCTTTAATTCCAATAGAACAAATTAAACCTGGATATTCTTGGACTAATAAAGAATTTGTTTATTCGAGGGAATCATTCCAGAAACACAAATTGAAAAATAAATTAAAAATATATGATAATAATTTAAGTGAATTTGAAAATATGATCAATAATAATTATAGAATATTATTTGATTGTGGACAAATTCCCTTTGTATTAAAAAAGGGGTCCGAAGACCCCTTTTAATACTAATATAAATTAGTAATTCATCACATTAAATTGCGTACTGCAAAAATGCGATAATAACGATTCGATCTTTGTCTTAATGCTCCAGCACCAGTAGTTAATCCTTCAGCAAACGGATTTGAAACCATACCATAACGGGTCTTAAACCCAATTTTTGGTTGGAATGTGCCTGGATCAACCGCACGAACCATCTGTAATGGAACGTATGGACAGTAGAATAATCCTGCATCATATGGAGAACTACCTTTATAACCGACTGTTACTAATTCGGTTCCGGCAGACATACCATTGAAGTATGGGTCGATATAGACTTTAATACGTCCATGTAACATACCGCAGAAAGTATTTCCTGTATCATCAACTTGTAGGTCTGATTTTAGAGCAGGAGTATATTGTAATACACCAGCCATTGCTAATGCAGATGCTACATCAGAAGAAACGATAAGGATATTACCTTTCCCTCTACGAGTTTGTTTTGCGATGTAATTGGCTTCTCTTTCGATATGATAGATAAGACCTTTAAATCTTTCTACTGACCAACGACCATTAGAATCGGTATCTAGGTCGAAAATACCGGCAGTAGTAGTACCCCATTGAGCACCGGCTTGAGCAACGGTATAGATAGTACGAATTACTTCACGATTGATTTCAGCAAGAATTTCTGTTGAAAGAATATTGCTAAGTTCAGTTTCAGCATCAAGACCATGAATTGCTTTTAAGTCTTGTGCAAGTTCTAATGAGTATTCAGCCTTTAATGCACGAGTATTTGCAGTAACGGTAACTTTGTCGATACTAATTGCCATTTCTGGGAATGGAGTAACTGAACCGCCAAGTGCTTCTGCTGTAGCGGTAGTTCTACCAGTACCGGAACCATAATTAGCGAAAGTAGCATTAACGTTAGCAACTGGATTACCATCAGATTGAATTTGTCCAGAAGTACCAGTAATACCAGCAAAGATAGTATTTGCTTCGTTATAGAATGCTTCGTCGCCAGATTGGGTATTATAACGTGAACGTAATGCAAAGATTAATCCGGTAGGACCGGTCATTGGTTGTACGCCAGCGATATCATAAGCAATAAGGTTTGGTAATGCACGACGAACTAAACTAATAAGAATAGGATCGAAGTTTTGAACACCACCAGCAACGTTAGTTGGATCACCTTCGGTTAAAATTTGTCTATCGCTGTTCATTGCATTTTGTTGGTTTTCAAGAACCATTGCAGTAACAGCTTTCTTGTATGGGTCTGTGATAGGTTCTAATTCTGGATGGTCAAGAATAGGACTCCATTTTTCTACCACTTGTTCTTCATTTAAGTACATTTGTGTGTCTCCCTAATTTATTAAAAATTAAAATTTAGTTAATTTTGAAATTTTATGTGCGTATTGTTCGATTAAGGGATCAACAACTCTTGTTGGATAATCTTCATCGACATCAATTCCTTCGTTTAAAGAATCAATAGCTGCTGGAATAATTCCATTTGAGTAATAACTTTCCCTAATTGCAACTAATTTTTCTTCAAAATCTTCTTCTGATTCGAAATTAATATTTTTAGAAAGATTTCTAATTTTTTCAGTTTGAGAAAGGGTTAATCCTTCACAAACAGAATTTATAATTTCGGATTTCTTTTGTTCAGAAAGAGATTTTTTTAATTCGATATTCTTTAGAAGTTGTTCGTTAACTTCATCTTCTAATGATTCAACACGATTAGTTAATTCTTCAACGATATCAACTTTTTCTTCTGGAATATCAATGTAATGTTCTACAAAAACATTACGGAGTGCTTCGATGAAATCCTCTACGATTTCTGTACGAAGTCCTTTTTCAATGGCAAGAGAATTCTCTTCCATCCAATTTTCCACAATATAATCTAAGTAACTATCTAATTTATCAGCAAAATCTTCTTTTACTAATTCAATAGTTTCTTCAAATTCTTTAATGTATTTTGTTTCTAATTCTTCTGCAATTTCGCTTACACGAGATTCAACAGCAGATTCAAAGATAATCATTGCTTTTTCTTTAAATTCTTCAGAAAGGTTTTCACCATAAAGCATAGCATCAATATCTTCTTTTACTTTTTGCTTTGCAGTTTCTTGTTTTTCTGCTTTTTCTTTTTCAGCAGATTCATCGTCTTGTCCAGCAAGTTGTGATTTTGCTTCTGCTTTAGAAACACCATATTTCTTTTTAAATTCAAGATTTGAAAGTTTTTCTAAATCTTCTTCAACTTCTTCAACAGAAGCTTCTTCCAATTCTTCTTCATCTTCCAATTCTTCTTCATCTTCATCAGGAATCCATTCTTCTTCTTCCTCGGATTCAGGAACAGTTGGTTGTGATGCCCCCGGATTCGCTGAGAATGTTTGTGTTGGTTTTGATCCTTTTTTACGATCTTTTTTTGCATCATCTGGAGTTTCAGAACCTTCTGGTGATCCAGCTAAATCTTTACGACCAGCAGTTTTTCCCGGTTGAGATGCAAAATCACTTGCAGATTTACCCGGTGTTGATCCCCATTTTTCTGATCCAACTGGAGGAGTTTGTCCCGGTGGTGTTGCTGTTGGAACCCCTTTTGTTGAATCATAATTAGAATCCGTTGTTTTATGACCAGCAGTTCCAAGTTCAACTGGTCCCTGTTGAGGTGCGGTTGTACCAGAATTTTTGGTTTTACCAACGCCAAATGATTCAGAACCGGCATTTGCTTTACTTTGTTTTAAAATTTCAGCAGCTGCTTCGGATAAGTTTAAATTTGACATTTATATATCTCCTAAATTTATTTCTATATAAGTATATTTATAAAATTATAATTTTTAACAAATACTTAAACTTTGTTAATGTAATTTTTATCTTTTCTTTTCCAAAATAAATTTTTATACATTTTTTCGGAATCTAAATATTTTCTAACCATATTTTCTGAAAATCCATCTAATTGTACAGAAGAAATGGAATCATAATATTTTATGATAATATTATCTTTTGTTGAAAATATTGGTACTTTATTTTTTACAACTGGTGTTCTGTTTTTTGCACTTTCCAAATGATCTACCCATCGTAAATTATCTAATGAATTATTTAACGGATTTCGATCTATATGATCAACAAAAGGAAGGTTTTTAGGATTAGGGATAAAAGTTTCTGCTAAAATTCGGTGTAAAAAACTAGATGATAGTTTTTTGGTGGTGGTGATAATGTATCTACCACTCATTCTAGTAATCAAAAATTTATTTAATTTTATTGAATAAATCTTTCCATATTTTGATATCATATAATCTTTATTGTTTGGATATGACACAAAATTTGTTAAATCTGGTATGGATTGATCTAATAAATATTTAAATGTCCATTTTTTAGCCGTTTTTTGTTTATTTTTTAAAATTGCTCCAATATTTCTTCTATCAATATTAAGAAAATCTCCGGCGTCTTTTATACTATCAAAATTTAATTTTTCATTAGTAATAGTATTAATAGCAATTATTGGTTTTTTATTGTGAATACCGAAATTATCCTTCATTTTTCCTAAAACATTTATAGCATGTTTCATATTTTCAGAATGTGTTACTAATTCCAAATTATTAATATGCCAATTTAATTTATTACCATCCTTATGATTTACTCTATCTCCATTTCCTGATAATAAATGTATAAAAGTCCGATGAACAGCAACAGATTTAGATGTTTTACTGTAATCGTTCATTAACGAAGCATATAAATATCCTTTGTTAACGTGTAATTGTTTTACTTGTTTGGTATTTTTATTAATTATTTCACAATCATATGGATTTACTAAATATAAAGAATATCCTTCTATTTCATGCCAAAGTTGCTGATTCATTTTATAATTTATTTATATAATTTTCAAAAATTTTTAAAGCAACAATTTCGATTTCTTCTTTTGATGCTTTCTTTATTAATTGTTGTGATTTTTCAAGATGCTTTTGAACCCAATCATCATTTACTAAAATCCATTCGGCTTCTTCTACTATCCCATCAACCCACGCGGAGATTGCTGAAGGTTGTAAAACCGCATCAATACAAGAAATGGTAAAGTCATTTTGAACAACTTTTAATCCATTTTCTTCCTTTAATGATCCTAATGCACGAGAAGAACAACCAAATGAAACACCACCATCAATAAGGGCTTTTAATTCTTTACCACAAGTTGTTTCTAAAATTTGAGCTTTGCCCCAGATATCTCCAGTCCCATTACCATTATTAACAACTTTTAATTCTCTAATAATATGTGAAATTTTATTTTCAGAAATCTTAGGAGAATCTTCATGTCCGAAAGTTCCAAGCGCACGATTCTTACTAACCATTTCTTCAATATATTTGTTTACAGCTGGAATCATTATATTTTCATTGTAAACTCTATTATTACGATTTGGAACACCAAATTGCATAAATGGTCCTTGAATATAATAATTTTTTCCTGTTTTAGTGGATTCTGTTAATACTTCAAAATCCTCAATAGTTTCTCTTAAAAGTTTCATTTTTTAATCCTTTAATTATTATTATTTAGTATTTTAATTTCTTCTATATGTTCTTTTAACAAGATTATCAATTTTTTTATATTTTGAAATGGTTCCCATCATGTTTTTACTTTTTATAGTTTTTGATAATCCACTATAACTTCTTGGCATTGATTTTTTAAATCTTATTTTTCTTTTATTATAAAACATACCTGTATATTCACATAAAGTATCATTTCTAATTTCTGAAAATGATGCAATTAATTGTCTATAATATTTAGAATTAATATATTCTTTAGCATGTTTTGGTAATATTGGTTCTGACTTTACTGGGTTTAATCGTGATCGTCTTTTAATACTAAGTTGTTTTATAACATTCGATGGAAAAGTTTTTATCGCAATTCTTGGTGTAACCGAACCTAATCCTTGATTTTTTAAATTTGTTTGAATCGTTTTTAATAATTCTTTTATTTTTTCTTTAGTTTCTTGTTTGCTTTCTGTTGCTAATCTTAATGCAAATTCTGGATTAGATTTCAATAATCGTCTACCCATTGCAGTAACACTTCTTACTGGTGTATCTTTATCTAAATCCCGAAATTTTTTGCCGATTTTTACTGTCAATTTTCGGATTTTCTTTTTGTTCTCTGGATTTCCTTCTTGTATGTTACTATTAAGGTTAGCTACATACGCCGACTTGCCATCGGCGGAAATGACTACGTTTAATGGGGTTGTGCCAGTAGCGATAGTCGTGCCGCCCGTCACAGATACTCTTGGAACCCTGTTCTTATCCAGCATCAGTCCCACCGGTTGCTCGACGGCTGATACCGGCGTGGTGCCTGCTGAGTCTTGAAATAGGGTGCTAAGGTCGGACGGATCATACCACACGCCTTGTTCGCCAGCAGCAAATAAATGTTTTGGTGTAAAAGAAGGGATTGTTGCTAAAATATTTTGATTAAAAAATTGTAACATTAAATTAAACTACCAGTTAAATAAAATGTGTTAGCAACAGGACAAAATACAGTAATTACAGCATTTTGTCCCATTGAAGTATAAGAATTGGCATAACTTTTTACTGTTGTATTATTTCCTGCTCTAATAGTAATAGTCCCTGTATTCGCTTGAATTAATGTACAAATGAAACCAATCGATAAATTAGAACTTGTGTTTACATTAATGTTATTAGATGAATTATAATGAATAATAGATTGATTATCACTAACAGTAAGAACATCATTATTAGATATTTGAGTTCTTACAGTAAGCCCGGATTGCGGACCTGTTGCTAAATTATTTAATATTAATACGGTTGACACTGTTATTCTCCAGACATAATAACAAGATTAGTATTTGCACCAACTGAGGAAATATTTGCCCTATAATATGCCCATCCCGGAGAAACTAATACAAATCCAGTATTGCCGTTTGTTGTGGTATGTGTAACAGTCGCAATGGGAATCCAATGTGATGTATCTAATGATGTTTCAATGTTATATGTCGCACCACCAGTACCAGAAACATAACTTTGAATAATTGCTTCTGTTCCAGTTCCTCTTGGTAATGTTATCGATTGTTGTCCACCAGTTTGTCCAGTTAAATAACCAGTAACACAATAATTAGTTAATGATTGAATGGATTTTGAATAACAATTAACAGTAAAGGTATTTGCTGAAGTAACTGTTACTTCACCTGAATATGATGTATATTCTTTATTTGAAGTTAATGCAACATTAATTCCATTATATAATATATGATTATTAGCAACAATATTTACTTTATTATTCGCGTCATCTACAGTATATGAATTTATTGGAAAATATTGTTTTTGATATTTGACTCTTGAAACACTCATTTTATATCCTTTTATGTGTAATTGAATAATTTAATATATTCAAGAAATTTTTATCAGATTCCATAATATAATCTTCAAATTCTTCATGACCTTCTTCTAATTCTTCATATAATTCAATTATTTTTGAACAACATTCATTATTAATATTTAATGAAGACCCATCATAAAAGGTAATAGTTTCTATTTCTTGTATATTTTTTAATGTATTTATAATGGAATAATCAGTTTCAGATAATTGCATTTCAGTTTCACTATATAATAACGAAAAATATTTTTTTAGAGCATCACAAAAATAAAGGGCGACCTTCTGGTTATTAGGAAATACTTGGGTAGTTTTTTTCTGCAAAACCAACGTTTGTGGTGGGTTTTTTGGAAAAACTTTTTTTACAGGTTTATTTTTCATTTTTTAATTTTGATAGTGTATCATTTATTTCATCTTTATTCATTTTTGAAACACCTTTTCTTATTGTTTCTTTATTAGTTTTGCCTGTTCCTTGTATATCAGTATGACCTGATTTCTTTTTAAGTTTTGCTAAACCTTTATTAATTCTACCCACTCTATTTGTAATTTTTCTTGTAAGGGTTCCTTGTTCATCTTCTTCAATTTCAACTTCTTCATTTGCTTTTCTAGCTGCCATTAATTCCCTATAAGCATCACGTTTCTTTTTGTATTGATCAGCAAATTTTTTTGCCTTTTCTTCTTTTTGTTTGTCACCATGAAAAGGTTTATATTCACCACAATTTTCTGAAAATAATGTCTTTGCAACTTCTGCTTTCTTTTCCATTAAATTTGATTTAATTTTTTCTTGTAATGTAGTTTCAACTGCAAACTTAAATTCATTAATATTACCGGAAATTCCTAATTCTATACTATTTTTCATTAGAATAATCCTCTATCTGTAATTGGTGGTGCAGATGGTTTTGTAGTAACTGGTTTATTAACTTTTACAGTTGAACTCGGTGTAGTCGGTTTTGTATTTGGTTTAGATACGGTTGGTTTATCTGCACCAAATATTCCTCTATCAGAAATATCTTCCTTATTTAAAATAGTTTTAGCTTGTTCAATTTTTTCTTGTTCTAATGCATTAATGATTTTATATTGCAATACTTTCTCAATTTCATCTTTCATGTCAGCAATATTATTTGTAAATGCATATTCTATTGCATTTGATAATTCTTCATTTTTCATGGTTTATTTCCCTATGATATTATTGATTATTTATATGATATGGAGTTTTTGGTTTTTGAGGTTGTTCTTGTGGTTGTTCTGGTTGTTCTTCTCCAGCTTCAATCTGTTGATCCGGTGCAGGCATTAATTGTGATTGTAATTGCTGTGCTTGTGCTTGCAACTTAATTTGATTTTCTTGGTCTAATGCTTGTTGTTGTAAATCAACTTGCTTTTCTTGATCAATTTCTTCTTGCATATCAATGATTTCTTCTCCATTTAATCGCAAAACTTTTTCTTGAATCCATTTTTTTGAATAATATTTACCAGAATATTGATCAATAATCGCAAGAATCCCTAACCTCTCTTGCATTAATTCCGTTTCTTTTAATTCTTCAAAATTATTATCCTTAATAAAATCATAGAAAATGTCTTCTTTAAAACTATTCCACTCCTCCTCAGTGCAAACTCCTTTTAAAACTAATTGAATCCTTAATAATTGATCAAATAATTCACTAAATTTCCCTCTTAATTTTTCAATGAATTTTGCAAACTTTAATTCATCACGAGTAATTTCAGTAGAACGACCAATAGAAACCGCTTGCGAAGGATCAAGTCTGGTAACAGGAACATTTAATGATTTATAAAGTTTTTTCTCGAAGTATTGAATATCATCTATTTGACTTAAATTTTGTCCGGATTGTAACGTAGTAATTTCCGTAGATTTACCATCAGAATTTTTTATAAATATTCCACAAGATAACGCAAAATTATGATAATTATGATGTTCATGTTGTTCATCAATAGTTAATGTACCAGTATCTTGAGTTTCCTGTAATTTCTCAATGGAAACTACTTTATGATTATAGTATTTAAGATTTGTACTTCGTTTATATTCTTCACCAAATAAATCTTTTAATAAAGTAAATAAATTTCTATATCCATGTTTAGGTAAAAATTTAGTTATTGTTTTATATTTAAATGTTGGGTATACTTTTTGTATTTCTGTTAAAATTTCAGAAACTGTAATTTTTGGATAGAATGAATTTATTATAATAGTTTTAATTAAATTAATATCAAAAGTATCTTTTTTTATTCTATTTTTTTCGTTAGTTATTAGTAATGGTTCAACATTTATCCATTTTTTAAAATATTCTTCCTTAGAAAGATTAATTTTATCAAAATATCTTTTTTCATTAATAATTTCTCTTCCCTTTTTTAATCCATTAAGTATTCTCTCATCAGATATATTAAACTTGGAAATTTCTTGTCGTCTGATTTGTCCTTTCTCTGTTTGGAAAAATGATTTTCCAGAAATTGATAATTTTTTATACCATTCTTCAGTATTTCCATTTTTATGTGCATTAGTTCCAAGGGTAGAATGTAATTTAAAATGTTCAATTTTATTCATTATTCTTAAATTTTCAGGATTATTATTTCTGGTGAAATCAATATGGTGAATTACTTCGTTAGATTTTTTATTTCCATTAAAATAATCGGAAACCATTCTATGTGTATATATCCATTTTTGTTTTTCATTATCAAAAAATTGTGAATATACACCAGAATATTTAACTGAAAGTTTATGTTCTCTTGTATAAAGAGGCATTAAAGACATTTCGGAATTAAGATATTGGGCTTCACACAAAGTCCCATCACGTAATATAAATTTATGATCTGGGGTACATTCAATGAATTCTCCATTATCTAAATTAACTCTAATTACTTCAGTATTTTTTCTTGTAATTCCTGCCCATGAAATTTTACCTGGAACTATTGAACCATTTGGAGCAACAGAATAAGTCCAGTTTTGTTTTCCTTCTTCAAATTCTTTTATAAGAGTCTTTAAAGTTTCATCTCTTCCATCTAGTAATTTTATCTTAGAATTCAAAGAAATACATCTACGTGGAAGCCAATAATTTTCTGTTAATGATAGATGTCGTCTATCATCTCTTACAGACCCAGTTTCACTATCATAAACAATTTTATTCTTATATTTGGTCATTATATCCCGAATATATTGTTCTGCTTTAAGTTTCGGTAATGAACCTACATCAATATAGAATATTAGTCGTTCTGAAGCTCTACTTAATCTGTAAATAACAATAGCATCTTCAATCATTCGTAATTGATTTAATGGTTTTATACAATTTTTTACAACTACTCCATTTACCACAAAATTATGGTTTTTATCTTCAACTTCTAATTCAAATACATCCTGTTTTTCTTCTAATTGTTTAATTGCTATCACATTTTCCCATTCAGGAAGTAATTTTTTTGATAGATAGATTGTCCAATGTTCTGTATCTGGTGTTAGATTTTTACTACCACAAATATATTTACTTTTTACTTTGGTGTGTCGTATTTTTCCAGATGAGTAACCAAGACTTGTCCAGAGTTCTTTAATATCTTTAATAAGATTTTCGTTACATAACCCAATAGAAGAGGACCAGATTCCTCCTGACATTTTACTTCTATCGCATCCGTCTGCATCATGAAATCCTTCAATTACAGCGAGTTTAATTGATGGTTTAGATTCAAAGACCCAATTTGGAATTCTTTTATTTTTTGCTCCTGAAATAAATCCCATAGTTTTTAATAATTCGCAACCTAATGTATTATTAGAATACCAAGATTTATAATTACTTTTTCTACTGGTATTAACAATTCTGTTACAATTTCCAAAATATTTTGTCATTAATGAAGCATAATATTCATTTTGTGTTTCATTTACACCTTCAGCGAATCCTATTGTATATGTATTTACCCAACCGTCGCCAAGTAAAAATCCAAATAATTTTGCAAAATCTTCATCAATATATTCGGGAATATTGATATCATTTTGCCAATATCCACTATATTTTTCTTCTAATTGAAGTGAAACTGGAAATTCTGCAATTATTTGTTTTGCTAAAGAAGTTTCTAATGGTTGGTTTCCGTATACAAACGAATATATTTTATGTTTATTTTGATTATATTTTTCTGCAATTTCATATATAAATTTCTTTTTTCCTATGAAATCAAATTCGATCCATTCTTCTGGATTTGATACTTTTGATACTAATTCTCTTGATAGTTTTGGAAATTTAATTTCTTCATTTCGTAATTGATGATTAAAAAGTTTTATTTTATGTTTTTTTGGAATTAATGATTCAGCAAAAACATATTTAATTTCATTTGATTCTTTTACTAATATTGGGTGATCTGGAGTACATTTTAATGAAGAATGTTTAGTAAATATTTCTACAAGTTCTTTATTACCAGTTTTCCATTGATTAACTACTTTTGTTTCTACAAACACATTATTATCAATATCATAAGAATATACAATATCACCAGCAACAACATCTTTAACAGATTTCCAACCATTTATTGTACGAATTCGTTCATTTTCAGCGATACATTTTTGCAAATAACTAATAACCATATTTCGTTTTGCATCCATTAATCCAGAATTGACATTTACGATTGAATCTGGACTAATTTTAACTCCAATTAGGCTTGAAGATGGTTGTAATGTTCCTGATGGATTACTTACAATTTTTTCTGAATACAGATAATATTCATTAGATTTAATAATAATTTCGACTCCGGTTTCGGGGTCTTTTTGTTTTCTAATTTCACGGATTTTACGAATTTTTCTTGGGTCTATATAACGTAATTCTTGAATACCTTTTTGGGGATTTTCAATATCAACGATGACATGATAGAATAATCTACCATCTACATAATATCGTCTAAAGATATCGGTTCCGATATTATTAAAGTTTAGTAATTTTAATATATTTTTAAATTCTTCGGATATTGCTTTTTTAATTTTTTCAGGCTGTTTCAATTCATCCATAATAAGTTCAATACTTTTACCATTATCATCATGCACGATAGATTCATTAACGATATCGTCAATTGCAGATTCAACTTCTGGTTGCATTGCCATTTCACGATATCGTGTTATTAATTCTATTTCATTTTTTGCTGATCCATCAAGATCAATTGCGGACACACCAAATTGTGCAGCTGAAGTAACAGTTAACGCACCATCATCATTATTTGGTGGTGTAAATGAAGGTTGTACTAAATCTTTTTCTTCATCTTTTTTACCAATTTTAAAACCAAATAATCTCAATAATCTATTATTTTCCATTTATCACCTTTAACTTTTATGCAACTGCAACTTGATCATTCCACCATTGGTATGCAAAAGTCACTTGAAATTCTGCAACTCTATCATTATCAGCCCAATCTAATGTAATTGGTCCTACTTCAACTGGCCAACAACCTTGCATCATATATACATTTGTATCACCTGTATTATCTTTATATTTATGATAAATTATTCCAGTTCCAAAATATCCTCCTGTGTTTGGAGGAACATACATAGTATTTCTAAAATTTCCAATATGATAATTTACCATTTGTGACCAATTAGTAAATGCTCCACGAACACCAGAAATAGCATAATCATCTTCATCCATTATTACAGTAACTGGCCAATTTTCAAATTGTCTATTTCCAGCTAATTTAACTTGTCTTCCATAATACATAACTGGAGTAATTCCAACAACTGAAGATGGTATTGATGTTGCTTTTGCTTTAAATTGAAAATTTCGTGGATTTACTCCAGATGGTCCAATCATTTGAATTTCAAATAAATTTGGTCGTAATCCATCTCTAGGTAATGCAGTATTAATAAATTCATTAATATTAAATGCCATTATAGTTCTCCTTGTATAAATTATAAATTAGTCATACGCCGCAGAACTAGACCACCATTGATATGCAAAAGTAACTGGAAACTCAGCAATTCTATCATTATCTCCCCAATCAAGAGGCATCGCACCAATATCAATAGGATAACAACCTCTCATATAATATGAAGCATTTAATTGTTTACTATTCTTAGAATAAGGAATAATTATACCTTCACCAAAATATCCATTTTGATTAGGCGGAACAAATTGAGGATTTCTATAATTTTGTTCTTGTCTATTTATATTTGACATCCACCTTTCAAACATTCCACGAACACCAGTGAAAAAGAAATCATCTTCATCCATAACAACATTTACTTGCCAATTTTCAAATACTCTATTACCAGCAAATTTAGCATTTCTTCCAAAATACGGAACTTGTGCTACTCCAATTGAAGATGCTGGAATTGCAGATGCTCTACCTTTAAAAGTAAATTGTGCTACTTGTGCAGATGATGAAGTAGTATTTGGAAAAGTTATTTGAACTTCAAATAGATTTGGGCGGAATCCATCCCCTTTCATATTTGAAATAAAACTATTAATATTAAATGCCATTGTTGTTCTCCCAAAAATAAGAAGTTTATTATATAGTATTATTTATACAATTTTCATTTTTACTAAATAGTTGACTTTTATTTTTTTTGTTATATAATACTTATGTGTCTAAAAATTAGGAACTCTGAAATTACAATGTACGAACTTCTTCTGACAAAGTTAAAAAATCAAAAACTTATCAATAACAGTAAGGTGTCTCCTTGGTTAGAACGAAAAATTTCAAAAGAATTAACTGCCGAAATTATTTCAGCAACAACATTTATTGAAGTTGATCTTTCTCTTGCAAATAGAATTCAAACTATGTTGTTAAATATTACAGAACAACCAAAATGTTTAACCTGTAATAATCCAACTAACTATTTTAAGGAATATAAAGGATTTGCAAAATATTGTTGTAAAGACTGTGCTGATAAATCTCAAGAAAAATCTTTAAAACTAAAAAAATTATATTCAGAAGGTAAATTATCCATTGGAAAACAAGGAGTTGAAATACAACGAGAAAAATACAATGGATTATTAGCAATTCAAGCAGATACCTCAATCACTGAAAAAATTAAAAAAACTTGTACTGAAAAATACGGCGTTGATAATGTATCTAAAAACCAAGATATAAAGAATAAAATAAGTCAAAATACAACAGGTAAAAGAAAAACTTTTATCGGAAGACCTCCACAATATGTTCATTTTACAGAAGAACAATTTGATCTTATAAAAACTCCTGATAAACTTTATAATTTATTTATAGAATCAAAGATACCAATTACAACATTTTCAGAAAATTTAAACTTTTCAAGATCATTTGTATTTAATTTGTTAATTAGATATAATTATGATTTACCAGTGTTTAAAGGAAAAGGAACTAATATTTCACAAGCAGAACAAGATATCTGTGAATGGTTAAATGAAAAAAATATTGAATTTATACCACAATTTAAATTAGAAAATAAAAGAGTTGATATTGTTATTCCTAAATATAATCTTGCAATTGAATATCAAGGAATAGATCATTCTTTTGGAAAACATAATTATACAAGATTGAATAACTATGATCAAGAAGATAGAAATATACATCTTAATAGAGAAAGATTATGTCAAAGAAATAATCTAAGATTAATTCAAATTTTTGAAAATGAATGGAAATTCTTAAATAAGAGACAAATTTGGAAATCTATTTTATCAACTATCTTTGATTTAAATGTAAAAATTTACGCTCGAAATTGTGAAATTAGAATTCTTGAAAAAAGGGATTCGGATGAATTTCTTAATGAAAATCATATACAAGGATCATGTAAAGATAAAATAAGATTAGGATTGTATTATAATAATGAGTTAGTATCTGTTATGACTTTTGGTAAACCAAGATTCAATAAACAATATCAATATGAATTAATAAGATTTTGTAATAAAAAGAATTTAACTATTATAGGAGGCGCTTCAAAATTATTTTCATATTTTATTAAAACTTTTAATCCAACTACAATTGTATCATATTGCGATAAAAGAATTTTTACAGGAAACTTATATGAAAAATTAAATTTTAAATTTAAAGGGAATTCTATGCCGAATTATTATTATTTTAAAAATGGGGGAAAATTACAATCAAGAAATACTTTTCAAAAATACAAATTAAAAGATATTTTAGAAGATTTTAATCCAGAATTAAGTGAACGAATAAATATGTATAATAATGGATATAGAAGAATTTGGGATTGTGGAAATAAAATATATGTTTATGAAAACTTCTAATGAATATTAAAACTCTTTTTAACGTAAAAGGAAATATTGATGCAAGGAAATTAAAATTTCTTTCTGAAGAAGATTTAATTCAAATTAAAAAAGAAACTTGTTTTTTACGATTCAATCCTACATTATCTCAACGAATTAAAATAATTAAATTAAATGTTAAAGAACATCAAATTTGTTCATGCGGAAAATATTTACCATATTCTCCAAATAAAAATAAAGCGTTTAAAAATTATTGTTGTATGTCTTGTGCAAAAAAGTTTAATTATAATAAAGATATTACTAAAAAATTTAAAATAAAATTAGAAACAAATCAACAAATATTAAAAGAAGAATTAAACAATGCTGAAATCAAAAAGTTAGAAGAAACTAAAATATTTTTTAAAGAAAATATTGAATTCTTTAAAAAAGGCGGATCAAAATCTCTTCCAATCTTAAAAGAGAATTTAAATTACTTACGATCTTTATTCTTTTACACTTCAAATCATAAAACCCTCAATGCTAGGATATATGAATTATTATATGGAAAAGAATATTGTACTTTTTGTGGTGAAAGTACAACATTTATTTCTTTAGAAAAAGGTTATAGAAAATATTGTTCTGAACATGCTAATTTAGCTGCAAATAAACAAAAAGGTTTAAATAATGTTCAAGAAGCAATAAAAAAAATACAAACATTTGATTCTTTTTCTGATTATGAAATTATTAAAATTCCAGAAAAATTAAACGATTTGTTTATAATTAAACATAAGATTTGTGAAAATAATTTTAAATTGAGATTAAATAATGGAAAATTAAATGATTATCAATTACACTGTAATATTTGTCAAAATCCTACAATTTCCGCACCAGAATTACAAATATGTAAATGGTTAAAAGACAAAAATATAAATTTTATTCATCAATATTCTATTAATAATACTTCTTTAGATGTTTATCTTCCAGATTTTAATGTTGCAATTGAATATCATGGATTAATGTATCATTCATATGGTAAACACGAATCATTAAAATTTAATAATTATCTCGATGAAAATCCATCAAAACATCTAAAAAAATTAGAAACATGTAATGAAAATAATATTTTTCTATTTCAAATTTTTGAAAATGAATGGAAATCAAAAATACAAAAAGACATTTGGTTATCAACTATTTCTTCTAAATTAGGGTTAAATGAAAAAATTTTTGCAAGAAAATGTACTATTAAGACATTAACAAACAAAGAATCTTTTAATTTTTATCATGAAAATCATTTGCAAGGAGCAATAAAATGTTCAATTAATTTAGGATTATTTTATAATGAAGAATTAGTCGCAGCAATTGGATTAGGTAAACCAAGAATGCGAAACATCTCTTGGGAAATTTACCGGTATTGTAATAAAAAATATATTACTGTAGTTGGAGGATTTTCAAAATTACTGTCCTCATTCCAAAAACAATATAATGGACAAATTTTAAGTTATGCAAATAGAAGATGGTCAACTGGAAATCTCTATGAAAAAACAAATTTTTCTTTTATAGGAAATTCTTTACCAGGATATTATTATTTTAATTCTTCCAAAATCCTTTTATCAAGATGGAATTTTCAGAAACATAAATTAAAAGATATTTTAGAAGATTTTAATCCAGAATTAAGTGAACGAATGAATATGTATAATAATGGATACAGAAGAATTTGGGATTGCGGAAATAAAATATATGTTTATGAAAATAAAAGGGAGGAATAAATCCTCCCTTTGTTCATTATTTAATATTTATTAAAACGACCCAATTACACTTGAGAATTCTACACCAGTTCTAGTAGCAACAAAGTTTAATTGAATAAAGTTAATTGATCTCGCAGGTTTTATATATATATCTCCGACAAATGCATTTCTATCAATAATATCTGGAGTATTATTAGTTTCGTCGCAGACTACTTTGAAATCATAGATACCTCTACGACCTTGAATAGTTCTTAGGTATGGTTCAACGACAGAAACGAATTGTGCTCTGGTAAATTGATCATTGAATTCGAATAGGAAGTATTGTGCAGCGATTGAAATTGCTTTTTCAAGAACGATAAACAATCTTCTTACGTTAATTCTATCAAATGCAGATGGTTTTGCATAAAGAGTTCTATCACCGAATAAGCATGGTCCTTGTCCAGTGAATGATACTACTGGATTAACTCCGCGAGGATAGATAAAGTCGCGTTCTGCTTGATTTGGATTCCAAGCAAGTTTTGCAACATTTTTAACTTGACCTCTATTAAATCCAGCTGGGGACCACCAAGGATCACGATAAATATCAGTTTGAGCACATAGACCAGCCATATCAGCATTAAGTGGAACCCAACGATAAATATTATTGTATTTATCGAATTGATACTTCCAACCTGAATCTACGAATGCGTATGAAGTAGATTTATCCATTGTAAATAAGAAATTATTTACAATATTTGTTGCTTCATAACCGGATTGATTAACAACATCAAAATATCTTGGTGAGAAGAAGCAAACTGCATCTCTTCTGCCTTGAATTGGAGCATTTAGTCCACCACCTTCAATAACATTATCAAGAACATGTCTTGGAACTGCGGTAGATTTATCTGTACCAGCACCGATAATCATTAATGAAACGTCATATAAATCTTTATTTTTAAATAAGTCCCAACCAAGAATTATTTCTGCTGGAGTAACGGTAATTCCATCATATCCACCATCTAAAACAATATCAGTATTTCTAACTCTTGCATAGTCTCTTATACCATAACAAGGAACTTCCCAATTATTTCGTGTATTAGCATAATCAATTGGATCAAGTGCATAGATATATTGAGAAGTTAAAGAAAGAACTTCTTTATAGTAATTAGATTGTCCATTAATACTAACTGCATCAAATGCTTTAGATACAAAAGAGAACTTTTCTAATGGAGTATTTGCAGTTCCGGTAAATCTACCTAAATGATCAAGAATCATAATATGCATTTCATCGTTTGCTGAATTTTTATCAGCTGCATATTCAGAAGTACCCGGTGCATTATCAAAGAAATGCGCCCAATCCCAAATTGGAACTCCTGCTTCTGTCATAAATTGAGAACCATCTGAACAAACAGAAATTTTTAAACTATTACCTAATTCACCCGGAAATTTAGCACAGAACGGACCATATTTATTTGCATTATTTGCAAGTAAATAAACATTTTCAAATTGAGTTCTATTTTTAATCAATAGATTATTTTTTGTACTTAATGCAGCGGTAAAAATTAATGTTTGGTTGTTAGAAGTTGAGTTTGCATATACTGATGGAGTAGAAGTATAACCAGAACCTAATGTACCAATTGTAATACTGATTGTATTAGAACCAGTAACAGTCATATATGCGTTTGCAGCAACAGTTGGACTTCCACCGGTAATAGTTAAATATTGACTTGTATAAGTTTTAGATGCAACGTTAGAAACAGATATAGTATCAACGAAATTTGGAGATAGTCCAGCATTTTTTGCTTTTGAAGAACAAACACGAACTACAAACATATTTCCTGAATATGATAAGAAATTTGCACAAGAAAAGAAGGAAGTTCCAACGAATGCATCTGTATATGTATCCATTGGTTTACCGAAAGTTCTAAGTAATTGAGATTCTTCATTAATCAACATAGGTTGCATTACCGGACCCCAATTAAATTCACCCACATATGCGCCTCTATTAGTTGACGCATTAGGAACAATTAGAGTTAAATCGACCTCATTAACAATGACGCCAGGACTCATTTGATTTAATATTGCCATTTTATTCTCCTAAATAAAAACAGTTTATTTTATATAATTATTTAGTAAAATAAGGTTTTTCACGAAGAAATTAAAAATTATGTATTTTTTTTAATAAATTATCATATGAATCTGGATAAGAAGCGGGTATCCAAAGAGAATTATCTTCAATAAAGTAATCAATTTCTAAACCAGTTGAAACAGAAAATGCAGGAAGTTGATCTTCTTCAATATAATCAAATTTTTCTAGTTGAAGTTGTTTTCTTAAATCAAATTCAACCATTTCTTTAAATAATTTTTGTGTTGCCATCCATGCAAAAACTAATAAACTTGTGACTAAATCATCATTACAACCTTCATCGGCTTGATATGAATTTCCAATCTGACTATATGTAGTCAATTCTGAAATAGTATCAAAATCTTGAATTATTAATTTATTATTTTCAATTAAAGTTCTTAACATTGAACATGCAATTCTTTTACCTAATGGAGTCATTTTAAATCCTTGTGCTACTCCTTTACCTCCCTTCATAGATAAAACTTGTGGTCTTTTATTTCCAGTAAACGTTCTTAATACATTTTCATAACCCAAATCTTCAATTAAAATATCAGCAACTTGAGGATTATTATTAATTTCAATTAATACATGAGCATTATTATAATATTCAGCACAATATTTTATTACTGCTGGAAATAAAATTGGAGGAATACTATTGTTTCTATATGTTGCAACTTGTCTATATGGCATAGTTGATATATCAATTACAGAAAAAGCAGAATAATCCATATTTTTGCCTTCAGATACATCTACTGTAATTGTATATAAATGTTCTCTTGTTAATAAATTACCAGTTTCATCATCTAATGCTTCTTTTATAGGTTCTTCATAAATTTTCATCTCATATTCAACATTAATTACATTTTTATAATTTAATGTTGCTAATTTTTCACCAGAAATTAAGGTATTTGTTGATCCTAAGAAATTACAATTATGCGAAACAATATCATTACCATAATAACAATGATTTTTTCCTGAATTTACAACATCATATAATTCAATCTTTTTTCTTATTAATCGCTTAGATATAACAAAACATCCTTCTTTGTCACGAGTTTCAATCAATGTTTTTTTATCTAAATTCTTTGCTCTTATTACCCCATCTATAGTAATCAACGGATGATCTTCAGAACATCTTAATTCTTTACCATTACTAAATTTTAAATGAATATATTTGTCCCGAAAAATTTTATTGACCCCAATGAAATCTTCATTTCCATCAGGAGTTAATATTTTATACCCTTTTTTATTATATACTAATGTGTCAGAAATTTTAAACATTTTTCTATAGTTTCTTGGGGATTATTTACAAATTCCATTTCTGGTATTCTTAATATAAGAAATCCTTTTGATTGAAGAAATTTATCTTGAACCATATCTTTTTCTTTATCATTATGATAATAAATTCCATCAAATTCAATTACTTTATTTTCTAAGACAAAATCTAATTTATAGTATTTTTTATTTGCTTTTATATGTTCATTTTTAAATCCTTCAGACATATGAAGAATAAATTCGTGATTTAATTCATTAAAATAACAATTATTTTTATTTGGTAATTTATTATATATTGACCAGAATAATCGTTGAGAAATTTTTGAAACGCCATTTAATACATTATTACAATCTCCGCATAATTTATAATCACTATTTCCATATCCAGTATTTACGTTAACAAAATTTAATTTATTTTTTTTGCAATTTGTGCAATATTGTACAAAATTAGTATCTAAATCATTTAATATTCTATATAATTTTTCTGTGATTTTATTTGTATCTAAAATGTGATCTTTTGTATGATGTATAATAGATTTATATAGATTTATATCATCATAATATAGTTGTTTAGGAAATCCTCTATTACTAATATCGTAATCATAAATTTTTATTTTACACTTAATTTCTTCAATTGAATATAATTTCTCATTAAAATCATTTTTAACCCTTTTAATACGATTAACGGAAACATTATGTTTTATTGCCAATTCTTTTGGTGATAAATTATCTTCTTCTTGTAAAATTTCTTTTTTAAAATTATAATTTTTAGTATCAATCTTTTTTAAACCATAAATTTCAATCCATTTGTTGATTCTGCTTCTGTGTACGTTATATCTTCTTGCTAATTCTAATTTAGAATATTGTTGAATTTCTTTTTCTAAAATTTCTTTTGAAGGTATATTTTCATTAATAATAGATTGATGTTTAATTTTTGTTCCTTCATCACGATCTCTGATTTTAATATTGTATTGGTTAAATAATCTTCTAATTGGTGTATGAGATTTAAACCCATATAAATGTGCAATGTCAGACAAACTTTTATTTTCTACAAAATATAATTGCTCAAGAATTTCTTTGGAGATTGATTGGGTTTTCATAATGTATTCGTAGTCATAGTTGATAAAGTTAAATAATATCATAAAATTTATCATTTATCAACTACTAATTCATCATAAAGATCAACAATTTTCATTTTTTTGCCGTTAACTATAATAATAGTTTCGGGTCCAACACTTTCTATCTCCTGTAACCACTGTCTTTCTGATGTATTACGAATATATTCTAATTTCCATTCTTGATCTCTTCCTGGAACTCTTGTCCAATGAATATCAATGCAGAAATAATCATTTCGTTTTGCTTTTGCATCAGTAAATAATTTAAAGAAATGGTTTAACCCTTTTGGCGTTGAAATAATTGTAATTTTAGTAGTTTCACCAGAAGAAATTACTGGATATACTGAATTGAAGAAACTTTCTGCTAAATTATTATGAATATGAGCAAATTCGTCAAGTATTACATGAGTAAAACTACCCCCTCTTATTGCAGAAGAAGAGGTGGCGGCAGCAACTACTTTTGATCCATTTTCTAATTCAATATTTCCTTTATTCCAAACAACTACACCTTGTTGTAACCATTTGGGTAAACTTTCATATGCTCTTTGATACCTATCTAATAAATCTCTTGCTAAAGACCCTTTATTTGCAAGAATAACTATATTTTGATCGTTTTTAAATAATGATGACCATAAGACATAAGCGATTGTTGTTTGAGAATTATGAGATAAAATATTATTTGAATAAAATCTATGATTATCAGAATCTACCGTTATATCATACATATTTGATTTTTTATTTGTTTCAATAACTTCAATAACTAATTCAGGTCCATCTTTACACATAATAAAAGATTTATTTGGTATTAAATCTTTTGCAAAAATTTCATTTAAATTTTCATCAAATAAAATATGTGTATCAGCACAAATTAATTCATTATTTTTTGTACGGATAATCCATTCAGTATATGGAATGGTTTTATGTATTTGTGTTATTGGAACCCATCCTTCATCAGATTCAATTTCCCATTTATCATTTAAATCAAATGAATCTATAAATTTTCGTTCTATTGTGTCAGAAAGTTTATGCATTTATTAATTATTCCTTCTTTATCATTTACAAAATCTCTTTCATTAATATGTAAAACATCATAATTATTATTCCTTAAAATTTCGTCCCTTTCTTCTGTTCTGTGTTTATTTCCTCTACTATTTATTGTGTGCCAATAATCTCCATCAAATTCAATAATTTTCTTTTTTGAAACATCAATAAAATCTGGCAAAACAACTTTTTCTAAAACTAACCGTAATTCATTATTTGTTCCGCTTAAATCCTTTTCTTTATTTTTATTTAATTCTGCAAAATAAACATTCTCTAAATCAGTTAAATGTTCTAAAATACCCCAAAATAATTCTTGGGAAATTTTTGAAAAATTTGATTTTTTATAACTATTATGCCATTTCCTTTGTCTTGTTAACCAAATTTTTCTTCCTTCTTCTTCACCATATTTTTCAATACATTTTTCTAAAGAAAAGGTTGTTTGTCTTTCAGATAAAAGTTTTTTTGCTTCTTCAATATCTCCATTTGTTTTTTTTAACCAATATTCAAGGGTTGTATTGTGATTATTATTTTCTTTTCTGGATTTCTCCGCTTTTTTTTGAACTTCATTAATATCAGTTGTTTCGGCATGGATAAAATTTTTTGAAAATGGTGAATATTTACCACCATGTTGATATGCAGGATTTTTTTCTCCAGAAACATTATCTCTAAGTTTTTGAGATTTTGTTGTTATTAATCCAGTGATTTCTTTAAAATTTTCAACAGACATTTTATGATGTCTAGTTATATGAGATGATAATTCTGCTGCACGATATCCACACAACGGACATTCAATCCATTCATATTTATTTTCTTCCGTGTATTTTTGTAAAGATTTTTCAATGCAACATTGCTTACATGATGTATGTCTTTCTAATACAATATTATGTTTATCACAAATTCTTATTTTTTGTGGACGAATTCTTTTATCGTTTTTTTTACATTCAGGACATCTATTTGTGGTAGAACGATTTTTTATAAACGAATTTCCGCATATAATACAAAAACTTGTAACAGAAACAAAAGTTGATTTTTTCATTTTTTAAACTTCCTTTAATATTGATTGGAAGTTATATATTATCAGTATATTCCTTTTTAGTCAAATCATATAAATCTCCAATTGCAATTTCTTGTATTTCTCCTGTTTGTTTGTTTCGGATTTTCACTAAACCTTTGAAATATAAACACTTTCCAGATTGTCTTCCAATTCTTCCAATTACTCGTCTATTATCATGTATTGCATTGATTAATTCTTTTTGAAAATCCCATAATTTAAATGGAATTAATCCTAGATCAACATTAATAATTTTGACATAATTTTCTATAAAATATATTGGGTCTTGAGAACATTTAATATATTCGGTTAATTCTTCTTCGGTGTAATCTATTTGAACATTACATTTTTTTAGACAAGGATTTGCTCTATAGACTGATTCTTCAATTGACATTAGTTATATTATTTAAATCTGTTATATCTTTTTGATTAAGTTCTTTGACTAATTTACTTAATTCAGTAGTTGAACCTACGAACAATGCATTTTTAATTGTAGTAGTTTCTTTTTCTGGTTTATAATTAACGATATCTCGTACTTTTTTATGAATATCAATTAATTTATCATTTGCTTCAATTAGATTTTTTAAAATAGTTGCAGCAACTTCAAAATCTCTTGCTTTTTCTGAATCTTTAGCGATGGTTAATAAATCATCCATTGCTTCTTTACCTTTATCAATAAGTTCATGATAAGTTTCACGACTTTTTTCATAATCATTTTTCAGATCATTATCTAAAGATTCATATTTAATAATTTCTTTTTTTATGGGGGTTGGAAGAATATTTGAATTTTCTTGAGGAATATCAAATATTTCTTCCATATTTTTGTCAAATTTATTCATAGTTAAAACATTATTTTATACTTCTTCTGGTGAAGTTATTTTTAAATTTAATCTATTTATTGCAGCAAATGGTTCTTCCATAGTAATATCAGAATTGTCAAATAATGATTGAATTACTTCAATTGGAACAGGAGTAACAGGATCAACTGGAGGTTCTTCTAGTTCTGCATATCCGGCGATAATAGCATCAATGTAACCGATAATAGTTTCTGGTTGTCCTTGAAAAACAGTATTTCTTGTTAATGAACCAATTGGTTGTTGTTGTTCATCATATTCTTGAATCCATTCGTATAATGGCATTAATGCAGCATATTCTTCTGCAATATACCCGGAAGAAATCCAATGAGTTGCTGGCATAGTTCCGGTTGGAGATAATCCAGTTTCATACATATTAACACCACCAATAGGAGATAATGTTGATGTTAGTTTTCGTGCTAATCCAACATAATCATTTGGTACTATTATTGTTCTAAATACATCTGTCATATAAAATATCCTCGATAAAAGTTAAGTAAGATTTCCAGATAAGAAAAAGGAATTTGCAAATGGACAAGATACAGTTACCATTGCATTATTTCCAGCAGAAGAATTCATATTCAGATAACTTCTTAATGTAGTATTAGCAACGGCATTAAATGTTAATGTTCCTGTTCCTCCTTGAATACACAAACAACTAAATCCACTCCATAGATTTGAAGATGTATTAACAGTAACATTTGTGTTTGAAGTGAAATAAATTGCTGTACTATTATCATTTGCAGATAAAATCTTTACATTGGATGAATGAATAATTGTGTTAAATGATAACGCAGTTGAAACATAAGAAGATAAATTAGCAAATCCACTTTGAACATTAGCAAATCCACTTTGAACATTAGCAAATCCACTTTGAACATTAGCAAATTCATTCCTTATTATATCTTGTGTAGTATTTGAAGTAAGTGTGTCTGATGATAATGTAAAAGCAAATCCTTTTAAATTAGATGTAATTACTGCTGGTGAAACTATTTTTAATATCGATCCTTTTGGCGCTAAGAATCCTACTGGAGAGGTAAATGTTGCATTATAAGAATTGGAAAAGAACATTGATCCTTTACTAACATCATCAAGAGTAATATCAAAATACATTTGTGTATTTGATTCATTAGTTGCAACACCTTCACTCCCATAAAAATCTGTTGCAAAATAAACATCTGAAGAAAATCCATGCATATGAACAATAGAATTTGAAGTAAAATTTCCTGTAGAATAACCGGATATTAAATATGGAATTGAGGTTGCTTGATCATATGCAGAGTTTGCTTTATTATAAGCAGTTTGAGCAATTGCAGTTCCGGTATTTGCTTGATTGTATGCAATGTTTGCTTGATTATAAGCAGTTTGAGCAATTAAAGTTCCGGTATTTGCTTGACCATATGCAGTTTGAGCAATTGCAGTTCCTGTATTTGCTTGATTATAAGCAGTTTGAGCAATTGCAATTCCGGTATTTGCTTGATTGTATGCAATGTTTGCTTGGTTATAAGCATTTTGAGCAATTACCGTTCCAGTATTTGCTTGACCATATGCATTTTGAGCAATTACCGTTCCAGTATTTGCTTGATTATAAGCAGTTTGAGCAATTGTAGTTCCGGTATTTGCTTGATTATAAGATAAAGTAACAATACTACTAAGATTATTTGCATTATTATCAATTATAATTGTATTATTAGATAAATTATTTAATTGAGTTGTTAATGTATTAGCAAGATTATAAACTGATGATAATGTAACTAAAAATGAATTTGAAACATTACTTCCATCACCAAGAGTATTGTATAATTCAGTAAAGTTAAGGTTTACTTTTAGAAAAGCATTATATAAGGTATCTCCAGTTGAGTCATTTGGAAGTGTTCCTAAATTAACATTTGATTTTGACATTATTTAACCTTTTTATGTATTTGCTGAAAAATTAGGTAGTTCTTCTAAAGTAGTATTTGCAGTCCAACATGAATTTGCCGTTGCTGTATTAGGAGATACTGTAGTTGTTTGTCGTAATAATATATGAGTATTAGATACGTTTCTAATTGGCACATGCATTGCTAAAGTATCAATTCCAACAATAGGTTGATTTAATTTAAAAGTTCCACAAACTTCCTTTATTAATAATGTATTATTTATATCATTCCAATCAAATACTCTTCCAGAAGCGTAAGCATTATTTAATGATATTCCTTGATATACAACTTCGTTTGCCTTATATGTTCTACAACCACCTTCTAACATAATAAATCCTCTTGACACTGATCCTGAACAACAAGGACCATCTAATTCTCTTAATGTTTCTCCAATACTACTTGTTGAAGGAGCAAGTCCACTACTGGTAATAAAATTAATATCAACTGATCTAATTGCAGGGACATCTTTAATACCACCAAAGATAAATGCTTTTACTGTAAAACTTAATGTCCACATTACAGTTCTGACTTCAGAATTAAATGCTCCATCTGCATCAATAATTTGTTGAACTGAATCAAGAATAACCGGAATATTTCTAACTAATCCCATTTCTGGAATTAAATTTAATCTTATTGTATAATCTGGAGTAAAAAATGGTAAAATTTGTTCTATGATTTGATTACCATCTTCAACTGTTCTTGTATAGATAGTTAATGCAAAACTAAAATCATAAGGAACTGGATTAAATACTGAAAATAAATTATTTGGATCATTTGGATCAGAAGAAAAATCTCTATTATTAGTATTTAATTTTCTATTGGGATCATATTTAGCATCAATTAATTCATAAGACATTCTAGGTAATTGAATTTGAATTTTTTTAAATAATTCTGGATCGCCTTCTAATCTTTTAATATACTTTTCTTTATCTCCATAAACAATAGGAACAATAATTCGTTGAGTTTGATTATTATTTTCATCAAATCGAATTAACATAATATTATTAAATAAAGAAGCAAATGCAGCTGTTATTTTTCTTATAATTTGGAAATAAAATGATGAAGATGCCATTAAAAATCTCTATTAAAATTATGACCTAAACTTCCAAATGGATTTACTTCATCAGTATTAATAACAGAAGTAATTTCATCTTCAATAGTTTTATTATCAAAACTATCCATTCGTTCTTCAGTAACTAATGGATCAAAATTATCAAAATAATATGAACTTAATGATGTTGACCCTTGAATTGGTACTGTATTACTAAAGTTTCCATTTATATGAATTAATCGTAGTATTTGAGAAGTTCCATCATAATTAGAAACTTCTGCGGTTGCTGTTGCATTTGCTAATGTATTTTCTGATTGAAAAACAATTTCATTTTTCAAATAACTTCCTGTTCCAATTGTTAAATAAAAATCTATAGCAAAACTAGAATCATCTTCAATAAGATCAATTTCTTGAATACCCGTATCCATTTCTTCATGCGAATACTTGAATAATTCTAATTCAAGTTCCCATGAATACGGACGTTCTCTTCCCAACATAAAATTATCAATGGTATCATTTACATATTTAATTTCATATAATTCACCATTTCCTGATAAAAAGTGAATATAAATTAAATCTCCCTCTTTTGGTCGTAAATGGGTTGTTTGTGGAACATTTTTTGCAAAATCTCTTCTTGGAATTGCAATTCTTACATTATTTTTAATTTCTAATCCAAATTTACTAAAAAATTCATTATTCATTCCAGGATCAATAGCATTGACTAATAATGCAGGAATTACATAAGTATTTTCAAATTTTTTTAATGGAGAATCACCATAAAGTAAATCATCTGCAATTTTGTTATTATTAGGAATATAGTAGCATTCAAATCCTTTTAATTTAATTGCTTCTGTTATTAAATCTTCAAGTAATAATTGTTCTTGATGATTTTTATAATTATTAAAGAACGGCGAAATTATTGGCATAAATTATCCAATAAAAAATTGAACAGGAATTTCAAATTTTTCTTGTAATTCAGATTCCATTTTTTCCATTTCTCGGGTTGCTTCAGTATAAATAGAATCTCCATTTAATGTTAAACCACCCGGAAGTTGTATTCCTTGGAATTTTTGAAGATTTGCACCCCATTGTCGTTTTATTAAAATTGTACTATAATTTTTTAACCATAAATCATTATAAATTTTTGGATATATTTCTGGATCAAGTGCAACATATCCTTCAAGAATTACTGTTGATCCTAATGGCAATTCATTACTTCCCCATGCTAAATCTAAATATACTTTATTTGTATGTCTTTGAAATCTAATGGGAACTTCACCTACAAACATTAATTCTAAATTTCTTAAATGTTGCATAGTAATAGTATAATTTAACATATTAACTGAAGTAAAATCCCATAATTCATTTAACCTTAATTGATATCTAATATCCCACATATAAGATTTTGTCCATGTCGATGAAAGGGGAAACATTCTAACAACACTAACTACTCTATCATCAATAATAATATATTGATTATCAATATCTTCTTGAGTTACTTCATGTTTTAAATAGGTTAATTCAACAGCATCATAATGATATTCAATATATTTCTGAAAAGCATCAGTAATTCTATCATCCACTTGTTCATCAGAAACATTGATATCAATGACTGGCCAACCTAATTTTCGTAAACAATAATCTTTTAATTCTTCTCGTGAGGTTACTTCTGCCATAATTGTACTTTAAAATAAATTTATATCTTTTAGTATTTATAATAAATGATTAAGATAAAAATAAATAGGGTCATAAATTTCTGTCCAGAAAATATTTATACTTCTATAAGTGCTGCTGCCTCAAATAATTCATCCAGTTGCGCGTCTGTCCAACCCAAAGATTCTGCCAGACCTATTATCAAGGGTGAAAGTCTACGAAATTCTAGGGCCTTATTCCAGGCTTTTTGTGTAATTGAGTCTGAGGCTGCAACAGCCGCTTCTACGGTTTCAAGTAGTCCAAATTGAGTAAGAGCGATATCAGCTTGTAAGGTCGACACGATCATGGATTTTCGGCGCTGTTGTAACTTCTCGGCCAATTCTACATCGCTTAAATCAGTTATTGTCCAAGTTTGATGCCATTGTCCGTCTAATAACACGACCGTTTCTGTGCATAATTGCGTATCTTGATCAAAATTTGGCGGATTAGTTTCTACGACTTGAAATATTCCTAGATGAATTAAGGCATCGACGTGAGGCGAATTAGGGAAACTTGTTTGTGGATACATTCTGCGCAAATCATGAATTGATAATGGATAAATTGTAATATTATTTTGAATTTGAATGTAAATTGTCATGTTAAAGACTCGTATAGGTTATGCGTATTTGTCCTCTGGCACCAGACCCGGCATTGCCATATCCAGAGTCCGACCCACCACCACCACCGCCAGGAGCTCCGCCATTACCGCAATCTGCCGTTGTGTAGTAACTTGAACCGGATGAACCACCACCACCTTCCGTATTGTCTGTTCCAGCATTACCGGCAGTGTTCGGGGCTGGGGACGATCCGCCAGCCCCGCCACCAGTTCCGGCATCCCCGCCCTTACCTGCGGCATAGGTACTTATCTGGTTTTGGCCGTTATTCCCACCGCTGGCGCTAGTGGCTGATCCGCCACCGCCACCGCCAGAGTAAAAGCCCCCATTACCACCGTTGCCGCCAGAGTATTTCGTATTTCCAACCGAGGAAGTAGATGACCCACCGGATGCACCAGTGCCGCTTGTGGCGGATGCGCCGGACTTGGCCATGATGCCTGTGGTGGAACTGTCGAACCATGTATCAATTGCGGCATTCCCTTGCGTAGTAGTGCCGGGAATCTGAATCGAAACGGACGACTGCGACCCTATTGAATAGTTCGCCTTGGCTGCATAAGCTCCGCCGCCTCCGCCTCCGCACTTAGCAAACAAACCTTTCCGCCCCGCGCCGCCACCACCCCAACATTCAACAAGATCAAGAGTGTTTGGGCAATCAATAGGTCGAGACCAGCTTGTGCCGCTAGTAAGAATTGTAACTATAACATCACCAGGTTTTTTGACTGAAAATAACTTTTTTGCGAGCATATATCACCATTTTTGATTGAAAATAACTTCCTTGCGAATATATATTATCCTGGATTTGTGCAAGCCCCGTAAACTTGCGATCCAACTTTCCACAAAATTATATTAGTGTACCCGGTTGTTCTCAAGGTTGGTGCCGATCCAGTTGATGTTAACCAAGTTACTCCGCTTCCACCAAAAGTTGCATCTGTCCAAGTTATAGTATAAGCAGACCCATCATCCACCATTATTGCCACACTTTGTCCTGCTACGAAATTTGTTGCTTTCGGTGTTCTGTTGGCCCCTAGCGTGATCGTCTGTATTCCACCGTTTGCTGGATCGATTTCGAATGCTGCTCCGTCAGTTATTGCATAAACAGTTTCCTTAGTCCCAGTAATGGTTTTGCTAGATAGAGTTTGCGTATCTGTTGTACCAACTACATCTCCTGTTGGAGCTGATTTTGAAGTTGTCCATGCACTCCCTGTTGATACTGCTATTCCTGATCCTGGATATGTTGTAGGACCAATAGACCCAGTATATCCTACTGATCCATAATATCCTGTAGTACCAAATGATCCAGTATAACCTATATCTCCTTTAGAACCAGTATATCCTACTGATCCGTAATA